TGTCATTCAGTTCGTCCTGAGTCTTGCCACTCAGATGTTTCATGACCGGGTGTTCTTTTGATCCAATGTTAACCCATGCTCTATTCATCGTTGTATCGTTATCCTCCTTACCGTCAGGAGGTGATGGAATAATTGATATAAAGTTGTCAAGGTACTTTTGCAGGGTCTCTTCCATGACGGAGCGAACTTCTTCTATTTCCAAACGCAACATCCTTTCAAGACCCGGCTATAGTGTAGCCCATAGTCGGGAAGATTGCAAACAAAAAATGCTGCATTTCTGCAGCATCCTATTTGTGCATGGTTTTTGGCCCAAAAACGGGCTTCTGGTTTTGGACTGGTATTTATCCCACTTTGGGGCTGGAACGCGAAATTGAGGCAAATAACGCCCACTGAGTGGTGAGTTCAGGACAAAAGATCAATGGAGAGGTCGCTGATATCTTTGAGACGTTTTCCCTGGATCAGGTTGTCTAGCATTTCTATCGAATCCTCGGCATTGATTTGATGGACAGCTTCTACCAACTCATACAGGGCGAAGTGATATACGCAGTCAATGTCGCCCGTACCCATGGCAATGGAAGCTATCCTTCCGGGCATCGGCTCCCCGGTTACGGCAACGATATGTGGCAGATGACCTTTCCTGTTGCGTATCAGATTCAGAGCCTCCGTGCGGCTGTTCTGTGCCCTGTCGCTTCGCATCGTCCACTTGGTGGAAATGGAAGCATGAAGAAGGGGAAGGTGACCATCACGTTCCCTCAGGTCTGCAAAGAATGCGGACTGGTCATCCACGATTAATTGCACGCGGTTCATGTCGGTATCAGGAACAGGATCCCGGTATATGACAATGTCGGGGTTGACCGTGTATTCCATGCCGAGGGTCGTGGCAAGTTCAGGTGTTCTGGCCATGAGGGTGGCAAGATAGTCAAGGTGTTCATACTGGGCGAAGTCACTGATCTTAATGGGATTGTTATTACCGAGCCGGATAATATGCCATGATGACGGGAAAGGCAGATCAATTTTGAGAAATGTGTCACGCAGAAATTCCATCGTGATCTGTTCGAATTTAGATCCCATAGTCTGGCCTACGCTTTTATCACTGACGGATGCATGAAGTCTATTGGCAATGTATTTGCCGATCGAACAGGAAAGACGGCTTGCTCGGTCGGCATTACTTGGGATGCCAGACTTATCAATGGTAAAAACCTTTTCGCTTACAAGCTTTTGATGATAGCGTTTTCGTTCATCGGAGATGATGGCATTCATGATTCAAGAATCTCCTTTATCTTTTCTCCGACAGCTTTTGCGACCGGGGGAGGAAATGCGTTGCCGATCATCCTGCATGCAGCTGTTTTCTTCGGACCAAAATCCCAGTCGTCGGGGAAACCCTGTATACGGGCAATCATCCTTGGCGTGAGCTTTGGCATGCCTTCAAAATCGGAAGCGGGTGGTTCGTTGGCCACGCCATTGCCGTCCACGCCGAGTTCAGCCCATGCTTTACGCGCACGAACGGGGCCGAGGTCGGGGCCGCCATGTTTTTTAGAACCACCAACAATGGTCGGGGCGATTTTATTTGCGGTCTCTTTCCAATCTTTTACGCCCTTCCATCCAGCAGCAGACATTAGATCGCTGAGCGTTTCTCCAACAGTAGGGGTGTCTTCCGGGTGTGGATCAGGATATTCGAACGTCTTCCTGATATCTTTACGAATACCGACTATGACAATCCTTGGCCGCAGTTGTGGAACGCCATAGTCAGATGCCTGCAAAAGTTTGATCTGTGCGTTATATCCGAGGTGATCAAGCCGCTCGAAAATGTGGGCACGGTATTCGGCAAAGGCAGGGTCGAGAAAACCACGAACATTCTCAATCATAACGGCGCGTGGTGCTATCTCTTCAACGAGTCTGAGCATTTCTGGAAACAAGTCGCGCTCATCGTCAGCTCCAAGCTGTTTTCCTGCAATTGAAAAAGGAGGGCAGGGGACGCCCCCTGCCAGTAAATCTATCTTGAATCTGTATGGCCATCCGTCGAATTTACGGACATCGCCACAGATTACATTCCAGTCAGGGCGATTGGTACGAAGTGTTTTGCAATAATCTTCCTCGAATTCTACAAGGGCTACATGCTCGAATCCCGCCTGCGAAAGCCCAAGTGCCTGGCCGCCGGCTCCAGCACATATTTCGATACTTGTTAACATGGTACACCTCCGACTGGATTATATCACGTTTGCCAGTCAATCGAAACAGGCCCGTGTTATCTCATTCCAGAGCAGGCGTGTAAGGTCACCGTCGAATTGTCTTCCATCGCCCTCTTCACCCACAAAGCAAATTGTGGTCTTGTTTGTTTCGCTATTATAGCAGAAGTCCGTGATCAGGTCGGTGTTCAAGTACCAGGGATCGGGATCTTTCGGGATATACACTTTAATCCAATTCATTTTATTCGCACCTTTCAAAGAATCACTCGGTTGTACCATCCGTACTCATCCTGCCCGGGGGAAGTGGTGATGAGCAACGGATCCTTATCAGTACCTTCGTAGACCCTGTCTTTGTCACGGTACTGGACTTCTATCATGCAGTACTCGGCATGGTTATCCAGTATCCACTTGATCAGTTCACGCCCTGTCATTGCGGTCGATCTCCTTTTGAATAGCGTCGATGGCAATCTGTACCATCTCCGGGTTTATCGTACCAACGAACAGCCAGTTCTCTTCGTCAATCTCCGAGAGCATCTGCTTCCATGCATCCAAAGCTTTTTCGATCGTCATTTGCGACCACACCTCCACGTCCACCCAACCGCAATATAATGTGGGCAGTTGGGGCAATTACCGCTGCATGTTGAGTTCCGGTCAGAGCAGTATCCCTTTTCCCTGACAAGCGTGGCGTAACAGCTGCAGGTCATATCACTCCGCTCCTTTCCATTCTTTGATTGCGATGGAGGCAACATTGATTGCGTTCTCCTGCGTCTTGGAATTGCACAGGAAGTTATTGGGGTGGCAGAAGGTCATGCCGAGGCTGGCATCCGGGTGGCCGAGCCAACGGGTAGGGAATTCCATTCTGCCACGGAACGAGCCGGGATAATTGGGAACCGTCTGCGTGCAGTAGCCACCGCGCTTCGAGGGATAGACAACGAACATGATCTCGGGCATTTCTTCCACCACCGTGTCCTGCCATGGAAGGAACTGCTCGAGAACAAGGATACGTCCCTGATCTTCTTTGCGGCTATTGCGGACGAGGTCGGCAGCCTTTTCTGCGGAGTTGGCGTTTCTGATGTAATACCGGAGAACACGCTCTGCAAATATCTCGGCATTCCAGAAAGCAGAATCCTCGTCCTCCCACTTTTCGTCCCACGTCGGGTTGAACGCCTTGATTGCGGATGAAAGGGTAGAAGGTTCAACGCCGTTGTCAGCGAGGTCAATGGGGAGGATGAGGTCACGATCAACCTTCTCCCACGCTTTCTGGGTAGGGCATACGATGTGGCCGAAGTCACGCCACAATAATCCGAAGCCGCAATAAGGATTGCCATCTGGCCGAAGAGCTTTATCTGGCTGATGATGGTCGTACTCGGGAAACCCAAACTGGCAGCCGAGGTCAAAAACAAAAGCTCGATGATTTTTAAGGTCATCGAGCTGTTCAGGCGTGGGGTTGATTGTGCGGACTATGGGAAGATCTTCGCGTATGATTTGCAGGAGGGCAACCCCGAACACATCATCCGCATGGAAATTCGTGGAATGTGTAATCGCATAGTCAATCTTAAAAATGTCAATCATGATCTCAGTCTCCTTCTACAACTTCTTCCATCGCTCTGGCCATATATGGGCACAAGTATAAGTACTCGCATTGTCCGCATTTTTCTTCCGACAATTCCAATTTCTTTTCAGCAAAATCTTTGTCACATTCGTCTTTTGAAATCTTCATAAGCAACTGCCTCCTCCTTGATTTTGAACACATCTTTGATGACGGCTGATCACCACGCCATGTATATGCATTCAATCGGTATGTCTTCATTCCATCCGCGATTCCAGGGGTCCTTGAACCAGTCCAGTATCGACTGCAAGCACATCATCGCCGACGAAACCTGACCCCATCCGTTCTTCGGCTCAAGTGGCTTATATTTCTTTTCGTGGAATGCCAGTTCATGAACGCCGTGCTCAATCTTCGGAATGACCTCATCCATCCTGTACCACTCACCCTGATCGTAATCCCAGTCCATACACTTGACGAAAATTTGACGGAGATTGTAGGTCGGACTGTCGTACTCGGGATGGCCGATCACCGCATAGATGTCTTTATCTGTCCCGGCAACCTTCACGGCAAATCGAATGTCATAACTCATTTTATTCCTCCAGTTTCTTTGGGCAGTCGTCTGGGATGCCAATGAAGTAAGAGTGGGGGATCGTCTTATCCCGGATGTTTTTGTAGTTTCGCGGGCAGTCCATCCAGTCGCAGTTTACATGGCAGAATGTGATGTCGTCGCACCAGAGGCTAATACAGTTTCTTATGTCGACATTCTGCGGCTTTTCTTCGTTTACCTCCTTGACATTCATCAAGTTCAGCAGGAAGCGCGTGACGTTCTCAACATCCGGCTTATCGGAATTGTTGTCGTGCAGTTCCTGTATGGTTTCCTTAAGCTCCATCCACTTATCCATATTCACACCCTGTCTCCGTAGTTGTCGCCGTGGCCATAAAAGTCAAACGCCGCAAACTGTTTACCCTTATTCTCGTTGATGTAATCGCATGCCGCGCCTTTCGTATCACCTCTGAAAGGGGGCAGGGGAATTGCACCGTTCATGTCGGCATCGAGCTGCATCTGCCTGATGTATGCCAACTGCTTGTCTGTAATCGGGCTGTCTCTCCAGCTATTACTTCCCATTGTCTTTCTACTCCTTTACTTCCTTTATTAGTTTGTACCTATCGCGAACATAGGCAACCAGGCTGTTCCAGTCTTTGATCGATTCGTCGTACGGCATGGCGAAATCGTATGTCGTCCCGTTCAAAATCACATCTCTATGCATTCTGCGCTTTTCTGGCAGGTCTTCGTAAGCACAGCCTTCCAGCACAAATAACTCGCCGGAAAGAGGGTAGTAACTTCCGTAAAACCAGAGTGGCTCTACGGATTCCTGGACTACTTCCTTCTCATCAACCTTCCACGTCCACGAGTCATTGTGTTCGAAAAGGTTCAGGATGTCTGCCTTCTTCTGAGCTGCTTCTCTTGTGGTGTACAGGCTTTCTTTATATTCGCCGTCGCTGTTCGTGGCACGATGTCCGATTGGATGTTCTACTCCATACACATGAAGCGATCCACCGCATGAGCCGCAAACAAAAACGGGATCGCCTCCCGCTGTTGCATATCCATGTTCTTGTCTCCAGTGTCCAAAGGTCATCGGATGATTGTCACCGAAGTCATCTACGGCAGTAATCACGTCATCCCACAGGCATGCTCTACACTTTATTCCATTGTAGTTGTGACATGAATCGCACTCGGCCATATCTCGCAGGAATTTTACCAAAGCATCACAATCGATTGGTCTCATGATGATCCTCCTATTCCTTCAGCGGACAGAACCATGCTCTGCCTTGCGTGTAATCTGCAATGTCGATGATCATATATCCGCACCCGGCAGGATTGTTGCTCGGCATTTTGAGGCAGGCGATGCACGGAATGCCCTGCGCATCCTGCAAGTATTGAACGCAGTACGGGCAGTTAGCACAAGTCATAAGCACCACTCCTCAAAGAACGAAGCAGTTCGGTTCGTCCGTATCGTAATTGATCTTTACATCGTCATCATACGGGATGTCGCAGCCTTTATATGAAGCGAGTATCGGGAACTCTGGTATGTCGCCTCCAGAGTAAAGGCCACCGCCATCACGGTATTGAACTACGCACTGCATATCCTGTGCGTTGTGCTCTACGATCCAATTAATCAGTTTCTGCCCTGTCATTTGCGGCTTCCTCCTTTTTCTTCAGCGGACACCATTTCGGTTTCCGTTACTTGTAGCTCATTTTCCATTCCTCATCACGCTTACATCAGCGTAAAACCCAGCGTCTTCCAGGTCCTGCTCAACACAGTAGCGAAGTGTTTCTTCTGATGCTTCGTCGTCGTAAAACTCTCCAGTAACTCTTAACCACAAAGCTGCTGTGATCTTTGTTTCTTCTATCGAAATGCGGTCCATGGTGTAATACTTTAGTTTTACGTTAACATCGAACCCGGCACTTAAGAGCTGCTCCACACAGCGGCGAACTGTTTCTCCCGTAGCACCGTCGTGAAACTCTCCGGCTACAACAGCTCTCAAAGTCGCGGTGATCTTGTTTGGCTCATATTTAACTATCACTGCGAACACTCCATTTCGTATTGCTCGGCGATACCATCCATCTCGTCTTGGTAAGCGTCCTGTTCTTCCATAATTTTTCTGTATAGCGCGTTGTTCATCGCGGTCGTGGCGTATTGCTGTCTTACCGTCAGACAAGCAGCGTTCCCGGCAGAGTATCCGCAAGGACAGTTACGATTCAGAAGACAGTCTCTGCACGTTATCTCCTCTGTTCTGCCCATAAACTTTGACCAGCCGGAAAGGATGCCCGCATTCTCCAGAGCGGTCATGAATTCATCGAGTTCATCTCTTTCACAGGCAGCCATCCCAATCAATCCTCCTTCCGCAGTCGGCGCAGTATTTTACTGAGCCTTTCTTCCCGAGATGCCATCCACACTCACACCAGTAGTCGGACAGGTACTTGTAGTTACGATGCGGGATTACTGTTTTCTCAGCCATCATGATCAATCTCCTTCCACGCGGCTATTCCAAGTGTTTTTCAGTTTCTTCTCAAGATTCATAAAAGTTTCGCCTGGATTCTTATTCGTGTTGAACTGAATCTTCAACCGACACTCTAGTGTTACGAAGCATTCAGAACATCGAATTCTTCCGGCTGCGTAGCTGTCAAAATCTTCTTCTAGCCAGAAACTTATAGCCGCGTTGCCGCCACATAACGGACACCTCTTTATGCTGTCTTCCATTCCGCAGACTTCCTTTCTTCTTCGGTCGGTTCGTTGTCCCACAGTCGCCAGTCTTTATCGTAGTCAACGAACGGGTCATAGAAGTACTCCATGCTCATGCTATTCAAATGCGGGTCAGTCTTTTTGTACACCAGAATCTTTCCTCGACTGGCATAGCCGATCATGTCCATGCAGATGACTTCCAGCTCCCCGGTTTTTCTCTCCAACCAAAAAGCTTGCCAGAGATATTTTCTAGCAAGCTTATCAACTTCGTCTGCTGTTAACGGCGAACTCATCACGCCATCTCCTTGTTCAGAGAATCTACAATCTCAGCTTCTGCGTATTTCTCATCTAGAATATCTACATATTCTACCCAGATCTTTTCGATCTTCCTCTGGATATCGCCCATCGAAAGCTTCTCTGTAGAGTCTGGTTTAAGTCCAAACTTCTCTTCCATTTTGTCGACGATATATTTCCAGTTAAGCGAGTAATCCCATCTAATCATACTTACTCCTTCTACCTCTCCGGCAAATCCATCCAGCCAATTACTTCGTCCTCAATCGTGACACTTGAGTAATCTTCCCAGTTATGGACAACCTCGTACCAACCTTCGATCAGGAAGTATTCATCCAAGTCTTCGTTGTATTCACAGTTAATTTCATCGTCAGTATAGTATCCTACTGAAACAGAGAATCTTTCGGCGTAGAAAGCTACGCATTCATACTTGTCTGTCTTAGCCAGTACATGTTTCTCGCTCGGAGGAAGATGATCCTTAACACTGATCCATTCGCCAACAGTAGGAGCTTCCAAAACAAGTTTCTCGGCAATTTCGTCGCGGTCAGCGTTATTGTACCAATCCGCTGCTTCCATATTGTTCCACAGCGCATCTGCATCTATCTGTCTCATTCCGCATCAATCCTTTTGGCGACACATTCATCAAACTCGTGTTCCGGCATGACAACGTATTTGAGCTGGGACAATGTACAGTGGTTTTTCTCGCACATGTCTTGGACAATGGCGTTGTGCCAGTAATCGTCATAATACTGATCCTCGGTGAAGGCGATGTCCATGCGCAAACTACTATCGTTATTGACCGTCCATGATTCAATCCACATGCCATTTATTCCCCTGAACAAGGGTGTGTACCGTTCTGGCGGCGCGTTTAAATCTAGCTCCAGGACATAGGTGTTTTCGAACGCATCGTAGTACATTTCTTCAATCATTTATTTCTCGCCTTTCACCATCTGCGCAGTACCAATCACCAGTGTGTGATCCGTGTCCTTTTTGACAAAGGTATCCGGTTGGAAGTGGAGCGGGACAATCAAAGTCGTCTCCATAGATGCATTTTTCGCATCGGACAAGTTCCCCTTTGATTTCACTGTTTACCTTCTCAGGTTTCAGCTCTCGTCCAAATCTGTCAGGCACTTCTATGATGATCTCTTTCATTTCATTTCACTGCCTCTCCGTCAGCACAGAACCAATCAGGTGCGTGCATCCCGCCGTTTTTGATGCACTTCCATCTTCCGTAATCCCAATCACAACCGTGTATACAATTCTCACAGCACACAAGTTCCCTTTGCTCCACGGTGATTGTGATCGGGTCTTTATATTTGGGGATAAATATCCATCCGGCAGGCAATCTTGCCATCCACTCACCGCCTTTCCGGCTCGATAAAACCTTTTTCGCAAATGCTTCTAATCATCCAATCGTATCCGCAAAAACCGTCCGTTTTTCTTTCAAGCTTTCTGGCTTCGTTCGCACTCATTCGTGTTACTGAAACGCAAGCCGTCCAGCCATCATCCCAACTATAGAAATAGTCCTTTCCCCAACACTCCTTTGGAACTTTCCTTTCGTCTTTCGTTCGAATATGCAACTTATCTGCTTGCGACCATTTTCCATTCCACGAACCACAATGTGGCATTGTTAATTCAAAAACTATCATTTTGCCTCACCGCCTTTTCCCATCTGCGCAGGACCAATCCGGCGAGGTATTTCCGCACGTTATTACATCATCATAAGTGTTGGGATTGTAACAAAACCCATTGCTGTAATATCTGCATTCTCCACATTGGACAACGTTTTTCTGTTCGGAAACAACTTCAAGTGTTTCCTTTAGCGCTTGTTCCAAACCTTTTATTGTTCCTGCTTGCCATTTCAACAGTTCAAGAGTATCTTTTATTGTTTCTTCAGAAACTGCATACACATCACCAACATCGTCAATAAATCCACAATATTGATTCCTTAACGATTCTTTCAGTGCTTGCACAACACTTTCCATGTCACTCATTCCACTTCACCGACCTTCCACATCCCGGACAATACTTCATGTTAGCAACTATGTTTCCACCGCAAGATGGACATTCCCACCAGTTTTCTAATCTGATTGGCTTCACAGGCTCCTGCTCCTTCAGCAACTCAAGAGCATCACGACGTAACGGAGATGGGCCTATACCTGTTGCCTCTTTACATTCAGCATCATACGGACAGTCATTACACACAGAAGATTCTCCGCTAAGACACAAATCCAGTCCTTTTCGTACCTTCTCCAGGTCAGTCATTCCGCTTCACCGCCCATCTTTGCTCCACAGTTCCAGCACCAATTTGCAAACTCATTTACCTTTGTTGTCGTGCGTTTACCGCATTCGCTGCAAGTGTGCGACCACGCTTCGTAATACTGACTTTCAAAAATCCAATGTCCAATTTTCGGCTTATTCGCTTCCCGTTCTTTCAACAGGGTAATGGCATTCTCGACAAAATTATCGTACGCAGGACAATCCCACGGAGTGTGAGATGCGCCTATTTCTGTGCAATCGTCACACTCGCAGCGTTTACATTTTTCCAGTCCTTCGATAACTGTCTTCCGGTCGGGCATCCCATATCAGCCCCTTCCCACAGAATCCGCAATAGCGTCTATTGACTCCCCATACTACTAGCTGATTGCATCGCGGGCAGAATCCTGTTTTACCGTAAGTCTCATTTATACTGCGATCTTTCGCATGAAACACTTTCCCGGGTTCCTGTTCTTTCAGCAGTTCCAGAGCATCGGAAGCGAGATGCGGAATTCCGGCAGACATATTATTACAGTCACTGACATAAGGACATTTTTGGCATGCATGACCGTCCATTTCTCTGCAACACTCTAGTCCTTTAATAACCTTCTCCCGGTCAATCATGGTTGTCACCGTCCAATCTCTTTTTCCTCACAATGTCATAAATCAGATCAATCTTTTCCCATGTGACTGCAAACAATACCGTAACAGTGGCAACAACAACGAATGCGATCATGCAGATACCAAGCCATAGCCCTTCTAAGTCGTTTATCTCCATTTTGCTGCCCTTCCTTCGGATTTCATTTATCCAATTTCGCACATTTCATTTATACAATTTCGCACATTCCCGTTTTCATCGACATCGCAATTATCACAATGCGGACATATTGTGCACTTTGTTTTAAGGCATTGATCCTTTGTTTCCTTCTCTTTTAGCAATTCCAAAATCATATCCGTTTCCTTGAATGGAACGATAATGCGGTCAATGCCATTGTCCGCCGATTGTTGTTTGGCACGCTCAAGTGCTCTTATAAGCTTCTCCGTGTCGGTCATCTAGCTTCACAGCCTCCCTGTCTTAAGCATTACCATTGACGTAGTAATTCAGGTTGTCCTGTGTCACGGCGAGATCATGTTCCAAGCGTTCGATTTCTGACTGTTGTTCTTTAAGCAGTTCCAACGCATCGTTACATAACTGTGAGGTACATTTATCGCTTCCGAAGTATGGGCAGCAACGGTCATCATCCCAGAAGGCTAGCGCGTGAAGCTGAAGTCCGAGCATCACTTTCTCTATGTCAGTCATATCCGTTTTTGTCCTCTCTGATTTCAATCCAGGCCTGCTTGCCGTCCAGATATTCTATGCCGTCAAGAACTGTATAGGCTACTCCCGCCGGAAGGTTGATGCCGCAAGAGAAACGGCTGCACTCGATGTCGATTGTAATATCACCGTTGGTCAGTACTGATTTGTACATCTTTTTATTCTTCATCGGGTTCATATCCGCACCTCACGCATAGCGTCCAATGCCCCAGTCGGGATCTGGCCAGTCAATCGCACACCCGCAGTTGCTACAGTAATGTGATTTCATGACATGCTTCTTGGGAATTCTCTGTGAGCATTTACCGCAGTATGCTTTACCGCAGTTGAATGTAGGAGTCCACGGCTTCTTATCTTCCAACAGTTCAAGTGCTCCTCGCAGTACTGGCACTCGGACGGTTTCTTCTATAAAGTCGTACTGATCAGCCACATCTATACAATACCGAAGCTCATTTATCACTTCTTTAAGGTCTGCCATCTTCTCACCTCTGCAAAAATAAAAAGGAGTAGCCGCCACGTAGCTACTCCTCCCCATTAACAGAACGAAAGGACTATCCTTTCGTCCGAATCCATTATAGGCTCCTTAAATGTGGCAGTCAATCATCGTGAGTGTCATGTCAAGGTAAGGGTCGATGTACCGTTCCTTGAAGTGTTCCACCCAGTCGCGCCACTCTTCTCCGGTTTCAGACGAACATCCGAACCAACCCATCTCCCCGGCCTCATGCCACTCTCCATCCGGCGTAACCACCGCCCGGGTAAAGAATGTTGCCTGACATTTGGCGTAGGTCTCACGATCCAGATACCTGTCTTTAAAGTAGCTCTCCTTGTAGAAAGAACTGTACTGTTCTTCAGTCTCTCCAGGTTCCAGAGGTTTCTTGTCGACATACACATCCCAGAAGCGCAGGGCATTTCTATATTCAACTTTATTCAGCGTAGTATCGATTTCTTTTACCAGACACTCGTCGAGGTATTCACCAGACTTCGTGATCAGTTCACCACTCCAGCGGCCGCCGAAAGACCACCAGTCCCACTTGGACTTCGGGTTATAGGTTGACCAAAGATTTCCATCGGCATCAACTCTGTCCTGCTCATAATCTTCGGCCACATCCTTCCAGCACTCTTCATCGGAAGCATCCTTCAGTCTATTGGCGCGGTACTTTCTGGCGTGCTCAATGGCCTGTTGTCTGGTGTACTCGATGTAAGGCTCAACCTCGATGTTCTCATTGTACGGGGCAAGAAGTTCTTCAACATCCTGATCTCCTCTGTGAATAACGGAAACAGGGAAATGACTCATTGTATATCCTCCAATCTCTCACACACCATGCGGTACGTTTCTTTCTACGGGCAGTAATAATTTGGAAAGGCGGGCGTATCAGGATCGAGCAGCGCATATGAGCAATCCTCGCACTGACTCTCACACTCAAGCTCGTATCGTTCCTAAAGCTCTGCCAACTCAACCAAGTCTCTTCTCGTCATTCGAAGTCCTCCGTTGACTGCACCTTGAAGTTCACCACATCATAGCGGCCAATCAGTGTCGAAGCGAAATTAACCGCAACTGAACGGTCGGGGAATACGCTGACTGCCGGAGAATTGCCGTAATTGTAGTAGAGGATGGAATACAGCGGGTAGCTGACACAATCGACATTGTCCTTGTACTTGTAAACAATGTCGAGAACTTCGTCTATACAATCATTTCTTATTGCGGCTTCCGGCGTGTCGTTCATGTCATCCACCAGGCCATTAATCTCTTCGATCATGTCAACCCAGTCACCCTTTTTCATTGTCATCCCTCCTCAATGGTCTGTTCCGAAGATGGCCTGTCAGACCAGCAACGCCAGTGGCTTCCATACTGGTCGTTCTTGAAACTCCAACAGCCGTCTCCTTCGGCAATGGTTTCGGTCGGTGTGCAGCGCAAAATAAAAACCGGGAACAGCTCATACTTGTGATGCTCCCGGTCTGCCAGTTCAAGCCATACATCGCCGCACATATGGTTCAGCTTGCTTACTTCCTCAAATGCCAACAGGCGTGCTTCTTTCATAAACGTGTCCTTCTTCTCTCTTGATCGTAATCGTCATCTCGGTGTCGGCGTAATACCGATCAAGTAACCCCTCAACAAAGATCAGGGCAAATTCGACATCTTCAGTTTCGATGGCGACCTCACCGTCAACCCTGACCACATATACCAGTTCATTCATCATCAAGATCACCCCACACGCTTTGGAAATATTCATTCAATGCTTTGCCGTTTTCATCGGACAGGAAGGCGTCGCGCTTAGCTATCGCTTCACTGTCGAACTGGGCCAAGTTCAGGCGAATGACATCCTCTGAAAGCTCCTTGACATAGTCCAGAAGATTGGAGATCACGGCGCGGACAAACTGATCGTCCAGTGCTACACTGAGCCACCTGGCCGACTCAATCGTTTGCTGTGTGTCGAGCTTTGTCTTCCATTCTTCGAATGTCACGGTATCATCAACCCCTCATAGTCAGTTGCAAGGTATGCAAACTCGCCCTCACATCGGGCCATTTTATGAAAAGCATCAAGTCCCTCAGTCTTGATACAGAGCAGGAACTTGACGATTAAGTCTTCAGTCTCTGGATGGAAGTGTCGTCCCTTGCGCACCTTGTAATAGTAATTGATGGGATCATCCTGCGTCCACGCTCCTGCGGCATAGGTCTGCCCCGCGCCAATCCAGTCGCAGACCATTTCGACAACGTAGCGGTAGGGGATTCGGTTACAGATGATCTCGCCGTCCTCACCGAAATCCGTCCAGTATTCCCAGTGGTGTGGGTTGTGTCCCTTGTGATGAAGCCATGCTGCACTGTATCCGCAGTCATCCTTCTCGGCTTCAATCGGGCTGCGGTTTCCCTGGAAGTATTTTGCAGAAGGTGCAAATTCGATGCGGCTGAACTTGGACAGGTCATGGGCGATACCCTGCCATGTAATACCGCAGGCCTTACATTCGCGGTATACGGCCTTCTTGTGCCGCCAGACTGTCTTAAAGTGTTTCCATCTTGCTCCCATCTTAATCACCTGTTCCTTTAGATTACGGTACGTAAGTGCATGCATTGACTGCCTTCATGATGTCTCCGACGGACACCATGACGCTCACACCAAGGAATTCAATGGAGATAAGATCCGTGTCGGTTCCGGTACTTTTGACGATCACTTTCGGGTTGTCGATTGGATGAGAATCTGAATAGTCAAACAGCTCACATGTCACAGTCATCGCTCATCACCTCATAGTACGATATAGTTGTGCGGATGTTCGGTATCTTCGGGAAGGTATTTGGCGTAGTTACCCATGAAAAGTCCCTGACCATCGCGGCCATACACGGTGTAGATTTCATTCGCGTCAAGATACCAACCGCCATTGTCAAAGCGGTAATCGTCACGGATTGTCACGATCATTTCTTCGGCCTTGTGGTCTTTAATCCACTTGATCAGATCCTTGCCAGTCATCTTTTTCACCCCCAATGGCTTTGATAATGTATTCGAAATACTCGTACATTTTTCTATGTGTTTCGCATATGTCGCGCTGGGACTGAATAAGATCACGCTGCGTTTTGAGAATGTCGATCTGGCTTTCCATGATGTCATTCTGTGTCTTCATAATATCAATCTGAGAACTGGATATCTCATCCAAGTCTTGATTGATTCTGATCGTGAGAAACAACATGATCGTGGTCAGCACCACCAACCCACTCAGGATGGCCAGGATAATATACATTGATCAATCAACTCCTTCGTTGTGAACAAAACAGATGCTTCAGGAAAGCACGGAATGAATGCTCGTCACTCATCCCGTACATCATTCCGAAAACGAATGACGAGATTACAATGCTAATGAAGAAGGCGATCCATACCAGTGCATCAATTAATGCCATACCCTTATTCCCCCTCCAGTATAGTAAAGAAACAAAATCGACCTGTTTATTGCACGCCATCCAAAATTTTTTTATATGCGGCTTCCCACTCTTCGTCGTGATCATGCTCCCAGCCGACGAGCACATGTGCCAGTTCGTGTACCAGGGTATCGACCGGGTCGCTTTCAGTGGTACAAATAAAAACATCTACCTCGTTATCCTCCCATACTGTAAGGCCGTAACATTCGCTGCCATCATCGTCCCAAACGGTATGATTTACGAGATGCACGTTGATGTTGCCCTTGTACATGTCAAGGAATCCGAGGTAGATGCTGAAGAAATCACGACTCAAAAAATGCGGGCCTCGAGTGTGCCGCAAATCTGATCATGGATGGTGTCAATATCCTGCATGGCGTCCAGTGTTACAATCCGGTCGGCGTGCTCAGTGGCAAGCCAGTCATAGGTGGCAACCACGCGCTCGTAGAACTCACGGCCCTGTGACTCCATGCGATCCTGTGTCTGAACCTCATCCCGCTCTTTCATCCGGCTGTACATGTCATCCACTTCAAGCCGCAGATAGAAGGTGAGGGCAGGGCGGAATCCTTCGAGGAATAGATCGTTGATCTGCATGATGCGCTCCAGGTCCATTTCGCGGCCGCCACCCTGATAGGCCACGGAAGAATCGCAGAAGCGGTCACTGATGACGAGGTCGTACTGATCAAGGCCGAACTTCACGATTTTGTTGAAATGCTCGGAGCGACTGGCGGCAAACAGCAGGGCCTCGGTCGTATTGCACATGGGCGGGGTAGCCGGATCAAGCAGAATACCGCGAATGTGCTCGGCCACAATACATCCGCCGGGTTCGCGGGTGTACATCGCGCTCTTATTGTATTTGCTCACCAGATCATCCAGAAGCAGGTTGATCTGAGTGGTCTTCCCGCAGCAGTCGATTCCTTCAAATGTGATTAACTGTCCCATTGACTTTCCTCCACTTTCATCCAGCCCCATTCAATAAAATTGAAAATGTAGTCCCGGGCTTCGCTTTCAATCTCTTCATCCGTCAGGTTATCATCAAGTTCCAGAGTATCTTCAACTTCACTTCCGACAACATCCGTTCTAATCCAGACGTGTACTTTCACACAGCTCATCCTCTCTGTCAGTGAATGACCACTGTCTCATCTTTTCCGACGAGAATATTTCGGCTCACCGTTGTAGCAAGCAGCGCAATGTCATCGGAGTTGTCCATGGTATAAACCAAGGCATCGGGGTTTTCTTCCTTAAGAAGTTCAATCAGTTCTCCAACCGTCATCTCAGTCACCTTTCTTCTTCAGAAGGTACGTGTTGCTTACAGCCTTCATGGACAGGCTTGCGCTGATCGTCTTCGAGAATACAGGCTCGGTAGGCCGGATGACGATACCTTCTTTGCGGCTTCCAGTAGAATAGTAGCCTTCGGCACGTTCGAGTACTGCATCTACTGTCGGATATATCGACGGAAGGTCAAAGCCACGCTCTTCAATCGGAACGGTCGGGATATCAATGTCTCTACAGATTTTGAGCATCTCATCCAGCGAGACCCGCTTGCCGTTTACCCGGATGGTGAAGACATACCACTCGGGTCGTGTGAGCTTCACGGGATTTCCCTGAACGCCCGGGGCACAGAACTCGCCCTGAATGGTCAGCGTCTGAATCGTGAACTGGTGAGTCTCAGCATAGTGCATGATCCTGTCCAGATAACTATTCTTTTTGACGAACTCATAGAAGGAACTAGACCCGTCATCCTTGTACTCGTAGTTGTGCCCGGTTACATGCACACCGTTAGTATCAATTGAGATGGAGTGGGAAGAACCGTCCATCTTGGTGGAGATGTAATACTCCAGGCCACGGAATTCCTCAAGCAGTTCAGGAAAATTTTGAATTCGGTCTTCATTTGACTTAGGAACATCGTAGGGAAGGCCACCGATTACCGTGCCGCCAGTAGTTGCACGCTCTTCCTCTTCCCATTTTCTTACACCAAGTGTACTTGCTACGGCTTGACCGACTGTAGCATCCTTGAACAGATCACCGAAGACGGACAGAGGAAGCAGAAGCCCCTGCGATATCTGACCCTTGAACCGCATGGTCTTGAGCTTGAATCCTTCTCCCATGATGTCCGACTTCCGGTAGCTCGAAGTTCTCAGGAACTCAAACTCAGGCTGAATCGGAAGGAAAGAATCAATCTCGAAATACACGCCGAGGTCCATGGGCTTGAACTGTCCTTTGTTTACAACGCACTGCCATCCGAGAACGTGTACCAGTTCGATCTTGTCCGCGCCTTCAATCGGCTCGACTTTCCATACTCGCTCTATGCTTGCAAGCTTACGTGCCACTGTTGTTGTCCTCCTTATCATGTCCGTCTGCGAGATTCCCAATGTGCGGTATCACTCGCCGGAGATTCAATACTTATATGTGCCTTTTTGCATTCATATTCGTCCTGCTCGTACAGTACGAGATCACCAACGTTGTATAGACTTCCCGATTTCCAGTCAGGATATTTGCTTGCAGGGTACTCATCATAAATGAGATTCTCTGGTTCTCCCTGAATTCGCTTGATCGTATCAATCATGCGTTTCGGCAATTCTGTGATCTTTTTGCCGCTTTGCAGTGCGAACCATACCGTCTGATCAATCGTGCAGTTCGGGCAGGTGCGGGGTGAAAGCATGCCGTATATCCCAAAGTGCGGGGGATAATCCCAGCCCTGATCATAGGCTTCTTTGGGTGTCAGAAATTCTTGCTTGCCGCAGACTTCGCAGATGTGAAGGTAGCGTTTCATAAGCCAACCCCCGTCGTGTGGATTTCGGAAACTGGACGGACAACAGCATCCAGTGTATTGATGGCGATGCCCGCCTTGCAGCGTTCTTTTACTTTTTCGAGGTAAGCAACCTCGGCAAGTAAAGCTTCTACAGCCTGACGGTAAATGTTGATCTTCTCGGGCATGATATCCTGATCGTCGGCCTTGCACATCAGATCACAGATGTATGCGGCCAGATGGGAAAGCTTCGCCTCACAGGCGAACTCACTGACTGTCATGCAGTAACCCCCTCTTCAATTCATCATGAAAAGAAACAGCCTCCACATCCCGGCTGATGAGTTGTTCATGGCAGACGGGACATGGGGCTGTCCAGTAGTTTCCAAAGAAATGGTAATGTCGTTTTCGTTGAATCAGTCGTGTGTCAAGTTTGAATTCGAGGCAACAGCGCATACATACGAACCGAATCAGTTCATAGTAGCGCGGTCGCCTTCTTCGTTTGAACAAAAAATCACCTCATCGAGCAGATAGGAAAGGAGCATGGGTACGCAGATGATTCCGATACAGAATGCCATCATCTCAATCATCCGTACCACCCTTATCATTCACGTCGGCATCGAACCAGTCATCGACGCAGAACCCGTCGTTCTTCTTATAGGGTTCGTAGGGGCATTCACCCCGCTCACAGCCGCCGGAAACTTTGATCATCAGGCAGAGGAAGTTGGCCAGGTGTTCACGATTCATGCTCGTGATCCACTCGTAGTTTGTCATCGGCTTCAGCCTCCTCAGCATGTTTCTTTTCGAGAGCTTCATTTGCCATCTTTACCGCTACACCAATCAGCTCTCTCCGAACTCTATCCTTGAACTGTCGGCAAATCCTGCGACAGTATTTTTCTCTGCGGCACTTATGGCATTCGCCTTCCATCCCGGGCTGCCACTGTTCATTTTCCGGGTAATCCATGTCTATCACCTCACATATACATCGTCCAGATTGACCGCTTCACCAAATGCCTGGAGCAGGGGATTATCGCGCCACCGGAATAGCTGTACTGCTCTCAGTTCCCAGTAGAGGTGATCATCTTCATTGAAGATGGTGAGTATCAACCGCACCAACTGTCCTTTGTAGGCATAACCCGGTGCATGGAATATGTTAAGATCTCCGTCGCAAACCAATGGCGGACGCCTGGACTGTGCTGAAAGAATGAATCCCTTGTCTTTCCGGTCATAGGGAAGACCGGGCCATTCGTGGACTCCTTCGTGCTCGGCTACCTTTCTCAGTTTGACGAGGACATCCTCGTCCGCCTTTGGAATCAGCACGACAATGCTGTAGGTATCCAGAGACGGAACGAAGATGCTCTCGGTTATGATGGGCAGGAGCGTGGTAATGAATGTTACTCCCATGTGTCATCATCCATGGGAATGGTATTGAAGGAAACGCCCAGAGGGCAATCGACGAATACGTCGCGTGCAACGTCCTGAATCAGGCCAGTCCAGTAGCCGTTCGGGTCACGCAGATCATCATCGAAGTACTGCACCACGGTCGGCTCAAACTGCACAAAATAGTGGTGGGTATCCGCAAAGTCTGTGAGATCGAGCACGCTGTTGAACACGGGATTGCCACGGAAAGCATCGTTGAACAGAGCCACGTAATCATCGCCGTCAGCACCGTTCGCCTTGTCATAGAGCAGAATCTTCAGCACAACGTTGCCGAAGGCGACCTCCTTGGGCAGGAGCTTGGAGAGTGCGCTGAACTTCGAGTGGCTCTTGACTTCAATGTGGACGACATAACCAGTGCCCTCGCTGAAGACATCGCTGACAGTTACTTCGTCATCACCGCCGAACAGCGCATTCAACTTGCTGCGGTAAGCCTGCCAGGGGGCGGAAAGGTCGAGTTTAGAACCCATACAATCAGTCTCCTTTTCCTTATCATTTATATTCCAGTCCATGCTCTGTCCGCAGTTGGGGCAGTAACGGATTATGGGATCATCAGTTCTACGTGTTACGTTGGCGTGGCATGCAGGGCATTTGCCGTGAAACAAGTTCTTCAAGGCGTAGGACTCTTCAATGTTCTCTACAGGGAGTATGTTCATTCCTTCGTCGTCTCCTTCCATGGATGTCCGCAGGGCTTTTTCTCCGGGCACTTGCCACGCACACAGGCAGGCCCTGCATTGTCAAACAGAATTGGGGCAATGGGTTTCACCAGATCAAGCATCGCGCATGCAAGCTGCCTGATCTCCCACTGGGCACGGTTACAGCACCTGAGTGAGAAGAAGTGCCTGAGTTCACGGGCATTCATCGTCATGGTCAGGTTTGTCGTAACACCCTGCGGGATAATGAACCGGGCGTCTTCCTTGGGCACACCGTCCTCCACCATATGCACGTACAGGATGCCAGCCTTTTTCACGATATCGTCCCAGTCTTTGCGGTACTTCTCCGGGATTGTCTCCGGCGTGACCACATCATTGTCTGTGATGTTGACATACCGCTGAGACTGAACGGAAAAGCTTGCAATCCTGTGGCGCGTGAGCTGGGCGAGGGCCGTCCGTGAAATTCCTCTGATCGAGAAGGTGAATGTGGCGTGCTCGGCTACGGATTCGTGACCGCCCGCCATGGCAACTTCCAAGGCCTTGTACGGGTTGTTACTGCTGTAGCATTCGGCGGCCGCCAATCCACAGATGTGATCAGGGTCTGGTGTGTAACGAATCAGTTGTACATCCATCAAAACAAATCATCCTTTCTTTCAAAAAAGTCTTCAATGTCTGTGAGGTATACAGTGAGATAGGCCTGAAGCGCGTCGGCCACGTCCATGGGAACGACGCGATAGTCCTCCGTCAGGAGTATGGTGGTTGAAATCCACCCGCCAACCTTCTCGAGAAGTAGCAACACTTCGTCGCCGCCAAACTTCTTATAGCGGACGATGAGTGTCTTTTCAGTCTCGTTGTAGGTGGCTTCAAATGTCCGGTTGGACAATGATTCGATCACTGTCATGTGGCTCTGTTCCTCTCGTCTCATAAATGGTCTCCCATGGTATCTCTGGGGTGGTGCGGAAATACACCTTCTTGCCGTCGAAACCGAGTTGGGAAGTCTCACTCCAGCTCAGAGTAGAAAGCATCATCCTCGCACTGCCACGCTCTTCTTCGGGTATCCAAGCCATGATCTGTTCCACATCTTCATGCCATTCAAGCTTGCGTTTGATGATGGCGTGATTGATGTAGTCCATGCACCTGGCAGTCGCTTCCTCCAGGGCTTCGTCATAGCTCTCGAACAGGTCTGTCGGCAGAGCGAGGAAGATCTTGTCTTCGCGCTGATAGGGCTGCAGTGGAGCGCGGATGGCCTTGTAAGTGCGGAAGCCTGGGTGGATGTCCATGGCAATTCGTGGAAGCCGCTCAATATGTTCGGCTGTTCCAAGCCAACGTCGGTTCAAGCATGTACGTACATCTTTGGGATTTTTGAAATCCATCTTCTGCATCGCGGCCTTGGCCTCTTCATAATCCTTCTGATGTCCCATACGCCTGAAGATAAGCTGCATGTAGTCTGGGTATCTTCGGTATTCGGGCGGTATGAATTTGTTGTACTTGTCATTCTCGAAGCGGTGTGCACTCTTGCCATCCCATGTCTGGAATGGATTCTGCCGGAGATAAGGGCATTTGTACTGCCCGGTTGTATCCGGCTGGGCGTCTGGCTCAAGCGCGGTGATCTCAACGTAGGCCGTGTAGAAAAACCCGCCCGCATTGTCGGAGCGAACCATGCTTGTGGTTCTTGGCACGGCATAGCGTATGAGATGCTTGTCGTAATCGTGATCAGTCATCTTCGTCCTCGTCCTCCCACCAGTGATCCAGCACCACAAACCCTTCTTCCGGCGTACAGCGAATGTAGCCGCCCTCCTCAATATGAAGCTCGGGATGTTCAGGATCGTTTCGCTTCTTCTCAAGCCGATAGTAGCGGACGTATCGGATAATCCCTTCGTCATTGATGATCTTCGCGTTCAGGAAATCGCACTCGGGAATCAGAAAAGAATCGAACTCGCGTTTCCTTTTGCGGCGAAGAGGAAGGGCCGGATGAATGATGACGTTACGGCCACGCTCCAGACACCAGTTGTCGTAGTACCAGTCGAAGCCATGCCAGACGCGCATCAGGTCGGGGTACTTCTTATGCGGCACATAGTACCTACAGATACGATGCGTCGGGTTGTAGACTGCGTAGTCCTTGTTGAAGAAGTACTGCTGATAGTCCGGGTCGAGTGTCAGGATAAAGTATTGTCTCTTTACACAAGGGCAGTCATGCTTGAAATGAATGCACGAACCGCATGTGAAGAATGGCGTTGGGAAGTCAATCATAAAAACACCCCCGTGAATTCTTCCTTTCTTTGCCTCCTAAGATAAAAGGAAACAATTTCTTGAAAAATTTGCACGGGGATGAAAATTTTTTATGCTTTGATTCCGAGCATTGCCCTTCCCTGATCAGTGAGTGTATACCTTACGTTGAACTCATCATCGCCTACGTTATCGATGAAGTCTTTGCGGAAATTCTGAATGTCCTCGATATTATAGTCCGCGACCACATCGATCTTCTCACCTTCATGAATTACCTTACATTTCATCTTCAGCTTTGTGGCAGCCCTCGGAATCGGCATGATCACATACATGGTGGCGTCATCTGGGAGAGCCTCGCCCTTTTTCAGCGGCATCCTTCTTCACTCCCTTCAACAGTTTCTCTTCAATCAGCCACGCAAGACCAACGGCGACGGCATCCGACTCATCGTCCGAACCGTATTCATGCGGCCCTACATAGCGCATGGTCGCTTCCGCAACCATATTCTTTTCGGCTTTTCCATCGCCCGTCAGGATTCGTTTGATGGCCGTTGTACCAAGCTGATGGAAGTCAGGGTATCCATGGCGGGCCGCAACGAGATCAGCTATGCCATGTACCTTGGCTATGGTCAGCCCGGTGTTGATGTTGGAGCGGGTGGTGAAGACTTCTTCCTTGACGAGGATCAGTTTCTTATCTTTGTAGCGGTCGAAGATCGAATTCATATGATCTTCGATATCCATCTACATCTGTCCGTGTGTGGCCTTCGATCCTTTATGATTCAGGCGGGACGTCTCAAGAATACGCACCGCTTTGGTATCCGGGTTGTATTCCAGGACGGCAAATCCCGGTGCTCTCATGGAAAGATCAAGGCACAGGAGGTACAGCGACATCTGTGTCATCATCTCCTTCCGGCGGCAACATCGTTTCCTAGTCGATGATGGCCTGTTCAAGCATCTTGACGTGTTGACGCAGGGCGTAGAGTGCTGCCTGCTCACAGATGTGCTTTACCTCGTCCAGATCTGATGCTGTACTGTAGGCGAACTTTGCACTCTTTTCCTACGGGATACGGTACATATGTCCGTTGTTCGTAGTGATGATATTGGCAAGTTCCTGCTGATCAATCAGGCTGTTACCCTACAGAAGAATCCATTGGTTGTAACTGCTGTTAACCCACTTTATCATGTGCCACCCTCCACAATCCTTGTGATAATCGCGGTAATACCCATGCCAAGAATGCAGAAGTCTGACAGATGGGCAAGAAGCATGCTGTTGCCACTGGTGGGATCGGCAGCGTTCACGTGCGTTTGCCTGTACAAAACAATGCCACGCAGAACAAGAGCCGTCACCGCCAGAAAGATAATGAGAATACTCGAGACTTTCATTACCCGTTTCCTTTCACGTGAATGATCCGCTGATTGCTCGAGCCACGGAATGCCAGACGTTTGTCGGCAAGTGACTGAACGAAGGGACCGTCCACAATTACGTCAGTGTAGGTGTTGACCAAACTTCGAAGAGCGGGATCTCTCAACATGCGTTGCTGAATGATCTCCCACGTGTAGCCCGTGTAAATCCACAGGTTTGTGTTCTGAGCGTTATCCCCGGCAAGCTCTTTAATGGCATCGTTCAGGCGCGTCCAGAAGTACAGCGTCTGGTCTGGATGATACAGGGGATCGCCGCCACTGAGCGTAACGCCGGAAAGATAACCGCGCCGTTTGTGGTACTCATCCGCAATCTCATGGATCAGATTCATATCCGCCTGCTTCCCGAAATCCTCGGCCCAGGTATCGGGATTCTGACAGCCGGGACAGTGGTGAGGACAGCCCGAAAGAAAGATGACTGTCCTCACTCCACTGCCATCAACCATGCTTTCATAGTTGATCCCTGAGACAAAGGGGAAATGCTCAGACACTGTGTGTATCTCCGAAGCTTGTGTAGGCCGAATGTTTCACACGCGCTTTAACTTCTTCCTGCTTGCCGTGGTTAAAGTTGCGGTAGTCCTGCGTCAGGTATCCGGTTACGCGCCGAAGCTGCAGGATGTTCTCACCACCGCACTCAGGGCAGGCCGCATCAAACTCACCCTGATATCCACAATCCAAACAGGTGTCAATCGGGAAATTGAATGCGAGGTAGGGGATATCGAGGTTGGCGGCATAGTCGATGATGTCCTCGATGGCCTTCGTGTTGTTCATGAAGGTGGACTCACACTCGATGTAGGTGATGCACCCGGCGGTGGGATAGCGGCAGAACGGAGCCTCAATGCGAAGCTTGTCGTAGATGGATACCTTTTCCCAGACGGGAACATGATGTGAGTTGGTCAGCCATTCGCGGTCGGTTACGTTCTTGATGATTCCATACTGGGCCTTGAGTTTATTCATGGCGGTATAGCACAGACTTTCGGCGGGAGTTGCATAGCACGCGCCGTTGAGATTATTCCGTGCTGTAAACTCCTTGGCGTACTGGTTGATGTGCGCGACCACCTTCAGGGCGAAGGCATGAGCATATGCATCCCTGGCGTGGTTTGTACCGAAGAGAGCCTCGCACATTTCAGCAATGCCGATGTACCCGAAGGCAAATGTGTTATGACAGAGCGCGGGTTCAACAGTATCAGTACACTTGTCAGCGTCCACAATCGTGCCATTGTCATACATGAAGGTAGCGGATTTGGGAGACTGACTGCGCAGGATATCCCACCGCTCAAGGAATGCCTTTTCGGTCAGAGCCAGAATCTCATCCAGCTTGGCCCAGAATCCGTCGAGGTCGGCAGTAGTACGTTTGCCAGTGCAGATACCGTACTCAATGCCAATCTTCGGAAGGATGATGGTGATCGGGATGTTATTGCCACGACCAACGCGCTGATAGCCATAACCGTTTACATCACGGCCAAGCATGGTGCGGCAACCCATTGTCCCGAAGTATGTGTCCGGGTTGTTGAGGTCTTCGTGGGCCTCAGAGAAATCGCAATTTACCCAGTTCGGATAAATTCTTTTGGACATTGATTTGATCGCCAACTGCTTCAGATCGTAGTTGGGATCGCCGGGTGCGGCGTTGACACCCTTCTTCATCTGGAAGATTCCAATCGGGAAGATACTGGTCAGATGGTGCTTACCAATACCAGAAATGGAAGATTCAAGTAGCCATCTTGTAACCAGTCGTCCTTCAGGCGAGGTATCCCTACCGTAATTAATTGAGGTAAAAGGAACCTGGCTGCCTGCTCTTGATTCGCTTTCGTACCGTCGGTTTCCCGATATTTCAAAGCGGAGTAGACTATCTCTTCATCCTTACGCAGGATGTGTGGCACTTCGATTTAAGGGGTTTTCACCCACCGTCATCTCAGACGGCCCTACTTCTGTTGCGGAATTTCGCCGCCTAGGAATAGTCGTTACACCTTTTTCATAGTAAAAGTGAAAACCGTTCAGATCGACCTTTTGATCATCGTTAAGCCTGTGGTATACGTTTCTGTAATTGATGTTGTGTTCGGCACAAAAATCCGTCAGATTAAGAACCAGTTCTTCATGTCCGTCTGGAAAGACTGCAATCTTTCTGGACTTCTCTGAATTGTATCTTGCAAATGCGTCCTTCATGTTGTCAGAATGAGAAACAAAACAACATGTTTCTGGCGAATAAATCTTTGAGCCTTTGATTCTGATGTCTTTATCCAGTTTAATTTGTTTCAGCCTGAATTGTTCTTCGTCATATCCGGGTAATGTCGGCAGATCTTCAAGGAAGTAATCGAACCGTTTCCACCTCTCACACACGGTGACACCGTCTGCTCCATACCATTTGTATGAAGGGCAGTTCTCTTTGTAGCACCGCTCCAACATTGAAGCCCAAGTGTGATAGGCGTGAAGATTATCATTTTTCCTTACAAATCCCAAAGCTCCAACTCCGTGCACGATGGGAGCAAAGTAATCTTTTACAGACCCCTTGTTCATATTTGATAAGGTGATTCCATGACGCACGAGTTTTGAATCGTCGAACTGAATGGTATATGTTCTCTGATTATTATGGTTCATACCTTCATACGACAGCACCGTGTAAGCAACACCTTGATTATTTGTATAGTGTGCTCCTACGTACTCAATGGGATTATCTACCTTCATAATACCTCCTGCTTACTATGAAACTTGGCACGGTATCAGCATGCTTGCGTTTAGCTTTTACCGTTAGCCGGGTTACCCCGACACCCCGTTTGGGTTCACCACATGTTCATTACGCAGTTGCCTGCATAAGCCCCCGATCAATAAGGGTATTAAGGTTATGGTAGAGGGCTTCGCTTGCCTGTTTGCCCTCACGTTCCAACATTACTACTGCATAGTCATATGCCTTGAGGTGGTCGTGATCAGGCTGTCCAACGGATGCCTTGCTTACAAGTTCATCCAAATTGGCATCTTTGATACCTTCGATCCACCACAGCCCGTCCGCATAGTATTTCGAGAACGACTTCTTCACATAAGGTGCGAGGTCGGAATCGATATGCAGACTGGCTACACCCCTCTGTATTCCAAAGAAGATGAAATACAGCCAGACTATTTCTTGCAACCTGTACGGTTACCGATGCGTTTCGAACATACCTGTGTATGCCCTACTCCCGAAGGATAGTCGTTACAATCACTTAACGATATTGCTATCGTCAGTTAATCACGCAGTCAGGACAGCGTCCCTTCTCCGTTAGCTCCCAAATAGGGAACCCCACTGTGGTGGTTAGCATCGTTTTAGTTCGGCAGTGTTACATTGGGAAACCGAACTGGCATTGACTTTGCAGCTGGAATGCAACCGCGACCTGCTGACAGGCCGTTGAGTAAGAACCGGGAGAACGGACATCACCATTGCGCGTGGCGAAACCATCCTCAAAGATGTGTTCAAAGTCCAAGAATAAACAGTTATGACTTCCAACATTGAAAGCATCCAGATCGTGCTCGTAAATCCATCCGTCTTTATGAGCCGCAGAAACCTCAGGACTCATGTTGTAGTCAAGAGCAATCTGCTTCTGGATGGCTGACGCAGCCTCGTTCTTTCTGCCGCCAAATGAATGCTCGTCAACGTTGGCGTTGGCATTCACCACATTGGATGCATTTGTCTTCTCCCATACCTGTTTGACAATGTCGCTGTTCAGGTTACGCTTCCTTGTACGTTCAGCGCGGTAAAGGATGTAACGCTTGGCTACGTCCTTCCGTTCGCTTGACATGAGGTAATGCTCGACCAGATCCTGAATCTCTTCCACGGTCTGGGTGTGGTCAACCGCCGCAATCTTGTTCGCGATGAATTGAGCCAGGGCTTCATCGACCCCGGCTTCAGTTTCGGCCATCGCGGAAGAAATGGCATCGACAATTTTCTGGGCATCGAAAGGTACTTCGCGCCCGTCCCGTTTGATTACAGTCATTCGCTTCTCTCCTTTACTCCACAAAGGTTGCGTGACAGCCATGGAGATGTCCGGTGATAAGCATGCTTCCGGCTTCCTCCACGCTGAACCCGCCGTCCTCTATGAAGATGTTTTTATTGCACAGCCAGCATACTTCGCTGAAGAATACTGGCTATTTGTGCTCTTCGCAGTACTTTCGCTGAGCCTCAGCCGCTGCTTTCGGATCATAGGTTGCCATCACAGCACCCCCGTACTTCCAAATCCACCCCGGCTTATATCACTCAGATGCTTCACTTCGCTGAGAAAAAAGCTGGGCTGATGCCGGATGATGCGGAACTGACAGATGCGGTCGTTGACATGGATGGCTGTATCCCGCAGTGCAATGGCGGGGAATCCGAGCACATCATCGTCGCCGCAATAGGACTCGTCGATGATGCCTATGCTGTTGGCCTGAATGATGCCAAAGTTTTTGTAGGTGCTGGAGCGCGGAGCAATCAGCATCTCATATCCTTCGGGCAGCTTGACAGACAGGCCGAGCGAGATGATGGCAAAGTCACCCTTCTTCATAAACACATCTTCTGCGGCCCTCAGATCGATCCAGTCACCCATTGCAATTTCTGCCGGGGCTGTCAGTTCGGGAACGTGTTTCTTGAACAATACTTCCATAGGCATTCCTCCTTAAAAAATCTCGTCCTTGTAATCCTCTTTATCCGGCTTCGGAACTTTAATCATCATCTTCTGTACCCGTCCTTCAAGCATGTAAAGAAAGTCGAGAAATGACGGGTCTTTACAGTTGTTTCGAAGGACTCGGATGGCATACATGATGGACTCGGGCGTGATGTACTCCATTTCATCGTCATCCCAGCCAGGCCACCCTTCTTCAAGCTTGCGAATGTGTGCGGAGATGTCGGACAGAACGCCAAACCTGTCAATATTCATCGAATTCCTCCAACTTAAATCGCTCAACACCTTCAGGTACTGGAACGGGTTCAATCTCAGGCTCGGGTGGTGGCTTCACCTTTTCAAGAAGAATCGTTTGCTCCCGTGTGTTTTTGAACTGTCGGGTGTTCCCGGTGTTCAGGATGCCCGCCACCTGTCTTGGGGTCTTTGAAACGCAGAGCATGCGTCCACTCTTCAGCAGAACGTAACTCCCGTGACCGAGCTTTTTGGAAACATCGAAATACAAGGAGTACTTCTCACAGTAATCGCGGACACGCTCCACGCTTATGCCACCGGGAGACATGATCACATCCACTTCTTCCGAGTTCACAAAAGTATCCCGTTCAATCTGGACAAACAACTTTTCACCTCCTCAGAGGTATATGGAAACAAAACCGTGCTTTTCTTGCACGGTTCTGAAAATTTTATGGCTCAATGTAGAGCTTTTCATATGCGGTCATTACGTAGTAACCACGGTCTGGCTTCCAACTGTGACAACGGATGAAGTCATCTTCCTTGATGGGATCGAGGTCGTACACTTCCTTGAAGATGGTAAAGCGCGACTCTATTCCGCTGCCAAGTGAAACCGTCTGAATGGAATACCCGAACAGCACGCCGTCTCTCTTTCTCTTGAGCGGATAGCATGCCCTGACATAGAGCACGGGACGGTCTTCGTCTCTGCCGGAAATGAAGCCGAGGAAACCCATGACGCGCCTGTAGTTCAGAGCCTTGGTCATTACGCTTGGCCCGGGCATGTTGCGACTGCGTACGAAATCCTCAAGGCCATGCAGGAAGCCAAGAGGATTGGTAATTGTCCACGTGGCTGCTTCCTTTCCGGCCTTCGTCAGCCCTGTACTGTTCCTTCGGATGATGCTGAGCAGGGGAGACTTTTCATACTCGGCTTTCTTCAGTGTCTTCTTTCCGGCGTACTTCTCATAAAATGACATGATGGAAGTCAGTTCGGTCTGATTACCGAAGTCGGAGAAGAAATCAATGTCGATCAGAGACTGAAGCAAAGTCGAGTTGATCTTCGTCTTGGTCTTGATGTCGATCAGCAAATCAATGAAGCAGTCGTACTTGTTCTGCGACAGCTCATACAGCGCATCGCCGTGAGAAATACCGCATCCCTTGATCGCCTGGAGTCCCTGAACGATCTGTTTCTTATCCGGGTATGGCTGGAAGGAACTCTTGGCCAGCCCAAACTTTGGCGGCAGTACATCAATGTGATACCGCTTTGCCAGAGCGCGTCCGGTATCCAGATCAGCGTCGTTGTCGGCGTTGTTCAGATAGGCGGCGATGTACTCACACGGGAAGTAGTAACGCAGCCATCCGCAGATGTAGGAAACAAGGCAATATCCGATGGAATGGTTGTAACCAAAGGAATAACCGCTTGCGTCCTGTATCACTTGAAGGAAATCTGACACTTCCTTCTCGGCCACTTCGCGTGGCTTGGTGGAAACGGAACAGTAGCCATCTCTGATCTTCGGAATGGCCGCTTCAATCTTCTCCGGCTTTTTCGATGCGATGGCGCGTCGAATGGTATCAGCCTGACCACCGCTGAAGCCGCACAATGTGATGAGTGCCTGAATGATCTGCTCCTGATAGACGCAGTAGCCAAGCGAATCCTTGAACACCTCATCCATCTCGGGTGTTGGATTCGTATTGGGGATATGCTCGAAGACTTTCTCTCTGTAGCTTGCACCGCTCGGACGGATACAGGCTGTTACGAGCGAGAGATCTTCCAGACTGTGTGGCTTAAACCGTTTCAGGGCATCGGCCGCGAACTTGGATTCAAACTGGAAAATGGAAATGGGATCAGCGGCAATATCTCTCCATACATCTTGATCTTTCCAGTCCATAGTGTGGTACTTTGGCATCGGATATTTGGCGTACTTACAGGTGTCCTGGATTACGGACAGGGTTTTCAATCCGAGGAAATCGTACTTCACAAGCCCCACATCATGGGTGGTATCCATATCAAAAAGAAGGCAGAGTTCGCCATCCTTATGCATCAGCCCGTAGCGATCCGTAATCATGACGGGGGAGATCACCATTCCGGCTGGATGCACACTCTGACTTGTCTTCACGCCACGAAGGCCGTCATAGTAGGTGAAGATTTCCGGGTAGGCAGCCCTGGCTGCGTCAGGATCGGCTTTCCATTTGGCTTTGATGCCTTTAATTTTCTGGAGCGAGTAGGGATTTCTGGCGGGATCGGCATCTTCATGAGCCATACTCCACTCCTCAGCAAGCGCACCGCCGACACAGTCGATGATGGCAAGGTCGGCCAGCGTACCATACGAACCAACACGGGCAACGTAGGCCGCACCGAACCGTTTTGTGATGTACTCGAAGATGCGTGGACGCTCGGATGTGATGCAGTCGGTATCGATATCGCCAACCTCAACACGGTCCTCGTTGGCAAAGCGGGAAAACACGGTGTGCAGTTCCTCAGGATTCATATCGATGATGCCAAGCACGTAGGCCACTCTTGAACCGCCGACAGAACCACGCGCTGGACCCGTGTAAATCCCTTCCTTGTGACACCATGACAGAAGTTCGGACATGGAAAGCATGAAACCGTCCATATGAAGCTTCTGGAATACGCGGATTTCCTCAGCCATGGATTCCCGGAAGCTTTCTTCCTCTTCAAGCGGGATCACGCCCTGCTCGAGCTTCTGGACAAACATCTCTTCGATGCGCTCTTCGAACTTCTTGGCGTCCGCTTCCCTTGTCCCGTACAGAATTGGGTACTTGATATCCGTATCAAGTGGAATATCCTCTACTGATGCGGCCATGACATCGGTCTGATGAATGGCTTCCATGTACACGCTACGGGGAAGCACGCCCTGAGCTTCGTAAGCCTTGATCAGCTCCTCTTCGGTCTTCCAGGTGAGGTCGCAGGCATCTTCATCTTCGTAATGCTGATGCTTGTACCGCATAAGAATGTCCCTGCAGCGTTTCTTGTACTCATTGGAGCTGTGTGTATCTGTCCCGGCAATGAGCGGGATGCCTGTCTTGCTGGAAAGGTCAAGCAGACGCAGGTTGTAGTTGCGCTGAGAGGACATATTGTGGTGCTGAATCTCGAGCCAGTCGTAATGTCTGGCCAGTTCCATGTAGCGGGGATGATCTTCCGGCAATTTACACAGAGGAGACTGAACACAGGCCGAGATTTTTATGACATTGTCGCTGATCATCATGAACTCATCGAAGGAAATGCGGTTTTTATAGTAGGTGTGGTCATCCCGGGTGCTGATGAGCACGATTCGATGCAGTTCACGGAGTCCTTCGGCGTTCTTTGCAATCAAAACCGTGTGGTAATTGTCCTTTACCTTTGGTTCGAGCTGTTCTGTCAGGTAGATTTCCACGCCGCAGAGGAATTTCAGTCCAGCCTCGTCGCACATCATCTTCTTTTTAGCCCAGTTGCGGTGGATTCCATGCTCGGTCGAGGCGATGGCCGTCATACCCTGCGCTTTGGCCAGCTCTACATACTCTGAAAAGTCCGTGGCAGAGTCCAGAAGCGAGTCATCGGAGTGCAAATGGTAAATAACCAACTCACCATCTCCCTTCGACAGTACAGGCATCGGCGGCTCCGCATATGTAGCGGCAGTAATAGCTCTTTGGTCTGGCTTCCCACGTTGTATCGGACTCAATCATCCTGATGGTATCCCGCATCCAGTCCAGGGTTTCCTCATACTCGTCCAGACTGAAGTCGATATCGATCCACGTGCCTTCACGGAACATGTTGAAACGAAGGCGGGTAGGGAACTCGCCATACTTTTCATTCACATAAGCCGCATAAAGGTAGAGCTGACGCTTGTATATGTTCAGCTCCTTCTTCATACTGTTCGCGCTCTTCGACTTGTGATCGATAATCTCGATACCACCCGTCGCAAGATTGCGCAGGATGAGGTCGGCCAGACCAACGAAGCCCCGGTCACATAGTTCAATGCGAAATTGCTTCTCCACCTCAAGAATTTCGTAGTTCTCATAGTCGAAATCGTTGAAGGTGTCGAAATATTTGTATCCAAGATCACGAAGTTTCTGGTACATGCCACGCGGGAAGGGCGGGGGATCAACTGTCACGACCTGCTCGAACTCTTTGTCGTAAGTTTCGGCCATGGCAAGCATCGGAATCTTGCCTTTCTCCCAGCGTTCAAGGATGGAGTGCCCCAGAGTACCAAATTGAGCGAAAAAGTTTGGGACGTCCTTGATATGGGTGGTCAGCGCAATCCTGTACTTCTGCGGCATGCGCACCAAACGGTGTTGAACCCTCGGATTTGGCCGTGAGAACGGCTTTCGATCACTTTTTCTGCGCGAAATTCGTCCATGCGGTACTTTCAGGAGGTAATATGCCTGCGGACAGGTGCGGTAGAGCGACAGAGACGAAAAACTGTAGTTCATATTGACCTCCTCAGAACGGATTTTCTTCAGCCGGGGGAAGAATGGGCTTGAAACCTTCGATTGTGCCGATATCAACCGGAGGTTTCGGGATTCCTTCCTTATTCCAGCTGCAGGGATACAAATCTCCGACGGATTCCTCATAAATCCGCTTCGAAGCAGGGCAATAGACGTATGGAATCGTCTTTTTGCGGCCATCCATGCGGTTTTTCAGCACTTTCATGCGCTGTTCGTGCAGAAGAATGACCTGATCGGCGGTTTTTGAGATGATCGAGTTGCCGGAAATGAAATTTACCCCCGGCATTGCCCCATTGAAGGACTTGTTGAGGTGCGCAACGAGCAGAATGTGCACGCTGTACTTCATAGCGAAGCGTTTGAGCATCTGAATGACGTATGCCTGCGCTGCGTTCTCATTTTCTTCCATGCTCATGGTCAGAGACATGACGTTATCGACCATGAGGAGCTTTGTTCCGAACCTGCGGACGGCAATTTCGAATTTCGACGTGATGGAATCGATGACGGACGTGTGAATATCGTCCGCTTTGTTGTCATACAGCCAGAGTCTTCCGGCCAGATACTCATTGATGCGCTGGGCGGTTGCGGCGGGGAGCACTGCGAAGGTTTTCTTGACGCGTGAGTCCTCTTTGGCTACCAAATAACTGTCTCCGGCCACCTCGGGGAAGATCCACTGCGTAAGTTCTTCTTTTGTCAGCTCTCCAGAGTACATAGCACAGTTAAAACCACGCTCAATGGCATTCAGAAGCATCAGGCCGCACACTGTGGATTTGCCTTTTCCGGTTTCACCCGTGATGACGCTGAGTCCGCCTTCAAGGAAGCCGCCGATTGCTTCATCCAGTCCTTTGAACCCTGTGGGAATGCGCGGAATGGTGGTCGGGTCCTGATATTCGATCTCGCCAAAGTCCAGGAGTCCGCTTATCACGGTATCCTCTGCCTGATCGAGCACTTCCTTGATTCCATCCGCTCCACGGCGAATCAGAATCTCGTTGGCATCTTTCATGAGGTCACCGCTGTCCTTGGCGGGGTACGCTTCGATGGGAATGAACTTCACCTGGCTCACGGATAGGCGAGTCTTCAGCGTGCTGACCATCTGCTGACCAGGTTCGTCTGAATCACCGAAAATCACCCACGTTTTGACCTGCTCGATGAATTCCCAACAGTTGTCGATCCACTGGGTGTGATTGCAGCCCGCCGGAACACTCACAACGTTACAGAATCCCGCTTCGAACAGTGCCATGGCATCGAACTGTCCTTCCGTCAGGTAAACGGGCAGTTCGGGATTGATTTTGTCCATATTCCAGAGCACTTCCATCGATCCGGGCGACGTCCATTCCTTTTCGCCATGTCCCTGCACGTATTTTTCCGGCTTGCGGAACTTGCGGTACACAAGCTTGCCATCCTTCGTGAAATTAAAAACGATATTGCCGTTTTTATCTGACACGAGGTCAAAAGCGTCGATGGTTTCGTCACTGAAGCCACGCCTGTGCATATACTCGCGGCATTTATCCGTCAGCGGGACAGTATCTTCCTTGGGCTGCCGATAATTCTTCTTAACCGCCATGAAGTCACCAACTTTTTCCTGATTTTTGATGTTGACGGGCTTTTCGCCCGCCATGCTCAGCAATTTGTAGATGGAACCATGGAAATCACAGCCACCACGGAAGCAATGCGCGAACCCTGTGTGACTGTTGATGGAAAACTTGTACTGCTTTGGCGAATGACAGACCGGGCATTCCTTTGCAAAGTATTCCACCGATCCGTCTGCCTTTTTGCGCATCTTATATGGAGAAAGGTAACGATCAGCATAGTCGCGGACTGCTTCTTCCATTGTCATGCGCTTGTCGCCCCTTCTCCATCCTGGAAACGCTTCATCATGCGTTTCAATCTGCGGCAAACTGTGGACGTATCGATGTGACACATTGATGCAATCTGTGCATAGGTATAACCTTGCATGCGGAGACAGAGAATTTCGCTGTCCGAAGCATCAAGATTATTAATGAAGTCTTTGATGTCGATAATAGAAGCGAATTCCTCATCATAATCCACGCAACGACTCAGCGTGGATTTATTGATCGCTTCCTGCTGTGCATCATGCAGTAGCACTATGTCGATTGACTGATACTGCTGCATACTGCTTGCACGGTCTGGATATGAATACCAGAGATACTTGATACACAGACTGCACATAGCGTTAAGCATCGCATACTTTGATACATAAGGGACGTCTTCCGGCGTTTCATACTGACGAATCCATTGAAGCGCAGCAATTACGGCCTCCTGCTTCAAATCTTCAAAGTCAATGCGCGAACCATATAACGCGCGGGAACGAAAACTCTTGACAACATTAGTGATAACGTGATCGTACTTCTTCAGAACTTCCATTTCCTGATTGGTTGTCATATCTGGCCGCTCCTTTAATTTAAAAGTAGCGGCGCTTCGTTGTTCGTTACATGGTTGCCGTTATCCGCGCCGGGTAGAATGAATCAATTAGAAGGGAAGATCGTCATCTGCGGGCTGAGACTGAGCAGGGGCAGGTGTAGCCACGGCCTCATTGCGCTTGGGAGATCCCATGATGGAGTAATCGGTAACGCGCACATCCAGGGAATAAGCGTTCGTGCCATCGCGCTTCGCATAGTTACGCACGTTCAGGCTGCCAGTTACCATAATCGGGTCACCCTTATGCATGTTGGCAATGCGATTGCCAAACTTGCCCCAGACAGAGCAGGAATACCACATGGTGTTGTAATCGCCGTTCTCATTCTTTACCGCAGATGTGCTACCCACGGTGAAGCTGACAACTTCCTGGTTGTTGACGGTACGGGTCTCGGGATCACGGGCGAGATGTCCATTGAAAGTGATCTGATTCATACTTTCTTCTCCTTCTCTTAAACGCAGAATGTTTCAAACAGTTTTTCGATCAGTGCTCCATCGGTGACGGCATAATAGTTGCCATCCTCACGTCCGATGATCTCATTGACCTTGGCCAGGGTCTCATCACGCTTGCCACTCTTGACAAGCTTGGTGACTGCTTCGTTTACCTTCAGGAGCTTTGCCTTATCGACGGGCTTGGTCTCAGCTTTGGGCTTCGCCTTGGGTGCGGCCTTCGGCTCTTCCTCTTCCTTCAGCTCGGCGGGAGGCTCGGGTTTGGATTCCAGAAGCCAGCGATACAGGCTGCGTCCCGTATCCGGCGTTACCACAAAGTACTTGCCATCAAACAGCGCGGTGCGATCCTTCTCTGCGGTTGCTGTATGCGCGTTGTCCAGCATCAGCAGAACCGTGTATTCGTACTGGGATTCGGACTGGGTGATCAGGCCCATGCCAAGGTTGCGGACAATGGTCTTGCCCTTGCTGTCCTTCTCCTGTGCATACTCGGTCTTCGCACGGATATTGCAGATCACATGGCACTTGCTTTGAAGGATCGCGTTCATCATCTTGTTCATGTCCTTCTTCGGTTCTTTCCATGCCGTGTAGGAGTTCCCGGTACGGCTTGCGATGTTGGACTGCCGTTCAAGAGCACCACCCTCGCCCGCCCAAGCGTGGGAGATGGAGTCAATGATCAGAACTTCCTGATCGTTCTGCTCCGCCAGTTTGATGGCGTTGATGTAGCTTTCCGCTTCGAACGGAGGCTCAAGATTGATGGCATTGTAAGTGCCGATGTGTGTCGCACCGACCTGCATATTGGTGTACAGGCTGCCGGATTCGTTTTCAGTGTCGATGATGCAAATCTTTGCCCAGATTTCGTCATCAGGCAGATTGGGGTACGCTTCTTTCATCATGCCGTAGGCCATCAGCAGGGCAGACATGGTTTTGCCGGAACCGGAGGGACCTCCGATACCGATTTTCAGCTTTGCGGATTTGCGTGTTGCCGCACCAAACTTCAAGGGCATAACATTTACCTCCTCATTTTTGCGCAAAAGAAAACAACCATAACAAGTTGTGATTTCTTGTTATGGTTGTTCGTTGTTGTCGTTGTTAATTTCTTTTGCGTGTCACACACTTCTCAAGCATATGAATGGCGTATTCGAGAGCATATTCTACATCTTCGATCTCGAGCACTACCTTCATCTGTTTATTGTATTCAGTGAATCCATCTTCTTGGTCAAACAAATAATCAAGCCTTTTGTTGGCAACTTTCGCTTCGTTCTTAACCTCTTTAAGCTTCGCATTTAACATGGAAAGCTCCTGACTCAGATCAATAATCATTGTTTTCTTCCTTCCTTTATTGTTGTTTATAAGTCAAAGAGGTTGTCATCTATTTCGTCTTCATACGGAGCGTAAGCGAGATGATTGATAATCTCACGACGCTGCTCAACAGAAGACTCAATGTACCGATCCGTGATCTGAATGTGCTTATGGTTCAGCGCGTCCCTTGCAATACCAGGACCACCAAGTCTGGCAACTTCACTGGCAAACGCAGCACGAAGCGCATGTCCACCGGATGCAAGACCAAGTTTCTTCTGGATTGGAGCAAGAATGCAGTACAGGGTTTTGCGGGACATAGGGCCACCATCACCGCTTGTGAACAGGTAATCATCTCTGCCCATGCTTCCTTCGCGCACCTTCAAATAAGCATTGAGATACGGGTAGAAAGCTTCTGCAACAACTACCGTACACCATTTACCACCCTTGCGCTTGCAGTAAATCGTGCCGTGCTCTACGCCCAGGACTCCGCCAACTGTCAGTTCGCAAACTTCTGTTGTACGCAGACCACTGTAGATCATCAGTGCGGCTATCGCCCGGTTGCGCTCAACCTTTCTCGTATTGCCCATCTCTGCCATGATTTCATTGACGTCCTCAATCGTCAGAACGCGGGGTACTTTGCGCTCCCATTGTGGCGATTCAGTCTTGTCAGGAACCTTCTCGCTCTTGATACATGACATCAGATTGGTATTCAGCGGATCACCGTTCTTATCAAGGATTACATCACGGTTGTAACACCAATCAAGGAAGCTACGTACTGCGGACATGTAACCATTGTAACTTCCAGGGGTAATGCGCTGCCGGAGAGCCATCGTCCATACACCGATCTCAGCCTTATTGATGCCAGTAACATGCCACATGGTGATGGAGCTGACCTGATACGGAACAATGGTAATGTTAAAGTCCTGTTCCCACTGCCCAAGAGTACGGTTGACACGCTCCACATACAGATCACGGGTACTCGGGAGAATTTTTGTCAGCCAGTCTTTTGCCCATACTTCGGTGATTTCAAAATGTTTCATGTTGGTGCTCCTCTCGTTGCTCGTTATTATACACCAAAGCGGTTAATTATGCCGCAAACTTCGGGGGACGATTGCGACGACGGCGTTCCACCACGGCCGGGTATTCCTCCAGGCACTTCTTCAGGTCAGGGGTATTCTCGAACACCCACTTGGTCAGGAAGTCTGGGGTCTTTTCGGTATGGGTAGGAACAAAGCCATGCACCCACAGGAACTGCTCAAGGTCACGATTGGAAGTTTCAAAATTGCTCATGTGCGAATCTCTCCTTTTTTGAGGTCGATAGGATAATCCAGTTTGCAGGGATTTCAATTTCCGTTACATCACGGTCATCGCGGATCACTTTGCCACGCTTTTTTGCCTTTGCCAGATTGCCCAAGTACAACAGGCGATCATGACGGCTGACCTCGGTTGATGTGATGTACGCTCGTTTGGCGGCCGGATCAATGCGGATGATGGTTTCCTGCATATCCAGCGGTGTATCGGGACTCATGACTGATTCCATGCCCAGGCTTCCCGGAATGCTTGCAGATACGATCCTTCGCGGCTGTAGTCGGCGATTTCGAATCCGCAAACTCGGCAGTGCTTGGTCAGGCGGAGCGGTTTTCTGTGGGCTGCGATGTATGTGTCCCTCAAACAGTTGCAGCTCAGGCAGAACGCCTTCTTGAACATGGTCTTTCACCCCCTTACGATATATAAGAGGCTAAAATCGATTGTTTTTTGCACGACTTGAAAAATTTTCTTGATTTTTCCATCCAGAGTTCATGGAAGAGGGTGTGAACCTCTCCCAATTCCTGCGGATACCGTGTTTTTATCAGCAGATCGGTCATCAGATCGTCCGCCTGAGCAAGATCGTCGAAGGATTCTGCCCGGATCACCGCATCGAGTGCCAGATCAAGTTGATGTTCCAGTTCCTTGTTCATCTTGAAGCTCACCTTTCTTTGGTTTCTTCGCATTCTGTGCGACTTGGAAGATGTTTCCGATACAGATGAGAATTTTCTGCATTTGCATGATCACGTAGTGCGTGTCTTCCGCACTCATGTACTTGACCTTCTTGTTGAGCAGGATGTGCATGACTCCGAACTGGGCATCGATCTCTTTCAGACGCTCACGGATTTCCTGAGGCGTCATCATGTCTTATTCCTTCTTTCACAGAAGATGCAGGCCTGACTTGCGGAGGCATGAGTCACAATCGATGTCCAGCCATAGGAAATCTTTGCATTCTCAATGGCCGATTTCTTGTTCTCCGCTCTGATGACTGCCCATTCGTATTCGTTCAGGTCAGGGTTTCTTCCAGTTAAAAAGAACTGCCTCATTGTTTCCTCCTATTATGATGGTGATCGACAAGGCTGGAAGTGATTTAAGATCACACATGAATCATATCACTGAGGTCAGGCTCTGTCAAGCACACTGTTGATTTTAAGTCACACATGTGTTACAATGCGTCCGAAGGAGGTATCCATATGACGATTAACGAACGCATCCGCAACCGACGCATGGAGCTTGGGATGACTCAAACAGCCCTGGCTGAGATGCTCGGTTACAAATCCAGAACGACAATCGCCAAAATAGAAGACGGGAAAATCGAGTTATCAAAGTCACGTATTGAGGCCATTGCCAAGGCTCTCAATGTAAAGGTCAACTACCTGATGGGAACCATGTACGAAGTATCTATGCCCGACAACATTTTCGAACCTACATTTCATAAGGTTCCCATTTTAGGTACCATTGCCTGCGGTACTCCAATTCTTGCGGAGCAAAATCTGGAAGGGGAGGTCAATGTTCCTGATATGCAATGTGATTTCGCACTTCGCTGCAAGGGTGACAGCATGGTTCCAAAGTTCCTCGAAGGAGACATCGTGCTCATTCGCCGACAGCCGGATGTGGATGACGGTCAGATTGCCGCAGTATTAATAGGAGATGAAGCAACACTCAAGCACGTCTACCATCGACCTGATGGGCTTACGCTTTCCGCAGAGAACATGGCATATGCCCCGATGTTCGTGTCGGAAGATCCAGCCGAACCAGTCCGCATTCTTGGCCTTGCGGTTGGTTTTCTGCGGGCGGTCTGATCAGAACTTTTCCGCAATCAGATTCATGGCTTCATAGATTGCAGTCAGGACTGAGTCGCCTTCGATGTTCACTACATACAGCAGGTAGTCAAATCCATCACGGACTTCCCAGATGTAGATGCACTCACGATCAGGACGCATGTGATGATACCGCTGATGGAATTCAGGGTAGGACTGGATGCTTTCCTCGGTTTCTACAAGGTACTCAATCTTCACCGGATGTTCGCGCTTTGCATTAATGATTCTGGCAACCTGTGCCATAACAGGATTGATTTCTGCTTCGGCTTTCTTATACCATTCGTTCTGTGTCATTGTTCGCTTTCTCCTTTGTAATCGTAATCACAAAACAGCCCCAGGAATGTTGCCTGCGGGCTGTTTTCTTTTACAAAATCGTCGCAGGGGTGTTGTCATATTGCCTTGGAATATTTTTCCTTGAAGTACTTGCATCCTTTATCAGTCACATACGATAACACGTTGTACTGCGTGTCATAAATGTTGCGTGTCATTACAAGAGCCATCAAGCCAGACAGCTTGGTCTGCTGCGTCGGGAGAAGTACACCGTCAACCGACTCCAAGATGTTGTCGTCCAGAAGCTTCTTGTACAGTTCCCGACACCCGAAATTCAAATCCTTCGCCAATGAGCGAACTGTCTTGTACCTTGGCTTGCTTGGCACGTATTCGTCTGACACTTCATCTACCCAACTGCATAAAGCCAGCTCTTTTTCTGTATTGTTGCGGGCAAAAAATTCAGCTCTTCTTGAAATGTACTGACGGACGCCACAGGCATTTACAACCCACATCATAAGCCTAGTTTCCATGTCACGGATTTTTCTGCTGTGTGACGAAAGAACGGACGAATTCTTTATTGTAAGCCCTGCGGAAGCTGAAATATCAATCGCTCTCAACACATCAATTACATAGAACCAGAGTTCGTCATTCTCTGTTACCGTTCTGATTGTCCCAAGACCATCAATCCTGTAAGCTCTGTAATTCATTTCCATAATATCGGCCTCCTCAGATCGCAATTGTGCGGTTATTGTCAATGTACTGGGCGTATTTTGTGCGGAAGTATTTCATAACCTTACTCAGATCATGATTGATGCCGAGCTGCGCCGTTTCTGCATTCACCTTATCGCAAATTTCCTGCCAGTTTTCAGGGGCATGAATACCAAAGTCGATACGTTCGATCAAAAACGGATGCCCTTCTTCGTATTCACGCAACGCCAGGGATACAGCCAACGTAAGATTCAGATAATCTGCGGTTGACAGCGATCCAAGCGCGATGAGCGGATATCCTTCGGCATCCATCGCAAGGTCAGAGTAAATCCGGTCAAGCTGGAAGTGGCGAACGCCGTAATGAAATTCATCCTTTGCAAGCTTGCCAACTACTTCGCGGTCATTTGCATCAGGAATCGTATAACCCTTCCGAACCGTTACCCGTTTGCCGTCCGGCATGCAAAGCGAAATCTTGTCGCCATATCCGCAGGTCTTGCACAGCGCGAAGGTTGCGGCTTCCTTGTAGTTGTCGAATTCCTCGGCCAGTTTGTCGTTGATCAGTACTGCATACTTCTTTTCCATGATTTGTTCCTCCTCATCTCAGGTAGTCGATTTCAGCGGGGGTGAGTCCCCACTCTTCCGCCAGGTGATTGATTCGCACATCTTCGTCATACGCGCTCATCTCTTCGAAGTCGGCGAAGTTCTCCGCCAAAAACTCCGGGTCGGTGTCGCACAGGTCTTCAGGTCCGAGGCAGTATCCTTCAGTCGTAAGTGTCAGGGTTTCAATTGCTTCTTCCGGGGTCTTGGCCGCAGAAGAAATGGTGTAGATGTCGCCGTCATAAACCAGTCGTTTCATCGTTTTTCCTCCTCACACATACTCGTTCGTCAGTTCTTCAAGCGACTTGCCTTCATGTTCCCGACACTGCTCATCCAACCATTCGTAAATCACGTGCCTTTCTTCATCGGTCAGGTCGATGGTATAGTAGGTGTTATTATCATCAGCGTCGGTATTTTGCACACTCGCCCAGATGCAAGGCCCGGTCTTGTCTCCATGCTTGGCCACGTCAATGTAAAAGTCATACCACACTTCCGGGTCTTTATCTTCCGGCGAAGGATCATCGAAGTGCAGGATCGTCTTGTATCCCTTTGCGGCACGCATTTCATCGACAATGTCGTTCAAAGCATCCGAACTCCAAAACTCGAAATTTAACGTCGGAATGTAAATTTCATTATTAGTGATAACGGTTTCCAGATTCCATACAAAGTCTTCATTCCAGTTGATCACGATATCGTTCTTATTGAACCTCATGTTCATACCTCCTTATGCTTATAAAGGAACAATTTCTGTGTTTTTATTGCAACGATGTGAAATTATTTTTTCCACGGTCTGTCATCGGTGCAGACGAACCGCTCCATGCTGTCCTTTCCCTTATATTCCTTGTTTTCCCGGCTCTTAACACTCAACCAGTCAGGATTCTGTACGGTCGATTTCACTGCATGGATATGGAACATGTGCCAACTGGCTTTCCAGTTCCGCTTTGCAATCTCACAAGCATCCTTGGCGTTTGCCGCAAAGGTAAAGTAGTTGTAGAAGTAGGTCGTGCGGTTTCTCTGGATGTCAAACTCCACAACGTACACTTTTCTGCCCATCACGGCGTTGATTTTCGCCATGTCAAACTCGTAGATCGGATACATGCACATTCCAGACCAGATGCAACGCTCGGTTGCCTTGCCGATCTTGAGCTTGCGGATGACTGCGTCCGCTTCCGGGAAATTATTGATGTCCACGCAGCTATAGTTCTTAGGATAAGCCTCAATGCCGTCCACATTGACGGTCAGATTGCTGATCGGCCCCTCTTCTTCCGACCAGATGGCCAAATAGATGTGATTATTGTTGGAGTACTCTGACTGATTCAGGTAGCAGTTCGGATAGGTAGCATACCGAGTAATAACATCAAACTTTTTCATACTTCAAACCTCCACAATTACAATAGTTTTTCATACAATTTCGCGTTCCAGACCCAAGGTCGATCAATTTATCATCCCGAGGTCTGGACGCGATTTTTGGATTCTATTTCCTGAGTTAAGTGTTGATTCCGCAGTAAAGACTCAGGATGTGGTACATGACGCTGTAAAAGTCCTGATACTTTGCTAACAATTTCTTGTGCTTGCGTCCGTCGTACCATTTGATGTGGTAAATTCGATACGGATTAGTTTTCTCGTCGGTCTTGATGCAGATCACGTGTACTCCGAACTCACAGATGTCCAAGATTTTGCGTGTCTTCATAACCATTCCTCCTTAATGATCCCATTCGGGGAAGCTGCCTTCCCATACAACTTTGCGATCCAGATTGCAGAAGCAGAAGATGTACACCATTCCGGGCTTCCATCCATTGTAAAATACCCGCTCACCATGCCAGTAGATTCCCGTAACGTTCTCATTCGTGCAGTCATCAAAGGCAATGGTCCTGGCCACGTTGGTAAAGAAAACATCCGGGCTGACGTCACTGCTGAATCCATGAATGGTCGTGACGCCGTCGTACTCTACCGCATAGAAGCAGAAGTTCTTATTCAAAGTTCTGTACATAATCATTCCTCCAATTACAGTTCGAAAGTAGTAATCACGTCGTTCGCCATATAGATGGCATCGGCCACACTAAGCTGACCATCATTGATAACTTCCGCCAGGAATTTGTTAAGCTGACGCACGGCTTCTTCCTCATCGGCTACAGCGAAGTCAGCGTAAATGTTGTAGGCTTCGTTCCAGATTTCCGTAAAGTCCATATCGTCACCCCCTTGTCTAGCGCAGTTCTTCCTTAATCGATATCGATGTAGTGCCATCCGGTCACATCATCATCAACGCCGTCGCTCGGATCGTAATATCCGGTGGGAGCTTTCACGTTATCATCGATCATCTCGATAACATCGGCCAACTTTTCGCGCAGCAGTTTGTTATCAACATAGATTGTTTCGCCATCTGTCCATGCATGCCCATCGCCGAGGTGACGCTTGTCAGGAAGGGCACTGCACAGAGCTGTAAAAAAGTGTGCTTTGTTTTCATCGTCAAGATAATGCGTACTCTTGATATGATCGACCAGTTCATCTTTGATTGCCCACATCTCGTTCCACGTCATACCCCGAAGCTTGGGAACGTCTGCACGTTTACCGATGGCATACTCAATTTCCGCAACCAAGAATCCGAAGAAGGCCGCATAATGACCGTAGAACAGCCCGCCCATATAGGCTTTATAGGTCTTTCCGCTTTCCAGCTCGATCTTTACTTCACAACCGTCAAAACTGTAGCTCTTAATCATTGTTCGTTCCTCCTCACTTCATATCGTAGGTTCCACGATAGAACCCGGAGCGGAAAGCTGACACCGTGACTCCGCAAGCTTCGGTCCAGCAGTTGTACTTGTCCAGCCACTGATAAGGCCATGCCGGAACAAGGCCACCGTTGTAGTCTTTCTTGACCCCGCGCCGAATTCTGTTGTCTTCCACGTACACTTCATAGCCGCACACAATATGCCATCCGTCCTTCATGATCTTTGCCATTTCAGTTTCCTCCGTTCTTCTTGTTGTAGTTGTGAATCCAAATAATCCGGTCGCAGATTTCGTCCGCATCGCAAGTCAGCCAATAGCCAGGAGCGAATTCCGAATCTCCGTAATCGAGATCGTGCTGAATAACAATGATCATGCCCCGAATAATCAGGGCTTTTTCATACAGTTCATCATCCCGTTCTATCTCCAGTAGCCGTTCCATTTCATCACGCAGAACGGTGTCATCACATTCGTACTGGTCAAATTCCTTAATCCATTCATGGATGGCTTCGCGCAGGTCTTCGTTCATTGTTCGCTCCTCCTTAAATTGCTAACTGAATTCTTAGTGCTTCATAAATTTTGCCGATAACAGCTACCGAATTGATGCGGCCTATATATGCTTTAAGGCATGTCTTATCGATAGTCATTATCTGTTCCGTCAGGATCGTTGACGGCTTAAGATAATCGCCGGAAGACTGGATATCATCCGGGGTAATCTCAATATGAGTCGGCAGATTTAACCGCTTCTGCCCACTCGTGAGGGGGACTACCGTAATGGTATTCCCGTAAAGATTGCCCATGTTGTTGGAAACAATCACGACCGGGCGAATCTTGCCGATCACATACTGACCGGGCTGCGGAATTCCAAGATCCGCATAGAAGATGTCACCCCAAAACGGGGTAGGATTAGAACCGAACATCGTCATCCAACTCCTTTCCCCACTGTGCTGCCATGGCAAGGGCTACGCCGTGATAGGTCTTGCTCCTCATCTTCCGGCGATTTTCTGACGGCCCCATCGCCAGGATTCTGTGCTCTCGACCTTCCACAATGTTGGTCGGCACAAGTTTTGGCAGACCTTTCAACCAAAGGCAGGTCTGCTTGGTCTCGCCATGACCAAACATCCACGGCTGAATGATTTGGTCGGGCTTCCGATACCGAGTGCTCATGATTCCTACCGGATTCTCGATTGCAATCCTGTCGCAGTCCGCATTTACGAACCGCATAAAGAACTTAACACCATCCTCTCTGAGCTGCGGGTCTTTCAAACCTCTTGCAAACCAGTGCTGGCCGCTAGAAGAGAGGTGGGTGCAAGGCGGGAAGGCGATGATCATGTCCCACCTTCCGGCCTGATAGTGGGTGAGTCCGTCGGCGGTCTCAAACTGGCAGTTCCCATTGAGAAGGGGAAGGACATCTCCTTCGATGTGCCACTCAGGATGCCCGCCGGAACAAGATTCGATGTCACAAGAAAAGGCATCGTGGCCAAGCTCACGAAATGCCTTACAAACTTCTTGTGATTCTTCGCATGCAACAAGGATATTCATGCTCATACCTCCCCGATGATTTCGTTCAGGGTATCGATTGCGCTGTCAACGGAATCGAACGCATCTTCCAGGTTGTAGATGGCATCTTCCATTGCTTCGCCCCGTTCCGATGCCTGTAAACCTTCCGGCATATTGTCGAATGCCATCTGTTCCTCTTCCCGAATCTGCTCGAGGTCGGATTTTGCGACCTCAAGTGATTCGATGATGTTACGGATGTACTTCCTGCGTTCCTTATTCATGCTCATTCCTCCTTAACCCATGGGAATTCTCAGACGACCGTTGTTGTAGTCGTCGAGAATCTGCTCATGTGTGATGTTGCCCTGCCATTCTGCGATATTCGCAATGGTATTCAGACACGGGACTACATAAGTCCAGTCGTTCGGACGATTCTCATCCGTCCAGCTGTCATAGTTGAAGTATTCCGGGTCGTTCGGGCTTGCTTCCCATACGATATCTATGTCAACGTGCCGATCTTCGGGCGTATGCCCGGTTTCACCCTCAAGTTCGTCCACATAGTCGCCAACCCCGAGCTTCCAGTCGGTGGCTTGGTCGATAAGGTACTGCACATCGTCCACACATCGGCAGTTAATCTGCTCAATGTAGTTCAAAGTTCCGTTCTCGAAGAAGTCCGCTTCGAAACTAGGGCCATACTGGTTACCGTTCCATGTAGCCATATCGATGATGATTACCATCCTGCCGTCCGTGTACATGCTTGCCATATCATTCATCCTCCTCGTTCGTTTTCGTGATGTTCAGAATCAGGTTGACCGCCTTTTCCGCACGATTTGCGGCCCAGACGACCATCTTCGGATCGTCCTGCAAGGGCTTCAGCCATCCCTTGATGTAAGATGACGTGTTCCGCTCCAATTTTGCGGAGTCTATTCCGAAATGATTGCAGAGAACGGAAGAAGTAATCTCCGCGACCAATTCCTCACGGCTGTACTTCTCTTTCTGCCCGCTCATGTCGCGTCCCAGTGCTTTCCCGGTGCTGTGGCCGAGTTCGTGGAAGAGGGAAGCATAGTAGGCTTCCGAATTTCTGAACTGGCCGATCTTAGGCATGATCACCTCGTGCGACTTGGTGTTATAGAACGCACTATCCTGTTCATAGTGGCGCAGCACCACGCCAGAGCGATTCAGATAGTCCGCAACCACCGCATCAATCTCATCAATCGTGTGATTGTCCGCATTCAATCCTGCACTCTTGACGTACTTGGGCTTGATGCCTTCCGTATCGTCCAGATGGAAGACCCCGGAGTACCGCAGAATCGGAATCTTCCGGCCAGTAGTCTCTTCCTCGTTGCCGTCATCATCCGTGACCTTTTCCTTCTTCTGGATAAGCTTGTAGAAGACCACGACGCTCTGCTTCGCGCCCTTCTTAACCTTGCCACCTTCCTTATTGACCTGCGTGAAGGTTGCATATTCGCCCGGAATCCCGAGGAGCATCTGATTCAGCAGGGAATAGACCCGGCCATCGTTGTGCGACCTGGCGACCGTATTCCCGGTCGTGTTCGTCCACGGCTTTTCCCACGGCACAGTGCCGTTTTTCAGGTCGTTCAGGATACGGTCGGTTACCATCTGATAAATATCGAACTTAGCCATAATCAATTCTCCTTTCAGAATGTGAAATCTGTATAGACAGTGCGGTTACCGTCCAGATACTTGCCGTCGCCGATGTCGTTCCATTTCTGTGCCCAGTACTTCCGCTCGGAGCGATCATATTCGCCCCGGACGTAGACCTGAGATTCCTTAGGTTCCGCAATGGGTTTCAGCGTGAAGAACTCGCCATGCTTGAGGTCTTTGATCTTGGTTGCCATTGTTCATCCCTCCAATTTGTCATATACTTCTCCGCAATTTACACAAATGAATGGTCCGTACGGAGCTTCACAGTCATAAATATCTAGCCCCGGCACAAAGTTATCCGTTTCTTTTTCATGCTCATTCCGCAGAAAATTGTTATGACCATCGACAATCACATTTACATACAAGATTTGCTGTGCATAGAATTCATTGCATCCGCAAGAGCATTTCATTTCGTTTCCTCCTTATTCACAGTTCAAAGTTTTTCAGTTGTTCGAGTTCCGATTTCTGCTTGTTGATTTCAACGAGAATCTTGTACTTGATAACCTTCCAGTCTCTGCACAGTTTCATCATGTAATCCGCACCACGCGGGGTATAGATCGGAATAACCGTCCAAGCTGATCTGTCAGACCTTTTACCGAAAAAATTGAGGGTAAAGCAACCATGCCGACCACAGATATCATCATTATCAACGATAAGTTCGTACTCATTTTCCATCGTCACACGTCCATAGTTACCAGGGTGGGTAATGATATCGCCGAACTCAATATGGATGGGCTTCCGAATTTCCGGCATCAATCCGCGCAGGTAAGATTCAATCTGCTGTACATTGTTTGTGAGCAGTTCCATTTCTTCAGCGGTATAAATCATTTCGTTTCCTCCTTCTTATCGTTGGCGTGCTCTGCATAGATATTGCAGACGCTCCGCAGGTAGCATTTATCGCAGGTCTTGACGGAAATCTTCCCGACCTTCATTCCGCAGTTGAAAAGGGGGAGGCCCGAGTAGAGGTCGGGCCATAACCACTCCCATATACTCATGCTCCCGCCCCCTCGTCTTCTTCCGGGTAGAACTCGTCAGGAAGCATCTGAACCCCATAACCACGGGTCTTGCTCATGGCAGAGGCGCTGATACTTTCCGTGACAACTTCATTCTCAAAGAAGTCCGAAACTGTAAGTCCGTCATATACTGCGGACTCGACGATATCTTCCGCATCTTCCGCAGAATCTGCGATCACGTTAACCATAAGAGTTTCAATCCGTTCGAGCTTGACCGTGAAAATGTTAGCCATTGTTCGTTCCTCCTTATTCGTTACGCCACCTGGTGGAGATAGCACACGGTTTCACGATGAAGTAAATCCTTCACGATGAACAGGTGATCTTTGCGGCTATACACTACGTTCACCATCTCTTCCGGCAGTCCAAGGGGGATGTAGAATCCCCGATGAAGTTCCCCAATAAACTCCGCGACCGTTGCGGAAGGGGAAGCGGTTATCACACCAAGCTGAATGGTGCGATTATTGGCTGTCACTATCAAAACTCTGTATTCCGTCATTGTTATGCGCTCCTTTCGATCTGCGAAAATTCCGCATTGATAACCTGTTTCAATACTGCCTTTGCGACAGGGACAACGATGCTGTTTCCGGCCATCTTATACAGGCGGGAATTGCTCAGCCCGTTTGCCCGCAGAAGATCAACGTCTTCCTGCGTAAACCCCATCAATTTGAAGTACTCGTCAGGGGTGAGATACCGTACCCTGCCATCCGGGGCGAGAATTTTCATTGCCCGACCACCACCTGAAACCGTGTCCAAAGTGGCGCAGCTTCCGTACGCCGAATAGACTCTGTTCATCTTGTGGTAGTTGTAATGATTGAGGTTTCCGACCCAGTGGATGCCGAACGGGTCATCCATGTTCTCATAGTGGGTTCGCCATTCCATGCCCGCCTTGTGTGATTCCGGTATGTCGAACTTTTCTGGCACTTCCGCATCCAGAAAGTCCGCTACCTGTTTGGTCAGCGGAAATCCGATAGGGAAGGTGAAGCTCCCATCGTCCAAATCTTTGCGGATGCTGACGATGAACACCCGCTCACGGGCTTGCGGGATGCCGAAGCCTTGCGCATTCAGCACTGCCCAATAGCTGTTATAGCCAGATCGATTCAGCGTTTCCGCCACGATCTGACGTGCTTCCGTCATCCCAGTGGACAGCAAGTTCTTGACATTTTCCGCAATCGCCACCTTCGGCGTGGTCTCGCGGATGATACGGACGGCCTCCGTAAACAGTCCGCTTCGTGTTGTCGTGCCGTCCTCATTGCGGAAGCCCTGCTTCCTGCCGTTAATGCTGATGTCCTGACATGGAAAGCCATAGGTCAGGAGATCAAGCTTCCCGTACGGGTATCTCCTACAATCCACCTTCCGCACATCCCAGAGATTCCGCGATTCTGGAATGTTGTGCAGAAGGGAATATGCTTTCGAGGCGTACGGATCGACCTCGCAGTAATTCACGATGTCGAAGTCCGCGCCGAGTTCCTGGAGCGCACGTTCGAACGCTCCGATCCCGGAAAAGAGAGATAAAAGATTCATGTTATTTCTCCTTTCATCACACATGCATTGCCATCCAGAACAGACCCATTGCCATAAGGCCTGTCAGGATTCCTTCAATCAAAAACGTCGTGATGGCATTGCGCTTCTCACGGCGTTCCTGTTCCAACATTTCTGATCTCAACATTTTCCGCACCTCAGCCTTTCTTTTCTTCTTCGGTTGCGGTGTACAGCTTTGCGTTGATCGTGCAGCTTTCGGATACATCAATCCAAATTTCACCATAGTTTTTGTTTCCAAAAAGGGTGACACCCTTTGAGGGATCAAAGCACCCCCAACTTCCTTCTTTGAGTTCGTCGATGAAGTTCTGCATGCTCTCGATAAATTCAGTCTTAGTCATTTTCATTCTCCTCCCTGTATATGATTACCTCGTCCATGTATTCCCCGACTTCCAGCATGAGCGGGTTGCGCCACTCTTCACGTTCCACATAGGACAGGAAACGCAGCTTACCGTCCTCATCGTCGTAAAACTCGGGATATCCAATCGGTTCAAAATCCGCATCCAAGTCATATTCGCGACCATTGAACTTGAACTTCCCATCGTTCATGGGGATTTCCGCAAGGCGAACATACTTATATCCGTCCCTGGTGCTGATGGTTGCCATGTTATGCCACCTCCTGCGCTTTTATTCCGTACGACTCGCAAATCCGCTCGACCTCTTCATGGGTCAGAGTCCGCACAACTTTGATCTTCCGGGAAATGATCCAAGGCCAAATCTGCTTGGCGTTGGTGCGGAAGTGATACCACGTATCCGGGAGTTCCCGCAGCCCGTTCCTGGCGGTAACTTCCTGCGGTTCGCCGTCAATTTCGCATTCAGCCCACACAGTTCCGGGCCGTTGATACAGCTTTCCGTCCGTACCTTTCTTGCCAATCCAGTCCGTGAACGGCACGGTGCACGAGTGCCAACCCGGACGAAGTGACAACGCGCCAAGACGGGATTTAACATGCGTATCATCAGCTTTCGCGCCGATCTGAGCGGTAAGCCATTCGCCAACGGGCACTTCCTCATTGGCGTTTACAAATAAGGGGTAGAGTTTGCCATTCTTTTCACGAAATAGCTTATATGTTCTCATATTTTTTCTCCTTTCAATTCCGCGAAAATTCCGCACTTAAAAACGCAGGGCGATAATCAGCCCTGGCGTGTAAATATCTGAGAAAGTCCGCATTAGTTGTTAGTCAATATCCGTTCCGCCAAATACGCGATACAACGGAAGCCAGTGTGCTTCCATGAAGTCATATCCGCCACCGTCAATTCCAATGAGATATCCAAGGTCATCCTGATAGAATACCCGGAATCCGCATTCCGCGATCTTTTTGATGAAGCTCGAATCGAGTTCTTCATGGAAGCTCCACATGGTTCCCCACATGGGCAGCACGTCGTCGTATTCCTCGTCAGTAGGGGTCAGTTCGGGGATGTCTTCCCCGGCTTCCATAAGTTTCGCGACGATTCGAGTAGGGATGAATTCGAAGTTCATCCGCACCCAGTCCTGAAGTTTATTAATCTGCTTAATCATAATTACTGTTCCTTTCGTTTTGCGACAATCTAAAAATCCGCACGGAAATTTCCGGACGGATTTGCGATTATTTACAAATTTTCCGCATTAATTTTGCGACAATTTGCGAGAATTTCCGCATTGGATTTGCGATAATCTGCAAATTCCGCATCGGTTTACTTCATCATGTAGTACGTAGATACATGAGGGTGCACAGCCCTCGTTTTCAAGGTGCTCCACCCATTTCTGGGCAGCTTCTTTGGTGACGAAGGTGTCAATCCAACCCGGATGATTGCCGTCATCGACTGCGTAATAGCCCGGTTCTACGTAGATGTGCCCATCCACTTCCACGTAGTGGTGGCCATGGTAGACCACCCTGGCGGGTTCGTGTTCGGGTTCTGGTTCGACGGTTTCATATACCAAGTTGCCGTATTTGCCAGAGATCGCGATCATTTCTCATTCCTCCCCATACTGAATCGAGATGGTGTCGTAGACCGTCCCGTAGCGGTCGCCGAACTCGATTTCCATGACCTGGCCGTGGAAACTCCGCGCCGTCCACCAAACAGGTTCAAGCTCGAACGTCGCTCTATATATCTTGAACGACTCACAATTTTCGTAATTTTCCAGCATGAAATTGAACATATCATGCCTGTCTTTCTTAACACGTACGTCGAATACCTTAACAATATTTTTACTTGGCATATACAGTACATACTTCATGATGCATTTCTCCTTTATTCGTTGGTTTGCCCATTAAATTCTGCTAATGTGTTAATTTGCGCATTATTTCCGGCATGGATTATGTGGACAAATTTGCCCATTAATTGCATTAGAATTTTCCGCATTGGGTATTTTCCTCATTCCGCATAGATACAATCATTTTCGTAAATTTCCGCATTAATTTCGCTCATCGTTTCTTCATAATTCAGCATATTTTCCAGCATGATTTCATAATCTGTCATATTCATTTCCTTTCCCCGGGCGGGAATCCACCACGCCCGGGCACACATCAGTTATGGTTCTCGGTCACAGTGGTTTCGTTAGCAAGGCATCCGTGGCACTTGCCGTCCTTGCTGGTTTCCTTCTTGCATTCCTTGCACCTTCCGGGGCAGACCCAGAACCCTTCGGGCATGGTCTCGCCCTCGTCGGTGAGAACAGTGATAAACTCAGGGAATCCATATGGGTTGTCGATCTTGCTTCGAAGCCCCCAACGGCTGAACATGATGGTCAGGTTGCGGGGGACGGCATGCCTACCGCCATGGAGCAGGCAGTACAGATTGACCACCCAGTGCATTTTGGTGTAGGTCCAAAATGTCCAGTCCGGGTGCTCCAGGGCAAGCTGTACCCACATTGCAAGCTCACCCCACCGGGTGAACTCGATAGGCTGTGTTGCCCATCCGAACTTTCTCGTGGTCTTGTCCACGATTGCCTGTTTTGCGTAGTCGGTCGCTTCGAACTCACCTGCCACGTGAATTCGACAGTACTTGTTTTCGGGTTTGGTCACTCTGCGGAATTCTTCCGTGAGCTGTTCGTAGACATCGGACAAGAAGTGTCTAACCATGAATGTGTTCTTGCTCCATGCCCGGATGCAGGTCGGGTATCTGGCTGCTGACTTCATGGCATAGCATCCCCGTTTGCAGTCGTGGCATGCTCCACAGGTAATTACGGGCATCGTGCTAAAGTTGTAGGCCTTGCCGATCTTGCGGTTGCCACGGCTCAGGGAAATCTTGACCGGGACGTTGTCCTGTTCGTATGCTCCGATGATTGCCAGGGCGGTCGTTACGATGCGGGCGACGGTTTCTCTTGAGAGTAGCCACATTTTACGGATAACGCGAATAATTTTTTTCATGATGATTCCTTCCTTTCTTCCAAACAAAAAGAGGGCCGTTCAGCCCTCAGGCATAGTATTCCTTCAGTTTGCGAAGCTCGTCGACGAACTCGCGGGCGGATGAGCAATCTTCTAGCATGAAATAGATAGTCGTTGAATCGAATGTTTCGCCGTCGATGACCTCTGCAAGGGCAAGCGTCTTAAACATGACAACGATTGTTGTCATTAGCTTTTCTTTTCTACTGTCAAAGTATCGAGCGATGTTATTAGCCATGCTAGAAGCAACGGCCTGATTAACTCCGAGAATTTCCATGAGTTCCGAAGAATTTGTGATGAACAATCCCATAGTTCGCACCTCCAAAAAAAATCCAAAAAAAAAAAAAAAATCTTGGAACGCGCTGGTCGTTCCAGGAACAAAAAAAAAAGAAGGAAGGGGGCGAACCCCCTTCGATCACTTGCGGGCCTTCTTGACCTCGAACTCATAGTGGCCACCTGTGCAAATCCTGTTCAGAACTCTGAGCACGACCCGGTCGAATTCGTCTTCCTTCGGAAGCTTGACCACGTTCGTCTTGTTCTTCAAGGTGGTCAGGAACGCGCCCTCGATCTGCTTGACATCCATGGTTACGGCCTGATATTCGCCTTCCGGGTCGATGTACTTGCTGACGATCTCGAGCAATTGCTTGCGAATCCAGTTCCCGGATACGGTGTTTTCGCCCAGTTCGCCCGTGGCGAATCCTTCCTGAATGTACTGGACCTGTACGCGCTTCATGACTTCCTGATAGAGCTTGCGCACAATCCCGGACGCTTCCACGTCGATGACGTCGTACAGCGTCACCCACGCGCCGTCATTCGCGATATTCGCGCCATACCCGCCATCATGGGAAATCTGACAGGTGGCATAGTACGGATAGACGGTTTTCAGGTAGGTAACAGGCTTGCCCACCTCTTGCGCGAGCTGTTCCATCTTGACGGCATAGGTACGCAGGGACTTTTCAGCGACGGCATCGCGGGCACTGTCCATTGTCACCTTCGCGGTCTGAATAGACGTGGTGGTAGCGTTATCATCAGCGACAGCCTTGTCATAGGCGCGGGTAGCGTCAGAGTAGGCCTTGACTTCTTCAAAGTCACGAGACAGAGTAGGATACAGGATAGATTCAGGCAGAGAGAGTTCCACAGCGATATTCTTCTTCATAGTTAGATACCTTCCTTTTCAAAATAGACAGAGTTGTAGAGTTAACAGATACAATCCGAGCACGTATGCCCGGGCCTGACGCCCGTCTGTCGCTCATCCCACGTATACCGTGGGCGGTCGCATAGTTCAGAATAAGCCCGCTACTTGTGGAGCTTTTCCCGGTCTATGCGTTTTTCAAGGTTCAGCGGAAACGGACAGCCATGGCCCGGTCACAAGCCCACAACGCGCGGGCAGTGCGTGGGAATCCGTCACAACGCGCAACGGCACGCAGGAAACGTGAGACGGGGAACGACCGCGCATGCATTGCCACGCATGCGAGATGGGATTCGTGCGGATGTCGACTTTTCCCGGTCGACTCGGGGATTCTGACCTGTCCTTGGGGTTCGGCTTTCGCCGTTCCCTTTGGCAACTCAAGTATAGCAGAGATTTAGACGATTTATTATTTTACGTCTGACATCTATAAATTTTTTTTAAACCCCCATGCAACCTTTTTTCGACATACTTTTCAACGCATGTCAACTTTTCCTCACCCCACCTCAACCTCCCACCTTCGCCGGAAAACTCCAGGCTAAGCTTCGCCCTCAGCCGCAAAGAAAAACTAAAAACAAGCGCAACTCAAAATATGCGCGGTCTTCTTCCACTTTCTACTCGATATGAAATCCGGCACTGGAAAATCGTATTGGATAAAATAATATTTGATACAACATAAATTTACGCAGCTTGACAATGCCGAAAATTATTGTGTCATAATAAAAGTTACATGGTAGACAACGCCTGGCCGAGCACTTGTAATAGCCGCACAAATATCGCAAAACAGATGTGGCATTAAATTGCCTGGAACTTAACGTTCGAAAACATAATAACCTAGTGGGCGAGTAGGTAAAAAAAACATAAACGTTCCTGTTTCCCCTTTTTGCGGCTTAAATAAAAATTTCCTTCAGTCAACTTTCTTGAATCAATCGCAGCATAGCACATCAGACGCATACCGACGTGCCGACGAACGAGCATCCCCCAGGCGTCGTTTCCGGCTCTATATATAAACTTGGTTCTTAGAACGTATAACTTTATAAATAGAGTCGACTCTATCTAAACCAAAACATAGATCTTTATAATTTTAAACATAGTTCTAATAAATTATCTTTGGTATGTTTTAAAGATACTACCAACTACTAAGATCTATGTTTTAAACTCAGTACTAAATGCATGTAGTAAATAGAGTATGTATCTAGTACTCCATGAAGGGATTATATTTATAGAGTTAACTGTATGGTATTTTTATGTTTTAATTAAGGTGTTTGTTAATACTAGACTCTATAATTTAACTAGGTTCTTAAAACATAGGACTTTGTTAATAGAGTTGACTCTATATCTTTTTTTATTTAATCAATATCTCTCTAAATCTAAGAGTATTTTATTTAAATCTATTATTTAATTAATTATATATACGCGTGCGCGCGCGCGAGGGACCAGGCGGGGTGGTCAACAGGCCGCGGCGAAAAAAATTTTTCTGGCCCGTGCAAAAAACATGTGACCTTGTGATCTTATAAAGCGTAGGGGGAGAAGATACCCCTAGTGAAAGGAGAGATAACAATGGCAAGTTCAGGCTGGATTGATGAACTGATGTCCGCAAAGCGGAAACTTGATGCGGCCAAGCAGACGGGCAACGGGGTGGCGTCTTCCAAGGAGCGCATCCGCAATATCATGGCAAGCCACGTGGACGATATCGTGAACGCGGTGGCCGGAATCAGCGAAGTGGAGACCTTGAATGAACGGCTGGCCAACATGCAGCGCACCCTGGATGAGGCGGACGACGAGTACAACGCGCTCAACAAGGAGCACAAGGAAACCAAGGTGAGGCTGGCAAAGCTACAGGCGATGTACGACGAAGCCATGCGAAAGGATAAGGCGGGCAAGGCGGGCAAGCCCAAGCACGGGGCGGGCGAAAGCGGGGAAAGCGAAGGCCAGCGCGGAAGCGGTGGTCTACAGGATAAGACCATCAACGCCGAAGGCGGGGATGGGATTTGAGGAGAATTGAAGACTGGAGCTACCTGCCGATGAGTGAGGCCCGCATCGTTCGTGCCTAGATTCAGGAGCGGAGCGCGGCCCCAGCCAAGGAGGACGCCATCCTGGCCTACATCGCCCTTGATGCGGCTAAGGAGTCGGCTGGCCTGGACGAGCTGGAGGGGCGCGTGGTGGCTTGCTAGGAGCGGGGCATGCAGATGGGCGACGTTTCCTCGTACACCGGGATTAGCCGGGATCGGATCAGGCGGGCGTTTCAGTCGGCGGTGGCAAAGATCGTGGAGGCGAACAACCGCAGATGGTTGGAAGTCTACGCTCAAGTCAGGGATTGATTCCTGATTTGGCGGTTCTGATGTCGCACCTGATAAAATGTCCACCCAGACTTTGAAACGCGAAATTGGAGAGCAAAACTAGACTTGAGTGTTGAGTGGAGGAGAAACGAATATGGATTGCGCAATCGATTGGACGAACAGTGAAACGGTGTGGGCAAGTGGCGACGAGAAGAAGCTGAAGAACACCATTCTGCGGCTTGCAAAGAAACACCCGGACGATGTGTTGATCAAGACGAGGCCGGAAGACAATGACGGCACTATCGTGGCGATGTTTCCCCGAAGCTGGGTTAGGATCAGCCCGCCGAGGAAAGTGCACATGACAGACGAGCAGAAAAAGGTGGCGGCGGACAGGTTGGCCAGGGTAAGACGTTCAGCTTCATCCGAACTCACCACTCAAGTGTGAGAACAAGTTCAAATTTCGCGTTCCAGATCGAAAGTCGATAAATTGTCCACCTGAAATCTGAACGCGGATTTTGGAAGAAAAACATCCCTATTTCTGGGAGAAGAATTTGGAGGGACTTATGTACGGAGATTTTTGGATTAATTCTCATGCAAAATTTGCGAATGATCCGGTAAAGAGCTGGATCAGAGTCTGCGATCCGAGCGAAGGTGAAATTGATCTTGTCATCTACGGCCTTCTGCTCGAGTACGCCAACGAAGATTCCGGGGTGGCCGGGAAAGCGATCTCCCAGGCAATCGAGGAAAACAACGTGAAGAAGGCAATCAACGCGCATGCCTGGTTCATGAATGTGGACGGTGAGGATATGACGAAGTTCGATCTCGACTACCTGCGGAAAGCGTGGTTCGACGAAGAGGAAGAGGACGAGCCGGAAGAAGAGGACGATGACGATGAGGACGAGTTTCCGAACCTCGACGACATGCTTGATCATCCCCAGGCATATAACGACTTTATCGATTTCTTGAACCTCATACTCGAACATCCACAGGCATTCATCAACTGGCGGAACAGCAAAGAGCTGAAACCGTTTGAAGAATTCGCCAAGGATGATGACCCGAACAGCGAAGAAAATCAGATGCTCAAGATATACATGGGCTTACTTTCGGCGGGTGCGCTGGAAGAGTTGCGCGAAAAGTGACCACTTGTTTGATATAAACATAGGGAAGGGTGGATAACATGGGAAGAGGATTCCATATAGCGCAGCCGACGGGGTATCCGAGGTTCGTCGAAACGGACAGCTTCGAAGAACGGATGGAGATTGCCAACGAGCTGATAGGCCGCTGGGAAACCTATTGCCTGCGCAACTGGGATAACGACCATGGCGACCTTTACTCTCCAGAAATGAAAGTAAAGCGATTTTAGGACAGCCTTGCCTATTTCCTGCTTCAGGGCGACATGGAGGATATCGAGACTGACTACAAGGCCCGTGTTCATGCGGCCAGGGAGATCCCGGTATCCTCATGTCCCTCCAGTGTGTCCGAGCAGATCGGCAGCCACGTTACGCCCGGGATTCCCAATGGGGACGCCGAGGAGTGGCGCGTTTTCCGGCAAGTGATGGATACGCTGGATGAGGCCATTCCCAAGGTAAAGCGCAAATCCGCACCCAGACCGAAAACGCTGGACAGGCAGGAGCGCGTAGCCATGGAGCGGAAGATTGGCGGCTTCCATGATCTCACTCGATGCCGGGTGGACACCGAAGGGATATTCCACTGGGGCGGACGCACGTGGCATCTGAGCGCACCGCAGTACGGCGGGCAGGAAACGGGACTTGGCATGTACTACGCAATGGATACGGTCATCGTATCCGAGAACGGCATATTCTATGATCAAAACATGGAACGACTGCCAGAAGGAGCGGTAAAGGAAATTGGGACGGAAATTTGAAGAGATGTGTCTGGCCGAACGGCGACAACTTCTGGAACAGGCGGTCGCCAAGAAGCGTGGCTAGGCCGATATAGACTGGAGCGAACTTGTTGATCTCTACGACCTTGACATGACGCCCGACCATCTGCGGAAGGCTGCGGTGGGCATGGAGTTCGTGGCAGACCTGGAGGCCGGGGAAGCTGAGCAGGGTCGTGCAAGCACGCCCCATGAGGAAAACGTCACGGCCTACGACGGCACTTCGGTCTACGGTGACAAACAGAAACTGCGCGACCTCAGGCGGGAAATCAATTCCTACATGCGGAGCGATGCCAGACGGCAGGAACTGGCCGATGCCATCGTGGAAGCCGCACGACAGATGCCCAAGCTTGAACGCCCGCCAGTTTCACCCACGGTCTATACGGATCGCACCGAGAACCGGGAGCTTGTGCTTGGAATAGGCGACATGCATTACGGCGCGGAGTTCAACATCAAGGGTCTTCGCGGGGACGATGTGCTGAACGCCTACAACCGGGAAATCTTTGAGAAGCGGATGGACAGCTTGCTTGATCAGGCGGCCGCCATCGTAATGCACGAGGAAGTCAGCGTGGTTCACCTGTGTTTCGTAGGCGACATGATTGACGGTATGATTCATAAAAACCAGCTCACCAAACTTGAGTACGGCGTGATCGACCAGACCATGTACCTTGCGGAATATCTCGCAGAATGGATTAATTCCCTTTCGGAATACGCATACGTGGTCGTGCATGCTGTGAACGGCAACCATTCCGAGGTCAGGCCGCTGGGTGCGAAGTCACGCGAGTTCGAGGATGAAAACCTTGAGCGAATTATCCTCTGGTATCTGAAAGCCAGACTCCAGGACAATGAGCTTGTTTCCGTGGAAGGCAAGGGCGAACGGCGCGAGTACTTCAGCGTCTTCGATTACCACTTCATGCTTCTTCATGGCGACGGCGCGTTTGGCAAGAAGATCAGCGACATTGCCAGAGACAGCGTAAACCTTTACGGAGTCCCTGTGGACTTCTTCCTTTGCGGCCATCTGCATAAGGCCGAGGAATTCAATGCGGGCGTAACCCGTGATGGCAACAGCGTGATCCTGCGCGTCCCGTCAATCTGCGGCATGAATGACTATGCGGTGGCGTGTGAGATGGGCGGAGAGCCTGGAGCCATTGCTCTGGTTATGGAACGCGAATATGGACGGCGTTGCACATATCCAATCAGACTAAAATGAGGCAACCAATGAATGGCGCGGTTCAGAAGATGTATGACATGGCGGGAAAGCTTAGCCGACTTCCGCCGGACGAAATGATTCATGTATTCCAGGCGGCATGGAGCGAGGACTCGAACCTTGCTCTGCGCTGCCTTTTCTACATACGGGGAACGGGTGATACCCTCTTCTTCCGGCATGTCTTCAGCCGTTTCTGCGACTTCATGTGGGCCTCAGATGGTAAACGTATTCTGCGGCTGATTCCACAGTACGGGCAGTACGAGGACTGGTTCGCGGTGTGGGGTACGGCATGGCAGTGGATGATCGAGGATTTGATTCTTGATCAACTCATTCTGGATGACGAGGCACTTGACCCGTCACCGCTTGCTCACGTGCTTCCTTCGACCTACGACCCGTCACCAGAACGGCGGGAGCTGGGATACCAACTGGCAAAGATGCTTAGCATGACGCCGAAAGACTATGATCACATGCTGTATCATTTGCGGCTTAAGGCTGAGCCAGAAGGCCCGGTATGGCAGATTCCAGCCGGGGCAAACATGCAGGAGACACTGAGCAACCCGTTTCTGAATCCCGTCCACCTTTACGGCTATTAACGTCGGTGTGCCGCAATTGGCGAGACGGGGCGGTCTCTAAAACCGTAAAACTGTGGGTTCAAATCCCACCACCGACACACTAAGAAACCGCACAGCACACTCGGGAGGCGGCAGTGGTACAGTCGTTGTCAGCGACCCAGGCCACAGCATAAACAGATCGACCCAGGCTTCAGGCATCACCGAGGTTGTAAGGATCGGACGGGTTGACATCCAGAAGGTCCTAGTTTGACGGTGTCATCGTGCAAAAACCGCAAGGCTTTTAAGGATCGACGTTCCGGCGTTGTTCCCATTTTTTCAAGAATGCGGTGGCGGAATAGATTGCCATCATTCCTGCGGATAGTTGTCTATCATCCAAGTACACCTGATTACAGGGGCGCAGGTCACGGCTAAAGTAGACGCTACACGTAAGACGTACGAATCGTCGCTGAAATAGTGCTGGCATTTTGGAGAGTACGTCATGTGAGGTGCAAATCCTCACCCGCATTGAGATAAAAGCCTTCGGGCTTTTACGGGGCGCAATTGCAAACCGCGAAAGTAGCCCCGTTTTTCATGCATCAGGGGTAGCACCCCGCCACGGGAGATGCCCGCATCATTCGTGGTTTTCCATTCCGGTAAGAGCCATGCACGCTGAGCCTTTTGGATGCGGACCAAGCATGGACATTTAAACAGGGTGACTCCAGCCCAGAGGTTACGGGCTTATCTTACCTGCGTCCTGCGCACGTCCAGTCAGCGTGCATAGGTCAAGACTCGGGCAGGATGAGCCTGGTTAGCATGGGCATTTAGAAGGACATCGCATCTCTACTACAGGAGGCCAGCATGGAAGGATATTGCGAACGGCATCATCAGCCGTGGGACATTAAGTGTGTGTGCGGACAATGGGTGTGCGAATGTCCGAAGTGCCGCGCAGAAGGTTTGCTTGATACTTTCTATGACACAAAAACTACCATGCGGATACAGCAGGAGATGGTGGCCAGCAATCATGTTCAAGAATCACATCATGATGTGTATGAATAATCCTTGTGCCAGATGCAGAATGACAGCTACCGAAAAAGCCGCTTGCTGCGGATGCCCGGAGCGGTTGGCGTGGGAGCAGAAAGGAAAGGAACAAACAATGAATGATCGTGAAATGGTAATGGGATGGCTTGAAGGCTTGACGGATGACAACTGGTGTGAGTGGCACAGCAATAGCGAGGTACAGTCCATTGCCAAAGCGGCTTTGGAATTGCTGAAGAAACCGAAGAAGGTAAAAACGGATATGTACGGTGATGCATATTGCCCGCATTGCTCCACGGTGTCAAGCAGAGCCATGGGAGTCCAGAGACTGCACATGGGAACAAGATTCTGTCCATATTGTGGCCAGCCCATAGAATGGGAATAAATGGGGGAAATGCGAATGACATTTGCAGAAGCATACCGGGAAATGCGGAACGGAAAGTGTATTGCCCACGAGGCGTTTGACGGAGACTATTGGACATGGGAAAACAACACCGTCATGTTCAACAGCAATACTGGTCTTCGTTATCCTATCCAGGGTGCACCTGATATTGGCCGTGTTTTCGATTGCATTGTCGAAGATAAGTGGAGTGTAGTTTATCCTGACTTCGGCTAAGGAAGATGGCGAACAATGGTAGAGGATATGTATATTCGTGCGGCTGCGAAGGAAAGCACAGGCATACCAGAAAAACAGAGGCAACGCATACGAGAGCGTTTCACCGCAAAACAACTGCTGTTTGAAAACCGCAGATATTACTGTCCTCATTGCAGAATGCCTACACCAAAGATGTCAAACTATTGCTGCAATTGTGGGCAAAAGGTCACACTGGAAAAGCCTGTAATGGCGGTTCTTGATTAAAGAGGTATAGATCATGGGACGCTATGAGACGTGGCTGAAACGCAAATCGAATGCAACTCCGTATGCGAACGAAGCTGTTTGTAAAAAATGCAAATATGCCAAGTATGCAAAAACGAAAGCTTTTTGTTCTGGAAGAGGTACGGCGAGGGCACTTTCCGAAAAAGAATGGCAAAATACAACTCCGTGCTTTTGCCCGGAATATAAGCCACGGGATGTAACTTGAATAGGAGACTGTATCATGGATAAAAAGCCCGGCATGATTTATTGGTTGTTCGTTGCGATCGGTGTGATCTATGTAATAAAAATGCTGGTGACGTGAATTGGACTTTATTGCGGTGGCGGAAATAGGTAGACGCAGCACATAGCGAGCGGTGGTGTGAAGCGCAGTTCGAATCTGCAAACTGACTCGGTGCAAATCCAGCAGTGTTGGTCAATATCATCACCATGTCAGGTGCAAATCCTGACCCGCATTAAATAACACTTTAAGGAGTGGTGATCCATGAAAGCTATGTTATCTCAGCCTATGGCTGGAAAGACCGAACAGGAAATTATCGAAACCAGAGAACGTGCTATCAAAGTGCTTGAAGCGAAGGGCTATGAGATTGTAAATACTCTCTTCACGGACGAGTGGTATTCGGATGAGAAGATGAAGGAACGTGGCGTGGTTCAGATCCCGCTCTGTTTTCTTGCCAAGTCTCTGGAAAACATGAGTCTTTGCCATGCGGTGTATTTCTGCAAAGGTTGGGAGAACGCCAGAGGATGCCGGATTGAGCATGATGCGGCAAAGGCTTATGGGCTGGAAATTTTCTATGAACAGTAACCTTCATATTTTGGAATTACGGCAAACGTCTTCGGACTTTGCTTGAGGATGTCGGATGCGTCTGACATCCTTGCCCGAACGGGCGAATAAACAACCCATTAAACCAGTGCTGATATATGCCAGATGCCATCGGGCGGCGTAGTGGTGACTTTCGGTTGCCCGGTTCGACTCCGGGGCTGTCCGTGGTGCTAACATATGTCGGTAAACCGAACCCTATATAACTCATTAGAGGAGAAAGAAATGCGAGACGAATGCCATGATGAAACAGGTATGATCATCAAACCATTTGAGGAATGCGAGCGGTGTTCGGATTTCCCATGCATAGAGCTGATTCGTGCATTACAAGCTATCATCGACGGAGACAACTGACATAAAAGGAGGAAGTTATTGTGGCGAAGAGTAACACAGTACCACATAAGTCATGCATTCGCTGCGGTAAAGTCCTTCCGCTAGATGCTTTCCCGAAGAACCGGGAATGGGTCACCATGTCATACAGGGACGCATGGTGTACCGAGTGTGGCAAGAAGTACGTGATTGACCGGGAAACCGTCGAACAGTACTGCCACGACAACAACCGACAGTGGAAGGACGCTTACTGGGAGGCTTGCATTAAGAAAGCCCAGTATGCCGTGGCCACTGACGAAGCGTACCTGAAGGCGAATGCTTCCAGACGCACAAAGCTCTTCAATCAGGCCGCAGCACAGGCCTGGCTGAAGATGATGAATACGCCCGCCTATTACGGCTACATCGCCTACAACGATAAGCCGTATGAAGAAATTGTGGCCGGGGAAAGCCCGGAGGATCAGGCGGCAAAAGAAGCGCGGCGCACCTACAGCACCGAGTGGGGTGGCTACTATGACGACGAGGAAATACAGACCATGAACGATATGTACAAAGAGTACGAGCGTGACTTTGATCTGTACAACCAGTCGCTGATTGACTACGCCCATGAAGTGGTGAAGGCAAAGGTGTACATGAACCTGATGTACTCCAACATGCTGCGGAGTAAAGTGACGGTCAAGGAATACAACGCGGCTGTGGCATCTTTTCAGAGCCTCTCGAAGGACGCAAACTTTGCGGCTTGTGCGAGACGGAGAGAGGATGATAATGGCGTGGATTCCCTTGGCGAAATAATCGAGTTTATCGAAAACCATGGCATGCTTAACCCTGAAGATTTCAAGGGAGTGCAGTTCCCCAAGGATGACATAGATGCCATCCTTCAGGATTACCGCCATATCGAAAGAGCGGTGGGCGCACAGTTATGAGAGCCGGAGATAAACTCTACATCAAGGGGCGTGAATAGCGGAACCTTAAGGCATTCGCATAGAAGGTCTGGTACTGGCGGACGCACCTTGATGTTTTTATTGAGGAATACTTCAAGATCAAGCTCAAGGATATCCAGCAGGTCGAGGCACGGGCCATCGGCAACAACGTTGAGGTATACATCGTTAAGAACCGTGGCGCGGGCAAGACGTGGCTTGTGGCTATCTGCTGTATCGCGCTGGCCGTCCTGTATCCTGGAAGCCGAATTGCGGTGATCTCCGGCACGGGCGAACAGGCAACGCTGGTGCTTCAGAAGATTGCGGATATCTTCGTGCGAAATCCCAATGTGCTACGTGAGATCAATATGTCACGTGGCCGCAACCCGGTGAGTATTTCCAGGGCGAAGGGCATCTGTACCATGAAGAACGGTAGCGTCATCGAGTCCTTCTCCATGACCACATTCCGTGGACAGCGTGCCAAGGTTCTGGTGGTAGACGAAGCACCGGAGGTTAACGACAGCGACTGGCAGTCCGTTGCTTCCCCTGTTCTGAATACCACCCGCGACCAGGCTCTGCAGCATGAGTTTCAGGATTACCGGAGCAAGCAGATCAGCATTACCAGTGCCTGCAAGAAGTCGAATCAGTTCTATAACCGATTCACCCAGACTCTGCGGGACATTGCGGATGGCAAGCCCGGTAGTGAATACAAGTTTGCCTGTGCTCTGGATTACCATTCATCGGCGCGGGTAGGCATAACGGCTATGGCATTCTTCGAGAACGAACGTGCGAAGATGACGCAGGAAGCGTTCGAGATGGAATACGGATCCATATTCCATGGCGCGGAAACGGGATCTCTTTTCCCGTATGAGAAAACTGAAGAGTGCCGTGTGCTGAAGAACATTGAATACCGACAGCCGAATAACTGCATATCCGATTACGTGATCGGCATTGATATAGCTGTTTCCGGCACAACAAGCGCGGACAATTCCGTGATTACGGTCATCAAGCTTGTGGAGTGTCAGGACGGGTCCTATATCAAGAAGGTGGTTTGCATCCAGACGTTCCACGGATACACACTAACGCGGCTTTCAGAAGAGCTACGGAAATTCCTTGTGCGTTTCCCGAGAACGATCAAGGTGGTGTTTGACCATCACGGCATCGGCAATTCTTTCCCAGAGTTCCTGAGTCAGCCGTGGACAGACCCGGCCACTCAGAAGGAATACCCGCCGCTTGTTATGGATACCGAGCGGTCTTCCATTCATAACGCGATCCCGCTTCTGCGCGGGGTCGATGCAAATAACGCATTCAACCTCCGATGCGTGAACGTGACCACGGTGGCACTTGAGCGGCATACGATTGAGCTTCCCGTGGATTCACGCCGACTGCTCAACCACCGCCTGGTGGATGTGAACGAAGAAGTGACAGGGGACAGTGATACCCGGCATCGCTTCGACGAAAAGGAGGAAGCCATCTTCCGTGAGGCCGACGCGCTTCAAATCGAGATGGGCAACATTGTTTCCAAAACCACCGGGGCAGGCAACTCGATTATCGGCACGGCCAAAAGCAATCAGCACAAAGACCGATACAGTTCGCTTTCCTACGCACTGGCCTACATTGCTGACCTTGAGGATGACAATGTGCGCAAGTTCCGTAATGGCGGAAGCGACGGCGGGGTTGTGCTGGTGGATGACATTTCAGACTGGATGTGATGGGTTTGGAAGAAATCAAGAACATGAGTGCGGCCATTGCCGAAGATGATGCGTTCGACTCAAAACAGGGTCTGACCATGACCTATGTTACCGACGAGGTTACCTACGCCGGAACAATTGAGGGCATTCCGTATGAGCGGATTCTTCGAAACAAGCAGCACTATATTTACGAGTAGTATAAGCTGAGTGACTACTACATTGATGCCGACAGCATTTATCGCGGCATCATCAAGGAAGTCTATGTACCGTTCTCCACCGTGGATAAGGTTCGTCTCCAGGGAAGCAGTGAGGAGGCCATCAACAAGTATCTGCGGTTCTATGAGAACATGAACTTCGAAGCGTTTGCCATGTCGGTGTTTTACCAGTACTGGAAATACGCCAACGTGTTCGTGTACGTATTCGAAGACGGACGTATCCGTACGCTTCCCCCGCATCATGTGAGGGTGGCTGGCGTGGCCGTGGACGGTGAGCCGATCATCGAGTACAACGCCCTGTCCATTGTGAAGGAAAACCACTGGATGTTGGCCCGATCCAGCAAGCGGTACATCGACGACGATAGCCTGAACGTTCTGCTTCAGGGATATCCGCCCGAGGTGGCGGACGAGATTCGGAAGCGGAAGGGGATTGGCTGGGTTCAGCTGAATCCGAAGAATACCTTCGCCATGCAGGATGTGAAGGAAGACTGGATGCGGTATGCGGTTCCGATGATCGCGTCGGCACTGCTTGCACTGAAGAAGAAGTCGCTGATTGCGGACTGGGAAAACGCTCTGCTGAATCTGAGCATGCGTTCCTTCTGCCATGTAAAGTATGGCGACAAGGAAGGACATATCGGGCCGAATGAAGAGACCCTCAGCAAGGTGCGTAACGGTTTCCGCAAGGCCATGACCGGGACAGCACTGGTGGTAACGGATGCCTTCTGCGAGGCGAACTTCTATCAGCCTGACCTGGAAGACCTGTTCCGGTATGACAAGTACGCATCCGTCAATTCCCAGATTCTGGCGGCGGGTGGCGTGAGCGAGATCATGGTGAGTGGTAATACAAGCGACTCATCCACGTTCGCTACCGCACAGGTCAGCATGCAGACTGCGGCCATCCGTATCAAGTCGGCACGGCAGAAGTTCTGTGCCATGATGAACCGGATCAACCGCAGGCTGAACGAACTGCACCTGAAAGGACTGCCCCATATGTCGGACGACAGAATCCCGGAATTCACGTATCCGCCTGTCGATCTGAACGGCAGTCAGAAACTTCAGGAAGCCTGCAAGGCCCTGTATGAGAAAGGTCTTGTCAGCAAGCAGACCATGCTCGATTCTTACGGACTGGACATCGAGCAGGAGATTGCCCGCCGCAAACGTGAAGCTTCCAACGGTACGGATGCCACGCTGATCAAGCCTGACATTGTGCAGGACATGATCGTGGAGGAAGTGCCGGAAGGTAAGTCCACTTACGTGCGTGACGGCAAGACATATTACCGGAGCAGCCGGAAAGAGGAGACCGATGAGAAGGAAGAAACCACACTCGGACGTCCAACGCTTTCCGTGGAAGAACGCTCCAGTGATCCCTACAAATCTGAGACGGGACGGCTGCCCAAGCCAAGCAATCCAGAAGGATCAAGTCCCGCCACATAATCTGATGTAAGTCGGGACGGTGACTAAAACGCCGTCCCTTTTTACATAAAATACCCGTAGCGTGTACCTCCTAGCGCGGTGCGGGGAATCAAAAGGGTTGATTGAAATGGACGTCAGAATGCTGCATCTCATGGCTTCTGATGTGTCGCTGACTCAGCCCGCCAACAAATCATTCCTTACCATCAAGATGCGGATGATGACCACCAAGCCGAATCGCAATAATGAAGGCGTGACCGAAGCATTCATTGATGACATGATTGCCAGAGGAGATGCGCTGAAATGCTAGGGCTTGTTTGCGGACAAAGCAAAGCTTCTCGCCCGCGATTACGATCATCTCACGCATATGTATGATAAGCAGAGTGGTGAGTACAGAGGTGACCAGGTCGGAAGTTTCTTTTCTTTCGAGAAGGTCAATGATGAATTCGGCGTAAGCCTGTATGGAGTAGCCAGGATTCCGAAGAGCCGAAAGCGGGTATGCACCGCGATCACAGAGATGTGGGAGTAGGGCAAGCTCAGCTTCTCGTTCGAAATTTCGTACACCATGAAAGGCGTTGTGTATGATGGGGAGACGATGTATGTGGATGCCCATCCCGACAACATTCTTTCTGGAATGACAATCGTTTCGGTTCCGGCTTATCCTGAGGCGGTTGCGCTGGATTTGGCGGCAGAGGTCGGCAAGGACAATGAGCCGGAAGAGGTGAATGCAATGAACAAGGAAGAGATGGAAGGATTGGTCGAGGCCGAAGTGACGGAGACGGAAGCAACCGTTGAAGCCGAAGTGGTTGAGGAAAAGAAGCCTGAAACCGAGGTCGAAGTCGAAGTTGAAGGCAAGGAAGAGGCTAAGGCTGAAACCACCGAAGAAGTGGCCGCGATTGATAATCCTGCCATTCTGGAAAAGCCTGAAGGCGAAGAGGCTGCTGCGGAAGTGTTCGCTCCTGTGGAAGAAGCGAAGCCCGCTCCCGTCTATATCACCACGGAAGAGTACCATTCCTATACGGTGCGCACCGAGCAGATGATTGCCGAGCGTGATGCGAAGATCGCTAACCTCGAATCTCAGCTTGCCGCGGCGGTGAAGGAAGCGGACGATCTCAAGGCCGAGAAGGCTGAGAATGAGCGGCTGGTTAAGGTAGCCAAGGCTGAAGCTTATGCCAAAAAGCACGGACTCGATCTTGAGAACGAGGACGTGAAATCTGCGGTTGCTTCCGCGAACTTTGAAATGCTTGCGGAACTTGACATGCAGAATGAAGTTGAAGTTCCTGTTAAACAGGCGCAGCCCAGTGCCATGTTTGCAGAAATGAATATCCCCGCAGTTGATAAGACCTTTGGTGGTCTGCTGCGGAATGACTAAGTAAAGGGGGTAATCCTATGTGGGGTTACGTAAAACAGCATGGTTCTTACGTTTATGCCGGAAATTACAAGGCAGGCGTTGAACTGGAAAATGCCCGTTTCGTAGAAGTCGTGAACGGCGAGGTTAAGCCTCTGGCCGCCGCCAACTCCAGCCTGAAGATGGTTGTTGTTGAGAAGCGGGTTGAGAATGGTCTGCCCATGGTTGGAGCCATCGTGATCGGTGAAGCTGATACTGGCGTATATTTCAACCACACCATCTGTGAGAATCCTGACGAGGTTTCTCAGTTTGGCTGGAAGGTTCCCGCTGGCCACTATGTCCGTATGCATCAGCCCGTGAAGACTGATGAGATTTATATGGACGTGACTCAGGCTGTCTATGATTCCCTGAAGATCGGTGACGCGGTGAAGGCTGGAGCCAACGGCGTCCTCGTCAAGGGTTAATCAAACGAAGAGAGGTGTAAGAACATGGCTGAATATAAGGTAAACAGCATTCATCGTGATGATGAGGCTGTCAAAGTACTTGCCGCTTCCGCAAGGGGTGAACGGATTGATACCGACGTCCGTGCTCGTATGGATGAAATCGGCAAAGATATCATGGCTCAGGCCGCCGCCGGAAACAGTCAGCTCCTGGCCGAGTATGTTGACTATGTGGTGGAAGACTTTGTTGCTCCCGCCTAGGACTTCCTGAATCAGATCGCTGACGTGAAGCGTGTTGGTGACAACGAGACTCTGCGCTTCCGTACCGAGATGCAGGGCGTGCATGCCTATGTGCAGGCTGCTGATGCCACCACGCCCAGAAGCCGCATCACTTCCAAGATGATGACCCTGACTCCCGTTGTCGTTTCCGTACGTCCTGCGGTCAACCGCAAGGAACTGAAGAACGGCACTGTGGACCTGGCTCATCTGGTACAGCTTGCCGGACGCGAGATGGAGAATGCCATCCTCGGCGAAGTCGGCAACGTGCTGTGGCAGAACTACGTGCTGAATGGCCAGATTGCTTCTCCTTACTATCAGGAGACCATGGGCCTTGCCGTGCAGCCCCTGAAGGCCGCCCAGCAGCATATGTCCCGTTTTGGTGGCGGTGCTACCCTGATCGGCGACATCTATATGGTGGGTCAGCTTGGTGAACTGACTGGATTTACCGCCGCTACCGGAACCAAGCAGTTCTCTGACGCTCTGATTTATGAGCAGAACCAGAACGGCTATATTGGCCGTTGGAATGGCAGCGATGTCATCCAGCTCAACAACTACTACAAGTCCGGGTCCGATACCGAAACCGTGATTGATGATCACGTGCTGTTTATCGTGCCCAATGCCATCTCTCCCGATATGCGGCCTCTGAAGGTCGGCTTCGTGGGTGGCGTGGATTCCATTAGTGCTCAGAACATCGATGACATGACGATGGAAATCCGTATGGACCAGGAAGTCGGCGTGGGCATCGTGTATGGAGACAGACCTTACATGGCTGTTATCCGCGACACGACTATGTAATAAAGAACCCGGGGCGGTTTCATCCGCCCCGGGGATCGATTTGGAGGGATAAGGCATGGCCAAAGTAAAAGTGAAGAATACTATTGCGGCTGACATTTGGATTCGCCGTATGAGTGGACAGGTGCTCCCCATCAGGGGTAAGGCCACCATTCCGCTGGATGAGGAAGATGTGGAATACATCAAGAGCATCAGCAACTGCTTCATTACCGGGCATCTGGTGGTGCTGGATGAAGATAAGGAATCCGAGATTCTGGAAGAGTACGGTGTTGATACCGAAGACAATCCCGCATTCATGAGCGATGAAGAGATCGCCAAGAAGCTGAAGGGAACTGTTGCGAACATCCGTAAGTGGATGGAAGGCATCACTGACGAAATCATGCTGAAGCGCATCTATGATATTGCCAAGGCAAGCGATCTGCCCGCCAGTAAGATGGATGTCGTGAACGAGATCGTTTTCCCCGGCGGTCAGGAGTGATTGAATGAAGGCGGGAACAACAGACCTGATGGAGTGGGCCGAGGAACTGGCCTAGGACAATGAATGGCAGTCTGTCCCGGTTGATGTATCGCTGGATGATCTGACGCCCATGATTGTCTTTGCTATCAAGGATTTTTACATCGCCATTGGCTGCCCCATGGAATACAGTGCGGACCTGGTGGAATACGATGAAGAACATGTTCCCGTCCGATTTGGGATGGCCTTTGAGATTGATGAACAGGCGTATATTCTGGCCACGGCCATGCTGAAGTTTCTTGAGCGGCTTGCGGGTCAGTGGAATACAAGAACCAGTTACACCACGGACGCCATGGCGGTCACCAAGGGTACGGAGCCTTACAAGAATATTGTGGCTACGATTGACCGTGTGCGCGAACGCTGGTGGTGGCTGTGGCATCATATGTCCAGGTACAATACCGTGGTTTGTTGAGGTGAGTATATGAGTGAAAATCTTGCGGTACATATTGTGTACCGGGATGAAGACCTGAAGCCCGTGGCTGAGGGGACTTATCCGCTAAAGGACTTCACCACAATGCTTGCCACCGATATAAAAAAGATCATCTCGGACGTGGAGGATCTTGCCTACATTGCAAATGATGGCAGGCCAAAAAGCGAATGGGATGATCTTATTTATATCCGGTTTATGAAGACAAAGCACAAACTGCTGGACAAGGCGGGCGAGATTGAAAGACTGCCCGACAATCTGGTGGAGGTGACGTCCGATGGGCAGGGTGTATCCAAAGCGTCGCGTTGATGTCCCGGGAAGAATCACATGGGGCACGAAGGAAGAGATCGACGCGAGTCTGATTGCGCAGCCCGAGATCGTGACTTTCGACAGGTTTGCTAGTCCTGAAACTCTTTACAGTGACTGGCATAACGCATAGATGGAAGATAAGCCTTTTGTGAATTATACCTATGAGTAGATCCATGACTGGTATGACCGTCTGAATAATCCAGACTATAAGCCATTCTATTTCCGTGGACAGCAGACGCCTATTGACTGGAAAAGTAAGATTGGTAACTCGGATATGAGCAACAACCTGAAGTGCGAACACTGGTTCGACATCTTCAAGGGTGACTACGTGATCCGGGATGACGGCGTGCTTTTCCTGATGAACTGGGATGTGCAGAACCATGCCAACAACCAGGCAACGCAGATCGTCAAGTGTAATGATTACCTGACGTTTACGCGCAAGGCTAAAGAAGAAACAGATGAGAATGGTTATGCGGTTCATAAGGCCGGAGTGGATCAGGAAAGGCGCGGACGGGATATCATTGCAGAAAAAGTTCCGGCGAACCATACATAGTATGCGGGACGTCCTGATTATGCTGAGGCCAGCGGTAATCCCGGCATCACCCCGAATAACCTGATGACTGTCTCGGTCCAGTGGAATCCGACAACGGCAAAGATTCGAATCGGTGATATGTTCTCCGTGGACGAGTATTTCTATCGTGTGGTTGACCGGGTTACGTCAGAGATCGATATCAACCGTGCTCATGGCGTGCTTGGTTAGTATGCACGCAGAGTTGCCGGAGGAGATGAGGCGGACTATGGCAATTAATGAAGAAGCGGTGCTCACTGTTCTGGAAAACTGTGCAAACGATCTGCACAACGAAATGGGAAAGGCTGCGCATACAGTTCTCGGCAATCAAGAAGGATTTAAGATTCCTCCAGGATGGTATAGTGATGCATTAGAGGGTGAAATAAACCGAAGTGTGAGCCAGAATAAGCCTAAGTATGATGCGACCAATCAGTCTTTCCATATTTCGTTAAGTGTTCCTGCTGATGAGCAAAAACCACATATCGAAGCAATGATGGAAGTACTTGATGACGGCAACAGACATCGGGGTAATTAGCATGGTGATTCTGGCCTGTATACTAAGCCGGGTAATAGGACTTATACGAATGATATTGCACACGGCGAAATGCATATCAGCAATCCAGCTTTAAAGCAGAGACGCCTGAAGGGTTGGGAACATGATGGGAAACAAATTGTGCAATCAATAAGAACTGTGTTCAATAATAACGGTCAGGTCGACAGGATCTAGGAGCAGGCTGCGTCTGATATGGTACGTGCTGCCTTTCAGAAGTGGTGACGGGGGTGATGGGTTGTATTACAATGAAAAAATCAAGACTTGGAAAGACAACTGGAATGATGTAATTCGATATGTACTTTTCAAGGATGAGAAATTAAAACAGCTCATGTGCCTTCCAAAGGATTGCACTATTATTCAGTTCGTTGACAAGTTCTTCATTGAAGATGCAAACGGCAGTGAGCAGCTTAAAAATGAACTTGTAAGAATCGTTGTATATGATACTGACGGTGCTTATACAGGGAACGCGAACGTCCTTGAACGGCTGAAAGAATTTGACATCTATGTTAAGGAGGACGTGCTGAGGACTGCAAGTGATGACAGGCTTCAGAAACGTACCGATCTTATAACGGAGCGGATTAAATATCTGCTTCTGAAAGATCGCTATACCTGCAACATTCGATTCCGCTACGTTGCAGATTATGATTTGTGGACGAAGACAACGGGTTACAAACGTCACCATGTTGTCTTTTCCTATAAAACCACGGTGTAATTGTGTGGCCTTGAATAGGAGGCTTGGCTACATAAGAACATTAGGGGAGGTAATTTATTATGGCAATTTATATTCCTCGTTATGATGGCTACATGTTTGATGTGCCTGATATCGACTTCGAACGTTGCGATGGAACCCGCTTCCATTTTGATGAAGTGCAGAGCGCGTCCATGACCAACACTTCCAACATCTAGACCATTACTGGTGGTAAATCGGCTTTCCCTCTGGCTTACATGGAAACTGACAAGACTCTGGAATTCACCTTCGCTTCTTCTCTGTTTACCCTGGACATGTTCATCATGGGTTCTAACTCTGAAGTTACCAAGGGCGACACTGGCATTCTGGAGAGTGCCCGTTATGAAGTGGAAGATGGCCTGAAGGTCACCCTGCCCTTCGAAGTTAAGACCGGGTCTGTGTTCATCCGCAATGCTGAGGAAGCTGACTCCGTGGCTGAGGGCAAGTTCAAGGTGGAAATCACCGCCGCTACTGAAGATGCTCCCGGTAAGACCGAGATCACCTTCAACGAAGGCGACGTGGCCGTGGGCGATACCCTGCGTGTTTCCTACATCCGTCGTGTTGTGGCCGCTGATACTCTGGCCGTTCGTACCGACTCCACTTCCGCTCGTGGTGCTTTCGCCGCGCACTGGAACGTGTACAGCTCCGGTATTGACTGTACTGATGCTAACCTGAAGGGTATCCTGCATCTGTATCTGTACCGTGCTCGTGTTTCCGCCCTGCCCGGATTTGATACCAGCTACAAGTCTGCAGCCACCAACTCCATCACCGTGTCCGCTATCGATCCTCGTCGTGCCGACAAGCGCATGTACAAGCTGATCTATGAGCACATGGACACCAACGGTGATATCATCAACAAATCCGGTGATACCGTGAACTGGGCTTAATGCCAACGCCGGGGTGGACATCGAGCCGCCCCGGCCTATTTTTTGTTTAAAGGAAAAAGGAGACAGGGAATATGGCACAGAGAAAAAAGCCTGCACCGGAAGTAAAGCAGGAACAGGTGGCAACCCCGGAAGCGGGGGTAGAAACGAAGCCTACGCCTGGGAAAGAAATAACCGCGAAAGCATCTCCGACAATTCTGCGGCCGGAGAATGTAGTAACAATCGCGGGAAAAGAAATTGAGATCAAGTCTACTGAGATCGGATATTTCAGGAATAATGTGGCGAATTTCTATATGATGCTCGACACGTATCCGATCAGCATGCTGATTATGCAGAGGGAAGGATTCCTTGGGCAAGGCGATAACCGTAATGGGGATAAGGCATTGATGGACTGGATGGGTGCTGTGGTCAATGACCCGAAATTCATTCATGATCATTACAACGAGATTGAAGTCGACACCATCTATCGAATGCTGGAAATATTCAAGCGTATAAACCACCTCGATGAGATGGAGGCCAAAATAAAAAACGTAATGAGCCAGGGGGCGGCGGGCTAAGTTATGACGATGCCGTTCCAATTATAGCCGTGCACCTTGGCATTGTTGATGAGGAACAGATAAATCACATGTCCTATGTATTCTTTAGCAAAGTGTTGGAACAGCTCGGCCATAAGCTTCAGTATGATGCGGCGGTCAATCTGCTCGGTAATGCGTTTGCCAAAGACGCGGGCGATTACATACAGGATAATAATCCGTTATTCATTGCATCTGGCGGAGTGAAGCAAGCGGGCTTACAGAAGTTTGCGGATTTCTTTGCAACCGCACAGATCGAAGAAGTTGGAAGGGGAGAATATCATGGAATTGGAAAAGATTAAGGTGGCTTATAAGGATGAGTCTTGGGAAGACGAAATCGTGCTGGACATTGATGGAATTAAAGTGAAGAAGTGTATTCCATTTGAAGCTAAACGTACAATGGCATCTGTCATGGAATCATTGCTTACTATAACTGATGATGAAAAAGAGATCATTTACGAAAGTACCATGTATGACGTAGTATTGTTTGTGATGTTCAGTATATTCTATACAAACATGGATGCTGATATAGACTCAACCGAGGAGTGGATTGCTTTGTATAATTACGCTCTGACAAAAGGGTATATTGATGCATTCTATAAAGCTTCCGCCTCTGATCTAAATGTTGTGATTGATATGTATCATCGTATTCAGAATGAACATATTGATGCGTATAAGCATGAGCATTCTACACTCAAAAAGCTGGAAACGTTTTTGAGCCAGACAGAGGATGAAGCATCCGTACGCATGGGCGAAAGAATGCTAGATATTTTGGAGGAAAAGAAGGCTCCTGTATCATATTTGAACATTCCGTTTGATTTGGCCAAGAAAGAGATTGAGTGATTATCCGGGGGTGCACATTGCATCCCCGTTCTTTTTTAGAAATAAAAAGGGATGTGATGAACAATGGATTTGTTTGAGATTAATCTCAGTGGTAAGAAAGCCATTGAAGAATTGAAGAAAGTCCAGGAGGCTGCCGGGGAAACTGGTAACGCGGTAGGACATATTGGTGAAAATATCAAAGGCTTTGATTAGAGTGGGCTTGTTGGATCGATTAAGGAACTTAGTTCAACTGCAAGAACTCAGTTGTTAGGTATCCAAAATGCCATTTCGTCATAGTCGTTTAATTCAATAAACAACGAGCTTCAAAAAATTAACGAGAGCTTTGCAAAGGTGGGCAACTTTGCTCAGTAGATGACAAAGGCGATTGGGGACGAGAAGAGCAGTTTAAATTTTTCAAATCAGATCAACTCTTTGGAAAGACTGTCCGATGCGTTCAAAGTGTCCGCAAGTCAGATAGAAGAAATGCGCAAACAGGGTAAAAAGCTGCCAGATGAATTTGCTCTTGCGGACGTTATTTTGCAGATCAAGGAAGTAAGCAAGGCTGCTGCCGATTTTAATAATAAGTCAGGCAAAGGGCTTGCAACAACGATCAATGATATTATTCAAGCGTATGCTCAGCTAGATGGAAAAGATATTACGAATTCTGTCGAACAAATGAAAAAGGCTTAGACGAACTAGATGAATCTTACTAATTTCATTGGCAACACTCTAGGTGGTAAAGATCAAAGCTGGGCTATGATTGATAACTATCAGCAATAGGTAAAAAGTTTGCAACAGTATATAAATTTACTCAATTCGATCGACACGACCAAGCCACAAGAAGGTCTTACAAGTCTTACCGAAAGTATGGGGAAAGCTATTACAGACATACAGAACCAGACTAACGAATTCAAAAAAGCGTTTGGCGAAATGAGCACAACTATAAATACAGCTATTCCCAAAGATAATCTAACGAATAGTCTTGACGGTATCAGAGATGCGCTAAATAATTTTAACAGAGCATTGACCGGAGCTTCAATCGACAATGAAACGAACAAGATGAAAAAAGCGTCAAAATCTGCCCTTGCCGATGTAACGAGTGATTTGCAAAAATTAACAACAAGCGTGCAAGAGTTCCCAGATAAAATGCAAAAAGTTAAAATTAGCGAAGAGCAGAGCACGAGAATAGAAGCCGGGGCAACAGCATTTGAGAAATTGGCCACGGCACTGGACAAATTAAAACAGTCGTCTGAAGGGCTTGATGCTGTAAAAAATGCAATTGGGCAAACAATAGCAGAAACCCATAAATCAAAAGAAGACACATATCAGGCTACAGAATATTTAACAAATAAACCGGAAATGACATCCGGTGATAAAGTTACAAAAAAAATCGAAGAAAAAACTGTCAAAGATGTAAGCGATATAGCCACAAAAATGGACAAGGCGGCCAGTGCTCTTCAAAAGGCTGTAGATGCACTCAATAATGACGAGGCATTTTCGAAGGCGGTAACACAGTTTGAAACGCTGAAAACAAAAATCAAAGAGTGTCAAACAGAAATCAAAAAACTTAAGACTGAACTTGACAATGCCTTGGGCGATGCGAGTCCGGCGGCAACTCTTACCGCTATGAGTAATGTGGTAAAAGCGTACACGAATGTTGAGAACGCATTTAACAATATCAAGGTAGATGTGAATAAAGATGATACAACAAAATTCGGACCAATGATCAACACGCTGAATAGTATTCGAAACAAACTGAGAGACCCGATTAAGATTAAGGTTGATCTTACAGAAATCAATGCGTCCACAGAGAACCTTGGAAAGATTGCGGAAGCCCTTGGGAAAATACGCGAATCACTTAACGATATCGATCCAAATGAGGTTCAAGCATTGATTCGTGGAACAACTGCTGGGAATGAAGCAAAGGAACTATATGAAGATGCAGAAAGAACGATTAAAAGAATAGCGTCTTTGCAGAAGGAAATGGGCAACGCCAGTTTTGGAACCGATTATTGGAATGAATTGTACAAAAGGCTGAATGATGCACAAACGAGATATGAACAAATAAGAGAAAGAATAGAAAAGTAGGACGTTCCTCGCAACGAGGACAGAGAAATGAAAATTGATCTCAAATATGCAGACGTTGTAGAAGCCCAGAGACTTCGTGATATAAAGAATCAAACAAACAGTACATTCAAGGAAATGAGCAAGATGTACGATGATACTGAAAAGGCACTGAGTGATATTATCTCTTTACAGGATCAGTTAAACAAAATAACAGATCAAAAGAATTCGCCGTACTGGAATGAAATTAATCGACAGCTTGAACAGGCTAAGTCAAATTACAAAGAGCTTGTAGCTTCGTGGGAAAACAATCCGGCTTATCGTGATGCTGCAAGAGAGGCAAGCATTACCAGTAAATACAATGACATGGAAAATAAATATGCAAGATCGAGTGCGCAGAAGGCAACTGACGAAGAGATTAAAGCTGCCAACGAACTGTATAAAGAAGAATCCAATCTACTGAAACAGATACTTCAACTTCAAAAGGATATTAATGAACATAGTGCAAAGGGACAGAACACGCATGCCCTCAGCAATGAACTTGGCAAAGTCCAGGGGAGACTGGCAGAGATAAGGGCACAAATTGACAGTATGCCAGATTATGTAAGGAATGACAAACTGGAGCAATCAAACAAGGAAATTCAGGATACGATAGACAAACAGGTATCCTAGGGAGAACGTACGCGCTAGGTTAATAAACTTTATGAAGAGCGTGAAAAATAGATCAAACGGCTGGGTGAACTTGCAAAGGATTATTTCAATGCCGACAGCGACAAAGAGAGAGAAGAGATCACACAGCAACAGGAAAATCTCAAGGCAAGGATTGAGCTTCTGCGCAAACAGTATGTGCAGGCAGGTTCAGATGTTCGAGATTTGGATCGCGAGGATGAGCTTAAGAAACTGAACGAAGAAATAGAAGGACAGACATATCTCACCTAGACACTGAAAGAACAAACGGAAATTGTAAAAGAGCGTAATAAGTTAGTGGCCGCTCTAAATAAGAATCCTAACGATTCCGAAAGCGCAACACGTCTTGCTGAACTAGAAGCAGAATATAAACAGGTACAGGAGAATATTGAGTCGCTTAAAGAGTACGCTAATGAAAAACAGAAAGCTCAAATTGAAACTAACAATCGTTCTTATGAAAGCAATCAGCTTGATACAGAGAAACAACGAAAAATCATGCTTGAACAACTTTTAGACTTGTATAAACAGCTTGGCGACACATATGAGCGGATGGCAAAACTGCAAGACGGCGACCCTAAGAAAGACCTGTTTAACACCAAAGTTGCAGACATTGAAAAACAAATAAACGCCATCAAAGAATTAGACAATACACTTGAAAACGATCCAAGGGTACAGGCTGCCAGTGATACTGCATCGGCCCGTGGAGCGTTTGCTAACGAGGCAGCAATGGCCAAAGAACTTGAAGCTCAGATGAAGCGTCTGACTCATGCTATAAACGAATATAAGAAAGCACAACGCGGTGGCGACACCGGGGGCATGGCCCATTGGAAGAATGAGATTGATTCCGTCAAGAGTATGACAAAGGAATATCAGAATCATGCCAAGGAAACCGGAGCAACACAGGCAATCCAGGATAAGATTGCAGCCACAATCGAAGACCAGGAAGTACTTACAAGTGGTCTCACAGACGAAGTAAAAAAGAATAACTCTGAGCTGAGTGGTGTACTGAACCGTTATCTGAGCATTGCAGTGGTAATGCGTGAACTTCGTCGGCTTTGGAAAGAGGCAATTGATTATGTCATTAAGTACTATGACTAGATGAATGAAATCCGCGTTGTTACCGGAAAGACTCAGGAACAGGCTGACCAGCTTGGTGAGTCTCTTCGGAATAAGGCAACGGAGTATGATGTTTCTTCACTTGAAGTAGCGGAGAGTGCTGTGACATTTTATCGTCAGGGCTTGTCCGACGCTCAGGTAGAAGATCGTCTGAATACAGTTACCAAATTTGCTAAGACAGCCAACCTCTCATTGGCAGAAACCGCCGAGATAATTACAGCCGTTGTGAACTCTTACCGTAACTATGTTGATGCGGCTGGGAATGTTGGTATTTCATCCGAGAAGGTTTCCGACATCTTTACAACACTTGGTAACTCCGCAGGTACGTCTGCTACCGAACTTGGTAAGGCTGCCCAGGTTGTGGCCGCCTATGGTTCTAGCGTCGGTCTGTCTTTGGAAAAACTCAGCGCATATATCGCCACGCTTTCTGAAAGTACGCGACTTGCACCTGAGACGATTGGTCGTTCATTGCAGAGTATTATGTCCCGTATGCAGAACCTGAAGATGAAAGGCTATACCGATAGTGAAGACGGCGACAATGCTTCTCTGAACGATGTGGCCAAGGCTCTGGATACGATCAATGTCAGCCTTATGGATTCTGCGGGCAACTGGCGTAACATCGACGATGTGTTCGATGATATCGCGGCCAAGTGGAATACTATGACAGATAAACAACAGGCATTCATTTCTACGACCATTGCAGGTACAAGGCAGAAGAACTACTTCACAGCCCTTATGCAGGATATGGCCGGGGCACAGCGTAGCGCGGAACTGTACGAACTTGCTCTGAATTCTGCCGGGTCAACGAGTAAAGCATTTGAGACTTGGACGGAAAGTGTTGCGGCCGCACAGGGAAGATTGAGGGCTGCTCTTGAAAAGACGTATGCCATGATGATGAAGGGCGACTGGATCAAGTTTTTCTACAATAGTCTGGCCGGGTTGGTAGACGGCTTTAATTCTGCTACAAAGTCGGCTAGCGGATTGAACGTAATCCTCGGCGTACTTATTCCTGCTGTGTACAGGCTCATCATGGCAATTGCTGGGGTAGGTGGAGTCAAGGCTTCACTTGCGGCTGTGTGGACGTTCATTGGTTCAAAACCTCTTTTGGCTACGGTGGGGGCTATCCTTGCGCTTACAACGGCTTTCACAGTTCTGACTAATACATTCGGTCAGTTTGGTAAAGATGCATCAAAGTCCATGGATGAGGTTAGCAAAGCTATAGAAGGTGTTAAAACAAATCTGAGTGAAATGCAAGATAACTACTCAAAGATCAGCGGTGAGAATACTTCACTTGAACGTCTGCGCGATGAATACGTTGAACTTGCAACAAAGACTGAAAAGACAGCAGATGATCAGGCCAGGTTAAATGAACTGTACACCAAGATCAATGAGCTTGTCCCTGGATTCAGTACGGTGATTGCAAATTTGTCCGATAAATATTCTTACCAGTCTGATGTCGTTGAGGCATAGAATAAAAAGATTGAAGAAAACATTGAACTCCTACACGCACAGGCCCGCGCGGCAGCAGAGGCTACATTACCGGAAATCGGGAAAGCTGCACAAGACATGGTTGGAATCAAGAAACAGCTCGACGATAACAAGTATAGCGAAGCAGATGTTCTGGCTTTTGCAGAAGCACAGTTTAAGTCCGGCGGTTATACAAAGCACGATGGGATGTATTTCCGAAATGGTGCGAATGGTGAAGTGGAAGCTCCCATACAGAAAATCATCGAAGATATGGTTAGGGCAGAAATGATTAAACAGTATAACGAAAACATTGACACTTCCAATATCGTTACAGCTACAGAAGAAGCTCTAAAGAAATACATGGGTGAAGGTCGATATAGAGCATTTGCAAGAAACGCCACCGAGGACAAAATAAACTCACGATTGGAAATGCTGGGCAATACGGTCATGTATTCCTATACAGGCAGTAAGAACAGGGCGTGGGATGAATATACTTCTTCAGCCGAAAATGAAGCGCGGTATCAGGAATTGGCGGCTGAGCTTCAGGCTGCTGTAAATACCATGATTGATACAGCTACGAAGGATATTATCCAGTTGCCGAGATATATGAACAATGAACGACTTGAGCAAATTAATAAAATGCGTTCCGAACTTGATATGACAGCGGATGCCGAACTTGAGACCAGGGTGCGCGAACTTGTTGAAGCAATTGATGGCCTGAATAGAGATTATACAGAGCGTTATAACAAGATGACAACTGAAGAACGGCTTATCAGTGATCAGCTTGAGAAAGCGTATTCCAGTGGTGATGCTGAAACTTATAACCAACTTGTTGATCAATATAACCAGATGATGGATCAACTTGGCAAAGGTGTTAAAGCGCATCTGGACTATATGGAGAAAGAAGTAACAACAGTAGCTTCTTCACCTGAGATTTCGAAAGCGACGGAAAAAACTGTAGAGGAAATGCGTAAGGAATTTGGCGCGGTAACGGAGGCCTTCTCTAACAGTTTTAATAAGGAACTGATCGCCATAAAGAACGCTAGTTTTAACGAAGACGGCACTTTCAATCCAGATGAATACGCAAAGGCTCTGAGTGATCTTCAGAAAAACAATGAAACATTGTATAACCATCTGGTCAGCAATGTTGGGGATCTGAATAAAATACTAACCGGGGAGATTTCAGATCCTGCAAATTTCTTTAGCTTGGATGGCATCTTCTCATATGGTTCCTATGTGCAACTGTATGATGCATTTAAAGTATGGAATTCGCAGGTTGCGGACTTTGAAAAAGAGATTACAGCACGAAACGGAAATAGCAATGCTATTATGACCTTCCTTGCGTCACAGTTTGAAATTCATGACGCCAGTGAGGTTAAGGAATTGATAGCGCGTACTTCGAACGATGCATGGACAATCATCCAGAATGCTATGCAGGAAGTAGGCCTTACCGATATCGATTCTGTTTTTGAAAGTGAAGCACCGAAGAACGACATCCTCAAATATGTTGAGGGTACAGTCGAGAAACTTCAGTACGAAATGGAACGACTGGCCGACAAACGTATGACTCCTTCAAAGCTTGCCGAAGGTTTCGAAGAACTGAAGAGAGCCATGCATATGGAAGATGGCTCTGGGCTGGATAAGATGGTAAAGGCTTATGCCGCCATGAATGAAACAACCAAGGGTAAATTCCTGAGCAATACCGGACTGACCGAAGAATGGTTTGAACTGCTTGGCAAGGGTGCAGAACTTACAGCCGAAGAGATTCGGAATCTCAATGAGGAACTTCTGAAAGCTGAGTATGCCAAGGTTGGAAATAACTGGAATACACTTGCAACCGCCGTGGCCAATCTCGGTAAAGAGGCCAACAACACTGGAAGTGATATTTCGTCTGTGCTGGATGACCTGAAAGATTATGGACAGGCGCGGGCCGGAATAGAATGGCTTCTTGCAAATTCCGATACCGCAGACTCCGAAACTGTTGCGGCGGTACGGAAGAAAGTCAGCTCCATCATTAAGGTCAGCGAGGATTATCTTAAGGACAATGATCAGCTTAACTTCTTCGCCCAGATGTTTGAAGAAGGAGAGATGAGCCAGGTTCGTAAGTCGATTCAGAATTTCTATGATTTGTTCCGTGACATGCTCAACGAGGGCGACTACAGTATCGATCTTAGTGCCATCGACTTCACTGACAGTGAGGCCGTAATCAACGCTCTTGATACTATTATTCAGGAAGCGATTGACAGCGAAGATAGGGCACTTGCCGATGCTGCCAAGGCTCTCCGTCAGTTTGTGCTGGAAGGCTTTGTTGGACTTCAGGAAGAAACAGCCACTATCATGGATCAGACGCTCGATATGACCGCGCTCAACGAAGGATCATTCGATAAGATCAATAAGAGCAAAACAGAGTATGGTAAGATGCTAGGCCTGAAAGAACTGCTGACATACGCAAGCAGATCTAAGGAGGCTTTGGCGGAGCTTGCTGACGAGTGGCAGAGAACTGAGGAGTCAACGAAGAAAACATATCGCAATTGGATTGACAGCGAGATATGGGATATTCTTGACAAGAGAAACATTACCGATGCCGACCAAAGCAAGTTTGGTGCTCTTATTGGTAATATTAATCCAGAGAAACTTATTGAAGTTAACAGTGAGCTTGAGACACTTCGGAGTAATCTGAATAATATCGAAGCGTACGGTGCTGGAAGCGCGAAGGGGCTTGGTGCACTCAGAGATGAGATCGACCAGACTAAGCAGGGAATTGCTGCATTTCGCGCCTACACCAGTGAAAACTCCTCGCTTAAGTTGAAAGGTGCTGCCAAAGACGCACTGATTCAGTGGCTAGGTATTCCTGAAACACTGTTTGATTCCGACGCCGGGATGGATGCGATTGAGGCTGAGGTTGTGCGCAGGCAGGAAAGTTAGGCTTACATTTATGATGATATGGCAAAGGACATCATCTATCGGATTAATAACAACAGATCAAAAATTAACGAATCTCTTATTGGTGACCCGGAAGCATTTTGGGAAGACTTCGATGCACTCGGAGATGATTATGCTGCAAAGATAGATTAGCTGACTGGTAAGGTATACAATCTTCGTGAGGTCGTTCCAGAGATATATTCTTTTCAGCAGGCGATCAAGTTTTTGAGCGAGACCGGAGACCTTGACGGGCTTGTTGTTAATCTCGAGGATATTTCTGAACTCGACTTTAATCTGGCAAAGAATGGCCTTGGAACATTTGACGTATTTAATAATATGGAGAATGGTGTCAAGGCTGCGATTGATATGGTCAAGATGTTCCAAAATGCTACAACTGACGAAACGCTTCTTGAAGAGTATCGTAAAGAGTGGAAAGAAACCGCTCAGACCGTCCAGACCTCCATGCTCGACAAGCTGAAGCTGAAACCGGAGCTGCGGAAAGAACTCGAAGAACTGCTGAATGCTACAACGCTTTCGACAGAAGAAATGGCCCGGTTTAAGGAAATCTGGGATAGCATTGATACAGATAAGATCGGCAATGTGAACGAATACTATAAGACACTGTATGCGGAATTACCGAATCAGTGGAAGGCCATGCAGGATGCCGTGGCTGGTCTTGGCGGTGAAGGTCTGTCCTTTACCAAAGTGCTTGATGAAATAAAGAAATACGGGCAGGCACAGGCGGGTTTCGCATGGCTGCTTGGAGACGGAACCGCAGACAGAGAAACGGTTGAAGCAGTTCGCAATATGGTAGCATCTGTGCTGGGAATTGCTGAAGATGAGCTTAAGTCACACGAAGGACTGGAGCTGTACAATCTTATTTTCCAGGTCGACAACATGGAACGAATGAAGAAATCCATTCAGAATTTCTATACCATGTTTAATCGGATGGTGTCTGACTACGGTATTGAGATCGATTTTTCCACCAGTAAAACAACCGTTGACGGACTGAATCAGATCCTTGAACAGGCAATCAAAAACGGTGACAAAGTTGTTCAGGACGCTACTACGCTCCTGATATCCTTTGTGCGGAACGGATTCGTTGAGCTTGGCAAAGAAAGCGCGACAGTTCTTGAACAGACATTGAATCTCGCTGAAATAAAAGCGGGCAAATTCGATAAGATAATGGAAGCCCAAACCGATTATGGCAAGATGCTCGGACTGAAGAACGTGGTTGATGTCACGAATGACACTGAGGAAGCTTTGATCGAGCTAGCCAAGGAATGGGAAAACACGGAAGATTCTGTAAAGTCGGCTTATCGTACCATGGAAAATGTGCCAGATGAGTTGTGGATGATTCTCGACAAGGGTCCGGCCAATCTTGATACAGCTGACTGGGAAGCATTCAAAGATATTATCAACGGAATCGATCCGAGTAAGTTGATTTCGACGAACGAAGCACTGGACGAATTAATGAAAATACTGGACGGTATGAAGTCTGGTAATACGTCTACGACAAGTGGTATTGTACAGGCAAAGAAAGATGTAGAGAGTACAACCGATGCGATTGCCGCATACCATTATCTGTATGATGATCCTCTCGGACAATATGGTCCGTATGGTGGAACTATCGATCTGCATAACAGAAAAGCCGTTTACAACAGAGATGGAAGCATCAGTACAGAGAGATCTTTTTCAACCTATCTGGAAGAATTCGGCGCGGAAGTATTACTGCCGACTATCGTTGACGGTGTGAAACTCTCTCAGGAAGAAGCGCTTGACGCCTACTTTAACAGCATTGATGATGATCATCCATATGGCAATCATCTGGGTATGTTCTTTGGCGATCCAGAAACTGCATGGATTCCCGCTGAGAAATATGCCGAAGAGCTTCATAACAGTCAGGGTAGGCTGTATGATCAACAGGGACGCGCGGCAGCACAGAAAGCTTTGCTCGAGTGGACTGGGCTTCCTGAAACCATACTTGATACTGACGATGGCGAAAAAGCATTTAAAGAAGCTGTCGAGCGGAAAATAAAACAGAGCGAAGAAGTCTATCAGACCATGGCCGATGAGATTATTGAAATGGCTAAGGAAAAGCAGGATGAAATAAACAAACAGCTTGCATCAATTGGTAAAGTGTTCGACTGGGATACATTCCTCAATCCAGAAACTGATGATCTTACTAAAGTCCAGATGCTGGCAGATGAGAACCTTGGACAACTCATTCCGAATATCGATGCATATATTGAAATTGTCAACAAACTTCGTGAAGCGGGGCTGTTGTCTGATGACCTTAAAGTGAATACAGCAGGGGTTAATGCAGACAGTTTTAACCTTGCCAAATTTGGTTACGGTACTTTCGATTTCATCAATAAGAAGAAGGACGATATCCAGGCGGCGCGGGCAGTTGTCGAAGAATTCCAAACTGCCATGCAGTCTTATCAGGATGCAGTTAAGGAAGGCGCGGAGAATCCCGAAGAAGAACTTAAGAAACTGCGTCAGGAATGGCTGGATACTGGTGAAGATGTACGCAATTCTCTGATCGATAAAATGAAACTTCCTGATGAAGTAAAGCAGGAACTGAAAGACCTTATGACCGGAGAATTCACCAGTGCTGAAGACTGGGAAAAATTTGGGAACTTCTGGAATAACCTGAACATTGATACAATTGGTCAGGTTAACGAATACTTGGTGGCCATGACGACTGCTCTGGATAATACGAACAGTTCACTTGGAACGTTCCTGAAGAACATGGACGATGTTACAAAATTATCAACTTCATTTACCGAGGCGTACGATGCGTTCCTGCTGTTGCAGAATGGTGAAGGAAGCGAAAGTGATGAGGAAGCCGCCAAGGGCGTACTTGCCAAGTTCTTCGGGATTGATGAGGCACTCCTTGAAACCGAAGCAGGTATGGAACTGATCAAGCAACTGATGAACGAAAAACTGGCAGAAGCACTTGAGGGAAACAAAGAATTGTGGGAAGAATTCAATGACTGGCTGACACAGTATAACGAAGAAAACTGGCAAGATCCGTAGCCCATCTTCGGTGAAGAAGGCAGTGATGATGACATTCTCACTTACCTTGATAAACTCAAGGAGAAACTTGAGGGCGAGACCGACCCGAAGATATTGGGTACAATTACCCTGCTTGAAAACCTTATCAAAACAGGTGGCATGGGTATTGACACGGCAGGGAACGTCACGGCGGGCGACCGCTCTGGAGGTAATTTCTCAGAAGGCCGTATGTTTGATCAGGTGCGCGGTTCCAATATACAGGATCAGATCGAGGGATACACAAAGTTCCAGAACACGCTTTCCGGTACTCAGGCGCAGATTGACGGCATGATCGAGAAATACAACCAGATGAGCGTGGATGCAAGACGTTCCTTTGATGAGCAGATCAGGGGATGTGACGATCTTATCGGTGTACTCCACGGAACATCTACCAGTTATTCTGAGGCCGCCAAGGAAGCAGAATTGATGGCTCGGGCACTGAACGGTCAGGATCTTGAAAACCATCATCGTCTGCTCAAGGGGACAGCTGACGCCGTAAAGAATCTTGAGATCGATATGACCGGATTCACAACAGCAAGCGGTACACTAAGTACGAGTCTGAACACACTGAACGCAGGTTGGGAAGCATATGCCTTCCTCTGTGATCATGCTGGCCAGAAGAGCGAAAGTGTTACTGCGGCCCAGAAAGACCTTGCTGCGGCTACTGGTATTGCTGCGGGTCAGGTTGGAAATAACATGCCACTCGCACTCTCTATCCTCATGACCAATACGGATGCTGCGGCCGGAACCGTGCAGTTCCTGCTCAATTACTTGCAGAGACTTGCCGGGGTAAAGATCGACCCGTCGAACTGGCAGAAGTCTTTGAAAGAACTGTCCAACAGTTCAGATGAAGCAGTGTCACATTTGGCAAAGCTGATCGAAAACCTCATGGAAGTAGCCGGGAAGCAGATCGGACTTAAGCTGAGTGAAGACGGCAAGACCGGAGAGATCGAGGTAAAGACTGCTCAGAAATCAAAGAAGAAGAAAACAACATATACCAGTTCAATTGGAAATGGCGGTTATGGAAGTGGTAGAGGCAGTGGCGGTAGCAGTTCAAGCACTCCGAGTTCTTCGTCTACCTCAACAAAATCAACCGAAGACCCCGCAAAGAAGTGGCGTGAGTACCTGAACAAACGTCAGGCGGCTTTCCTCGAAGAACTGGAAGTGCGTGTTGACCAGATTCAGGATCTGCTTGACCGCCTCGGAATCGTCGAAAAGGGCTGGAAAGATGAAGGTTATCTGACGGGTGTTATCAATACACTCACCAGAGAGAACGAAATGCTCGAGCTTCAGACAGATGTTTTCAAGCAGAACATGCAGAGGATCGAAGCAGAAATCGATAAGGTAAAACAGGAACTTGCTCACATGTCCATCGGTACGGAGGACTATGACAACGCAACCAAGCGTCTGTCCACACTCCAGAAGAAGTTCGCCGAGTACACCAAAGCTGTTATGAAGAACACCCAAAGCATCAAGCAGAATCAGCAGGCCATCAAGGATTACCGACTCCAGATTTGGAAGCAGGAATCTGACCTGCGCAACCTGATCAATAAGGCCATCGAAGATCGTAACAAGCGTGAGCAGGAAGCGTTCCAGGCAACCCAGAAGATCGAAGAAAAGATCATCAGCCTGATCAAGAGGCGGTATGAGAAGGAGCGCGATGAGATCCTTCAGAACACGAGAATCAAAATCAAGGCTTTGCAGGATGAATCGTCCGCACTCTCCAAGGAACTGGGCGACCGTAAACAGCGTTCGGAGACCGAAGACAACCTGAAGAAACTACGTGAACTCCAGACCCAGTACGCTCGTATTTCTGCTGACCCCACCCGTGTGAAGGAAGCCAAGAATATTGCACAGCAGATCAGCGACCTTCAGGCCGAGATGGCGTGGGATGCCGCCGAGCAGGAAGTCGAGGCCAAGCAGGAATCCATTCAGCAGCAGATCGACGAACTCGAGGACTATGCCGACTACACCGAGGATTACTACAATAATCTGTTGAAAGACCCTCGTAACTTCGCGGCGGAGGTCACAAGAATCATGAATCAGTCCATGAGTGAAATCCTTGAGTGGCTGAAGCGCAATGATGAGGAATACCTGCTTGCGACCGAGAACATGCGGAAGGAATACATCGACGGATGGACGGATACTCTGAACAGAAGCCTCGGCATTATTCAGACCAACTGGGAGGAAGTCGAGGAGATCATTAAGCAGGGCGATACGGCCATCATCAACTTCCTGAAGGATAACATGAACGAATACCTCGAGGCCGACTCCTATGCTCAGATGACACTCCTGAGCAACTGGCAGGATACCATCACTAATCTGCACCGCGCTTATGAGGACCTGTTCCCGACCGAGCAGTTGCTTGAGTTTACGAACGCGGCACAGACTGCTTTTAACGATATGGCAAACTCGGCGTATAGTGCGGCGAACGCGGTCGAAACGGTGAGCAACTCGACTGGTACAGGCGGCGGAGGCAGTAATCATCGGAATAACAACAATAACAACAATAATAGGAATGAAGAAAAGAAAGAAGAGGAAAATAAAGGGGCCAGTAACTTCTACATCATTGATACCAATGATGGCGGTATTTACTTCGGCCCTGCAACAAAAGAAGAATGTCAGAGAGTTCTTGAGCAGCGCAGGTATGGCGCAAGTAAAATCATCACCAGTGAGAGGGAAGCCTTTGGATATAAGGTCGGTTCAGATGGCAGCTATTCTTACACGGACTATCGTGGAATCGAAAACGCGAAGTGGAGCGACCCGAACTACGGCCAGCAGTGGCTTGACCAGGTGACTAGCGGACCCAAGGTTGATCCTCGGCCAGTCGACAGCTCAGGGTCCGGTAGTAAGTATTACATCATTGATACCGTAACACGTAAGAAGCTGTGGGGTCCCGGAACAATGTCTGCTGCATATGAACGGTACTTGCAGGGACTTGCAAGCGGTGCATATTCCGCCAGTGCATTGGTAACAAACAACCTTAGGGCATATGGCATGAGTTCCGGTACGACCTCGCCGAAGACGCCGAATAAGGGAACGAACAAAGGCGGAACTACCGTAGGACAGATACAGACACCAGGTTCGACGGTTATCCAGAGCGGACGTACAATCAGTCCTTACGCTACTGGTGGTCTGAATACTGTGCCGGGTCTGGCTCAGCTCGACGGTACGGCCAACGCACCTGAACGAGTACTGAACCCGAAGCAGACGAGCCTTTTTGAAACCATGGTTGAATCTCTTGAACAACTCAGCCGCATCAATGTAAACCTGCCGACGCTTGCCAACCTTCCGGATATGACGGGCGGTGGAAGCAACACCGTATTCGAGGGCGACATCATTGTTCAGGTATCTTCACTCAGCTCCGATGCCGACTACGAGGAAGTGGCCGATCAGCTCATGAACACCATTAAGGACCGCATGAATCGTGGCATGCCAATCGGTGGCGTACGCATCCAACGCTGACGCTCAAAAGGTGGGTAGTTATTTCATATAAATATAGGGGAGGGTCTTCATCGGCCCTCCCCTTTAAAGGTAAGAAGGAAAGGAGAAATGCGCTTGAGACACGCAGAAGGTTTCAGTTATCGCGGGATTCACTGCGATGACCTCGGCCTGATCTACACGCCGGACTCGAAGCAACTGTAGTCGCCCGGTGCGGAGTTCAAGGTACAGAGTACGGTGCTGACCGGATTCCCCGGCGGTATCTATCACGCCACCAATATTCAGCCGCGTGACTTCCAGCTTACATGCTTCTTTGAGCAACTGACTGAAGCCGAGATTGAACGCGTCTATCAGTGGGTGGAGTATGACTCGAGCGGCGACCTGATCTTTGACAACAAGCCGTGGGTGAAATACTTTGTGCGGCCTACCAAGATTGCCACCGGGCAGATTTATCCGGCTCAGCAGGCATGGGATGGGCAGACCGTGTACGGTGGACAGATTGAGATAACGCTGACGGCGTATAACGCCTGGGGCGAAATGACATATAACAGCTTTGATACTTATGACAGTGATAATGCGGGTGGGTTCTGCGGCATCGTGAAGACAAGCGAGATGCCCACCATAACCAACCGCTAGAATACAACGCAGATACTCTGGAATCCCGGCATCTACCGGACGCCACTCAGCTTCACTATTAAGGGGACGGTTGGAAGCAAGGACGGAGACCATATCCTGATCCGCAACCTGACCACGAGCGACAGGTGCAAGATCATCAAGCTTCCTTCCGGTGGCCTGACATTCGACGGCGTGAACCAGAGAGTGACGAACAGCAACGGGGACTATGCGTTCGAGTGCCATGATCTGGGATGGATTATGCTTGCACCCTGCACGCCATACCGCAGGAATGTACGCATCAGCCGCACAAGAAACAGCAACGTGATCACATGCTCGACGCTGTTCCAGAAGGATGACGTGGGCAAGTATATCCTCATCGACGGCAAATGGCTGAAGATCTCCGAGGTCTATTCCGATCTCAGGCAGGCAGTGGTCAGCGAACGTCTAACATCCGCCGGGGTAAGCGACTGCATCATCGGCGTGATGAACGAACTCGTCATTACCACACAGAACAGCTCCGTCAGCAGTATAGAAATCAGTTATGCGGGAAGGGTGAGGTAAATGGGCTATAAAGACTTTCCGCATGTGCAGATGGCCATAACCGACCTCGACCGTGAAGTGGTGTGCGAACTCTACGATTCCTATCTGGATTCGATGGGATCGCCGCAGGATATCAAGTGGATGCAGGAGATTTCTGGATGGCAGACGCTTGAGTTCAACCTGCCGTACGTGGAAGACCCGAACCTGTCCAATCACCGCTGGGAGTTCTAGAAGAATGAATACATGATCCGGCTTCGGGTGGGAGACCGCACCGAGTGGTTCTGGATCAACAATCCCAAGTGGAAGCGGGACAGCAACGGAACAACGGTGCAGGTTTCCTGTGATCCGTATTATTCGATTCTGAAGACCCGCAATATCTATCTTGAATTTGATGACGACAACGGGATCGGTACGCTGCCCTTCCTGCTCAAGTCGGTGCTGCGCGGTACGGAATTCACCATGGATGAAGCCAACAGCGACATCATGTATGAGGAAGATGGCAAGACTGAGAAAATACGTTCTCTGAGTTCTACGGGTGCACAGGGTGTGTACCGCCTGATCTCGGAACTGTGCACGCTGTTCAACTGCTACCCGATATTCAACAGCGACAACTATACTGTTGCTGTCCGGGCATTGAGCCATAAAGGGCCTGTCCGGGAAATGGCTATCGGGAAAGACCTGAGCGCGATCACCAAGGATGTGAACAGCGACGACATATGTACCCGCATGTATGTGCGCGGCGCGTATGAGGATGACGGTTACGTCGGCATTGATGACCTGAACAACGGCCTCGGCTACCTGATGAACTTCGACTACTATAAGGAGCAGGGCCTTTGGAAACCCAAGCATGAGCAGGCCCTCACCACGTATAAGAATCAGATTGAGGCCAAAGTCTTCCAGATCAAAGCCAAGGTGAATGCGGTCAACTGGCACAGCGACCGCCTTGTCACAATGTGGGGCGTGTGCGATGCGGTTATCTACAAGCTTTCAAACCGGGCTATTACGGACACAATCACCACAGGCAGCGTGCTGGATGAACGTCTGCCACTAAATAACGGCGACATCATTACGGTGGTAGGCAAGTCCGGGAATACATGGTCGTTCAGTAAGGACGTTCCATACTCGGGTGTACCGTCCACATTCTTCAAGTATAATGACCAGTACGCGATCAAGTTCATCAATCGTGGCGGCGGACAGCTTGCGACGGTGGAAAGCGCGATCCTGGCCAAGCAGGACGCCATTGCCAATCTGGAGCGTGAGATCAGGAAGCTGACCAATAACGGGAAGTCAACCAGTACCAACAAGGAGAAGCAGGCGATGTACGAAGCTCAGATAGCCGAGCTGAACAAGGAGATCGCCGAGCTGCGTACCAAGACTGACGGCCAGTATGATCTTACGCTGAAAGCCTGTGAAGAAGCGTATGCCATGGATCATGAGATGGATATTCTGCTTGACCTTCAGGAAGAACAGGTCGAGATCGAAACCAATTTCATGAAAGCACTCGGCCCGTTTCTGCGGGACGGCGAGTGGTCTGACAACAACTACATCCTCGGTCAGGAAGAGGCCATGCTTGCGGACGCGAAGGAAATCCTTGAAAGCATGAGCAGGCCGAAGATTACCTATACCGTAAGCCGGGTAAATTTCTGCAACTATCTGAGCCGCGACGTATACGACTTTTCAATAAACACCGTTGTGCGGCTTTATGATGAACGCCTGAACGTGAATGCGGTGGTTTATGTTGATAAGATCACCCGTTATCTGAGGCGTGAGGAAGAATACAAGGATAAGATATCCGTCACCAACGAAAGCCTGTTCAACGGGAATGTCTCCCTGTCATCCGTGCTTCAGCGGATCAGTTCGCTTTCGTCCGATCTTGAGTCGAAGCGTTCGGTTTACAACCGCGCAGAGATCATCAATAGCAACGGTACGCTGTATGTGGACAGACTCGAGGGACAGATCGACATTCTGAAGAATCGCCTTCTTAGCGCGGTTTCCAACTGGTACACCGATGACAACGGCAATATCATGTTCGTTTCATCGGATGGTCTGCGGGCTATGAAAATCTGCGGCGAAGGTTTTATGATCGCCAACGACAAGACCGATGACGGCGAGTGGGACTGGCGAACCTTTGGTACGGGCGAAGGATTTACGGCGGACGCGATCATTACAGGTTTTCTTTCCGGCGACAGGATTGAGGCCGGGAGTATTGTGACAAGCCGACTGTCGGCTGATGTGGGTAAGGAATTGGATATCAGCAGCAACACGGCGTTGAAACTGTATGTTGAAAAGGACGGCGTGATTGCCGCCATCAATGTTACCCCGGAGACGGCGGCTATTTCTGCCAAGCATATCAACCTGAACGGCGCGGTGACTGCCAACAACTATTTCAAGATCAATGAAGACGGTTCCATGGAGACGATCCAGGGATCGATCGGTGGCTGGGAGATCGGCAGTAATTATATCAAGAGCGGTCAGTTCGCCCTTACGAATAGTGAGTACGGAAGGGTCGTTTACCCGAAACCCACACCTCCATCCAGTGGTAGCGATGACGATCTGGTCGAAGAATATTACATGGACTATACCGTGGCAGATGCCGTAAGTAAGTTGAAGGGTAATATTGCCATACGGATCGACGACTCGTTTTTTCTGACTCATGCCGGGGAAATGATTGCTACCAAGATGAATGTTCTCGGTGGATCAATCAACATTGGTGCATACAACGGGGCATGGAAAAGCGCGTTTACGGTGGATGAATCCGGTACTGTAAATGCCAAGAGGCTGATCCTTCCAGGCGGTTATATTGGATACCAGGACGATCTGATTATTTTGCCTGAGGGTTATACCTGCATTCAGATGTATACCTTTTACCAACGATCAACAAGACGGTACGAGACCATGCAGCTCGGACGCGGAGAGACAACGATCACGTCGGACAGTATCAAATTGAACGGGAATACAAAGGTGACGGGTACATTCGATGTTACGCGCACCAAGAACCGCGTGGTGGAGACTAAGGACTTTGGCTCGGTCAGACTGAGTGCTTACGAAACGCCGACCCCGTTTTTCGGCGACGTCGGGGAAGCAGCCCTGGACGAAACAGGAGAGGCCTATATTACTGTCGATCCGATCTTCCGGGAGACCATAGAGGAATCGCATTATCAGGTGTTCTGCCAGAAGTATGGTGAGGGCGACCTGTATGTGGCTGAGCGCAGACCTACGTACTTTATCGTGCGGGGAACGCCCGGACTTGTTTTCGGGTGGGAGCTGAAAGGGCCGCAGAAAGGATACGCAAATATTCGCTTTGACTGCCCGGATTTTGACGTGAAGGATTCGGACATCATTGACGACGGGATCATGGATATTGACGACCCGGAATTCAGCCATGACTACGGCGAAGATGCCGCCGATTACATTAAGAGATAGGAAGAAGGGTACTTACCATGAAGAAGATTACTTCACTGACGTTTTTTGACACGGCTGCAGGAACGCGAATGTCCAGCACCTACAGCGTGATTGATGAGGAAACCTGTACGGTTGTGGAAGATAACAAGCGAGACAATTCCATTGTGCTTGATCCGGCGGTACTCGAACAGATCACCGCACTCAAGGCGTATGCGCAGGCACGGATTGACAGCCAGACTTAAGGGGGTGTGATCAATGGGGGAAGTCAGAGCGCAAGTCGTTCTGGGTGATTCAAACCGATTTGCCACGACAGCCCCGGTGCATCAGTGGGATCACGGCATTTCCATCTCGGTGACCGGGATCGATAACCTGAGCTTCTGGAATGCCCATTTTGCCAACGAGGGGCGAGGGTTTTCCTTGAAGACGGTTGGCCGCACATCCGGCAAAACTGTGATCTTCGACATCCCGGACATCCTGCTTGTCGAGGGCGAAAACATCATGTGCTACGTGTACCGCGAGAACACCACTTCCGGCTACACGGGCTATACGATTCGAATCCCGGTTATCAGGAGAGCCAAGCCTGACACGACCACGTACACGCCGGAGCAGACGGCGGCCTTCGACGCGCTTATGGCCGAGCTGCAGTCACGGATCGATGCGTTTGAGGAGATTGTGGGTCAGATCAAAATCTATGCCGTGGACGACAACCAGGGTAACGTAACCCTGAAGACGAAGTAAGGGGTGAGTCTATGGCAAATAAAGTTATGAAGACACTGACCCTGCCCAACAAACAGGGCGTGGAAGTATAGTACGAGATTCAGGATGAAAAGGCCAGAACGGACGTCACCAACTAGACGAGGACGGTCAACAACGGACTGGACGGTCTGAGGCAGGACTTACAGGACAATGTGAGTAGCCTGAGAGAGGCCATCCGCAAGATTGACGCGAGTGGCATGTCAGCTGCGGGCACAACCGAAGGACAGATTCCGGTGGCAAACGGCGACGACACCTGGAGCTGGATGGACCCGGCGGATGTGCGCGACAAACTTGACGTCCCGGCTATCAACGACAACGGCACGTCAACTGCGGACACATGGTCGGCTTCCAAGATCAACAGCACGATTCAGGGGCTTCCGGTCATCCGCTACGACAAGGCACAGAGTCTGACCACCGCGCAGAAGAATCAGGCTTTGGCCAACATCGGCGCGACGAGCGTGACGGGCAATGTGCGCTATGATGCAAGCCAGTCACTGACCGAAGCGCAGAAACAGCAGGCGCGGACGAACATCGGTGCGCAGGTGGCCAAGGACGGAGCAATGTCCTTCAAGGGCAATGTGGCGGCTGTCTCCAACCTTCCGACCGGGGCGGCGAAGGGTGATATGTACACCGTGGCGGGCGATGTGGCCTACCTGTGGAACGGTTCAAAGTGGCAGCCCCTTGGCTCGGCAACCTCCGGCGATGTCGGCAAGAGGCTGGATGATCTGGAGGACGCGGTTGAGCAGGTGCAGGAAACCGTGGAGGGTTACGTTCCGATTAAGCAGGGGACAGCCAAGAGCAGAAGCATGCTGATTGTAGATTCTAACGGTAACGTAGCCGCCGACATTCCGACCGAGCTTTACGTGAAGTCATCGGACGGAACAAAGCTGTTTGTCCTGACGTTCAGCAACGAAGGGGCATTCATAATCAGCGAAGTGACAAATTAAGGGGGGTGCGTTCGAGATGGCTGTTACAAAGGTTTATGATTATCTCGAGGGCGATAGAAGGCTGAGTGCGCGGATTGATACGGTTGAGGCGGCAATCGGCGGTCAGGCTCAGATTCATTTCAATACGGTGACGGAGCTACCGGAGAAGGGTGCGCCGGGAGTGATTTACCTGCTTGCCAACGAAACGGGTGAGGACGATGCCTACGACGAATACCTGTGGGTGGACGATACCACCGGATATGAGCGCATCGGAAGCACGGCTGTTGACTTGTCCGGCTATGCGTTGAAGACCGACCTTAACAACTATGCTCTGAAGAAGGACACGGTTCTGGACACCACGCTGAGCAGTCCGTCCAGGACGGGTACAAAGGGAAGCTTCAGTATTGGATTTGGCGGGGCGGTTACGGCATCCGGGGCACAGTCTGCTGCGTTTGGTGTTATGACACAGGCAACGGGCGATCAGTCCATAGCGGCAGGTTATAACGCCAAAGCGACGGAGGCACAGGCTGCGGCTTTTGGGTATAACACGACAGCATCCGGTAAAGGAGCTTTTGCCGAAGGTTCTGGCACGACCGCTTCGAAAGAAGGTGCGCACGCCGAGGGTGGCGGAAGTAAGGCAAACGGAGCTCGGAAGAG